TAACAGAGCGCAACCACCAGTTCGCAGGGTCTTTATCAGGATGTAACCTATAAAAACGGAGATCAATCCTCCGATTCTACCAAATCAAATGTTTCTTCAGGCAAAACAATTTCATTTTCTACGGCATCAGCAATTTCATCTTTTATATCTTTCACTTTGCCGTTTCTCTGATAAGATTTGTATCTTTTTCTGTCTGAATCTACTACGCCTTTCAATAGTGCAGCTTCATAATTTAAAAGTCTTGCCCATTCCTTGAAAATATTCGATGCAGATTTCTTATCACCAAGAAAATTGTTTCCTTCTAATACCAAAGAAAATGTAATCGTTAGCAAACTACTCAGAGCAAAAATAGAAGATTTCGCTTTTGTAAAATAAATCTCTCGAAGCCGGAATTCGTCATCACTCATACCTTTATGAATGTAAATTGAATTTGCTCGTAATACATTTTCATGAATCTCCATTGATAGGCGTACAATATCATTGGTCAAATTAAATCTGTATGACTTCGGAAATTTTTTAATCTGTTTTAGTGTATATACGGCAAGCTGTTGTGCTACACGCAAAAACTCAACTTTTGATTCACTTCGTTTAGAAGCATAAACCGACATTTACAAACCTCCCAATTACAGTTAGATTATTTGCTCCGAAGAACACAGTGAAATAGAAAATATTCTCGTTTCGTCACAAGAGTAACAGATAATATTCTAAATGTCAAGAACAATTTTGAAAATTATCTAATATTTGCGAGAAAGTCCATCCTCGCACCCCCATTCTCGGCTTGCGCCTTGAATGGAGATGCTGAGGATGAACAGAGTAGCTTACACGCAGAAGGCCGGGGCGAACCCAAACGAATAGTTAGCGCGGTTGTAGTTCGCACTCCCCGAAGTGTTGACAATGCAGAAGAAGTACGAGTAGTCCGCATAAACAGAGCGCAACCACCAGTACGCAGTTGTTCCAGTAGAATTATGTTTGTATCTCACTTTAGAATTACTATTCTTGTAATATTGATACTGTGCTTGATAATTCTGTTCAGCACTGTTTGCATAATTTCTTGTTCCGAACACTTCATATTCAGCCAACAAGAAAATATCATCCATAGTTGCTGTCACATAAGATGCAGTGTTAGAACCACCACCAGTATTATCGGAATACTTAGTAATAGATTTCAAAACAGACTTCAAGTCTGTTGGTAAACAATTCTTAAATTGTGCGCAAATAGTTTTTCTCATAAACGAATTATTCCAACCACCAGAATTTGTATTGGAACTGTTCATATAGAAATCGCTATCATCATTATATCCACTAATAAAGGCAATATGGGTTCCTTCTGACAATGCAGTATAACCAAATTGGAAGTGAATTCGATTAGAACCTTCTCGACTGCTATTATGATCAATTCCGATAATATAACAGTAATATTTTTGATTACTAAATGATAATTTACTACAAGTTCCGTTCAGAGTTACTTCTTTGCGATCCCCAATAGCAAAATAACTTGATGACTTACCGGCATCAGAAATTCTCTTAATATCTGCCCAGCTAATATCGTTTAACTTTGTTCCAACGGCAGGAAGGAACTCACAACTAACAGAACAAGTCTTGTTAGAAGGGGCAGTGTGATTTGTACCAGCCGCTACCTTAACAGTAATTGTTGCTGTACCTGTTGTATCATTTACACTACGAACAGTAACAGTAGTCCCATTTAAAGAAACAGTTACTACGGATTGATTATTTGATTCAACAGTGATCTTACCATCACCAGCACGAGTAATTGTAAATGTTGTACTCTTTGTGGTGCTGTTAAGTGTAATATTGGATTTGCTTAAACTCAGAGAACCAGCCGCTTTACCGATTGTCCAGTTGACGCTCTTAGCAGCAGTAGTCCCATCAGACCACATATAGTCATCCTTTGGAGTAAATAATGCAGAATATGTACCAGCATTGGTCTGAGCAGTCACGCTCAAAGTCATCTTAGAAGAATCATAATTGTTCCAAGAAGGGGTCTGTGCGGAACCAGTATAAGTCAAGGAGCTTATTTGACTTGGAACATTCGCAATTGTCAAACGATTAGGAACTCCACTTATTACATTACTTGCGTTTGTATTTACTGCATTGCCATAAGCGTCTGTGCCGTAGGGGAACACGGCAAAGTAATAAGTTGTGCCGTTCTCCAAACCAGAAATTGTCAAGCCAGTAGACTTATATGCATTCTTAGTTGTAGAGTTCAGAACCAAAGTACCATCGCTCTCGCTGGTAGGCCTACTGCCTTTCTTATAAACGACCTTAGAACCACCCCAAGCAACAGTAGTAATCCCATCTTGAGTTGTATCATTAGGATCAGTCCATTTCAGCGTAACCTTACCATTACCAGCAGCCGCCACGCTCATGCCAGAAACATTCGCAGGAGCAATAGCAACAGGAGTGATTTCAACCAGATTTTCTTCCAAATCGGTGTAAACATTCTGCGTAGTATAAGTAAAGAACTTATAATAATAAGTCACGCCATCAGTCAATCCGCTATCGCAGAAATATTCAGACTGATAAGCATTTCGTGTTTTACTGTCCAAAACAACAGTACCATCTCTGCGGCTTACAGGTGCGGAGCCAGCCTTACGAACCAAGATAGTTCCTGCAAATGCAGCAAGTGTAGATTCAGCAACTACAAGATCGCTCGGATCAGTCCACTTGAAATAGGCTTTACCATGAGAAACAACAGTAGCAATATTGCTTACTGCGCCCAAAGCCAAGCCACCGCCGCCGCTCCCGCCGCCAGTAGGGAAATTAGAAATAATAGGCATCTTTTAATCCTCCTTTAACCTAAAAGAATCACAACAACTGGAATATCAACCTCTGGCATTTCGCCATCCGCTGAAATAGTCAATACTCCATCAGCTTGTCCAGTAATGGATAAGAGGGCATTTCTTGCCGCATCTCTCTGAACAATAGTTGCATCATGAGAAACGGAGATCGTTCCGTTTTGAGCTGCACTAAGTCCTTCGACTGCCAGTTCTTGTGTATAGGGACTGTCAACACCAGCCCACGCAGAGGCTAAAAGAACACCTGAAACCGAATTACTGCTATCTGCCTTAGTATTTAAAGCAGCTTCGATTTTCGTCATGTTGCTATTTTCATTGCCGCATAACTGTTGTCTTAATTCCAAAAACTTTGGATCATCTGTTGATTCCGTTGTATATAATCCATACTTTGTAGTTTGACTCAAAACGAAACACCATCCTTTCAACCAAGCAGAATTACGAGAATAGGAATATCAATCTGCGGCACATCGCCATTGCAAGAGAAAGTCAAACTCCCATCTGCCTGTGCAGAAACAAAAAGCTGTGCGGCAACAACAGCCTCATACACTGCAACAGAAAAATTCTGCGGCAAAGATGCAATACCGTTTTGATTTGCCTTCAATCCACTAACTGAAACAGTTTGTTGCCCGTTAGTCCATGCACTTGCACTCAAAGTCACATCAACTGAATTGCTTGCATCGCATTTTCCATTCAGGGCGTTGTAGATTGCTTCATCATCAAACGGAAGTTGCGTATAGGTTTTCACGCCATCGCCAGTTTTAGTTCTCACATCGCCAGCCATAGTGTCAACCAGAATCATTTCACCGTTCAAAAGAACTGGATTATTTGCAGTCCAATTTGCGCTTGTATCCCGTTTCAATCGAATACGGGCTTCAAATTCTTTTCCAGCCATGAATCCTCCTATCAGTACAAAAATACCCACCCCGTATTTCTACGAGGTGGGCTGTACGAAATTTTATTTATTTATCTGTGATGGATTAGATCACAGTGCTGGAACTGCCGCAGTTGAAAATGATGTAACCATCCTGCGCCAAATCCTCAACCTTACCGCTCTTAGCGACAGCAGCCAAGTCAGCATCATTTGCCTTCTTAGCAACCTCAGTCTCAACGGTAGTCACACGCTCTGCCAAAGCAGTCAAATCAGCAGCCTTAGCATAATCACCAATCTTCAGAGCATCAATAGCGGCCTGAACATAAGCAACAACGGTAGCACTCTCGCCTTCACCGCCAATACCAGCCAAGATATTCTGCAAAGCAGTAATAGCACCAGCCATCTCAGCGGCCTCAGCACCATGAGTAGCAGCCCAATCAATCAATTCCTTGTAAGAATTGACAACGCCATCGTCAGTAACCTTAGTTGCAAAATCATTGAACGCATCAGTGATCTTCTTGTCAACAGAACCCGCACCAGTACCATTCAGAACATCAATAGCATCAGCGTTTGCCTTAATATCGGCCTTAACCTGAGTATCGTCATAAGTAGCGGCAGCCTGAGCGTCAGAAATCATCTCAACAACAGTCTTGTCCGCAGGAACAGTACCAACCTTAGTTTCCAGAGCATCCACATCAGCCTGAGCGTCATCGCCAGCCTTCTTAGCAGCGGCAATAGCGGCATCCTTAGCATCTGCATAACCCTGAGCCTCAGCCTTGGTAGCATAATCACCAGTAGGCTGCTTGCCAGCCAAAGCAGTTTCAACATCTGCAAAGCTATCAATAGTAGTACCATCCTTGATAGCATCAACAGCATCTTCAACATCCTTCACAGTAGAAGTAGTTTCACCCTGAACGGCCTTAGCTGCGCCCTTAGCCTCATAAGTCTCGCTGTAATTAGGCAGAGCCTTACGAGTCACAACGACCTTACCATCAACCTCGGACACGCTCTCAACATACTGACCATCAACGGCAGTATCAGTAACATCCAGACCAGCAACCAAACCATCAACATAGGTCTTAGCATCAGTCAAAGCCTGAGCAGCAGCACCCTTTGCATCATAGGTATTAGCCAAATCCAGAGCGGCAATAGCATTGGCAATCTGAGTTGTAACGGTAACAGAACCAACCAGACCCTCCAAAGCAGTAGCACGGCTCTCAACATTAGTCACACGACCAGCCAGAGCAGTGTCATCATACACAGTATCGGCAGTGGTAATGGTAGTAACAAGGCTCCAATCAGCATCAGCCAAATCCTTCTTATACAACTTCAGAATATGAGTATCAGAGGTATCCTGCTCCAACTTATACTGAGTATTGCTATCCTGAATCTCACCAGCAATATAGTCAGCCAAACCACTGATTTCATCAGCAGTATAAGAAGGCTTCGCCGCAGCCTTAGCCCAATCATACACATCAGCCGCAACAGCACTCACATAAGGCAGACTGTTGAAAGCAGTAGAACCGTCACCCACCTTGAACAGAATGGAAGGCTCCTGAACCACAGCACCAGTCTCAGCAGGAATCACAACAATGCAAACCTCACCAGACAGGGGAGTAGGGTTATTGGCAGTCCAATTCGCATAAGAGTCATACTTCAGTTGAATGCGAGTTTCAAAAGTTTTGTTAGCCATAAATACATTCCTTCTTTCTTTTAATTTTTTTGAGTTTATAGGTTATATTAAAACAATCATTGAGATAACCCAATGACTTGTTTCCAAAGATTATTCAATGAATGAATCACCACTATGTAAAATGATTGAATCTCCATCAGTTTGAACTAATTTATTAATATTGACTTGATTAATTTCCATTGTACCATCTTCTTTAACAGAAACGCCGTTTTCAGCATCAGTACCTTTCACAACGCCGTGTGCTAAAGCAGTAGCCAGTGGAATGTCAACAGCCTTATCCGTGATAGGCAAATTCTGTCCATTGATTCGAATAATCTCAATCACATCGGCTTGATAAAATTCCTGAATTGTTTGATCAATTTCAAGAAATTTTGCAGAAGCCTTCTCAAAGTTATCATTAAACTTTCGTGCTACCTCAGAGCCAGAATCAGAATTAGCCGATGTAGTTCCTGCTCTGAGTTTTTCATAAATGAAATCCAATCCAATCACCGCCTTTCACTTTAAGCATATAAATAGCTGTCGGCTAATAATGTAGCGGTTTGGTAAAGAAATCCACGATAGTTTTCAGGCTGTCCAACCGCAGCAAAACAATCACCATTTTGATATTCGCCGCTGCCAGTTGGATCGTATAAAGGACTATCACTTGGGTAAAATACACCAGAATAAAATCCACCAACTACACTTGACATAAGCATTCACCGCCTTAATAGATAAAGCAGAGAACACATTCGTTAATGTTACTCTCGAAACGCAAATCTGTAATTTCAGGAGTTGTTTGTCCAGCAATAGCAATACTTGAGAAATTACCATTGCAATCAGTAGTATAAGTAAATCCATTCATGGTGAATTTTGCATAAGCGTCCGCTTTGATGGTAATATGGAATAATTTATCAGCCAAAGAATCATGATCAACTCTACGAACTTCAGCCAAGCATTTTTCCACTACATTTTCATTCGCCTGAATTCCAGTGATTAATCCACCTTGTTTTCTTACCATCTAATCACCACCTTCTTATTAAAGTTCTGCTATGCTTATGTAATTGTTATAAAATCAAGTTCATGCAAAGTCATATTGTCAAACTCGGATACTGTAAAATTATCCATCTCACTAACAAAACGATACCGTTTCATTTCTGTGCTTGCCTCACAAAATAATTCCATTTTGCTTTCAGATGGATAAATAATACCAATCAAAACTTCCGTTATTTCCGCAAATATGTGAAAAATATTTTCAGACGAAGCAAATTTCTCTAAATGTAAAATAGAATCTATGGATGCAGATAAGTATGTCATGACTTCTAAATCATGCAAAATCTTTTCCAAAAAGTATTCATCAATTGGAGCAGCAGATAAATACATTTCTGCATGACCTGAAACAGATGCTAAATAGAACAATCCAACAGGTTCAGTATATAGCACCATATCTAAGTCATTTAATTTTGCAACCTTACTGCTTGCAAATTCTGATTCTGCAAATAAATATAATTTACTATCAAACTTTTCAAATCCTTCTTTTGAACATTCAAGCTGATCGGCAACTAACATCATATCGAAATTCACTGTGCCAAATGAATGTGCGATATAATAATCTAATGGGTCTACGGAAATTTCCAGAACGGATTCACTGCTGATTAAATCTTTCTTAATTGCATTAATCATATCAACAGATAAAACCATTTCCGTATTACCACCAGTTGTTACTTGACTAAATAAATCAGCTTTTGCGCTCAAATACATTTCACTATTCATATACTCATGTACTCGTTCTTCTAAATTAGTAATTATTGCATTCAACTCCATACTGGCTTCGCCAGTAAAAGTTTTCATTAACTCTAATTCTGACATAGAACAAAGCAAATAGAGATAATTATAAAGTGTAAATGTATCTCTTTGTACTAATTGCGAAATAATAACATCAATTTCGGTGAGTCGTTTCTTTAAATAAACATCAAAGGTTTGCAACTTTCTCACCTACTTTCTATTTTGATTTTTATTAAGCCTTGTTTGCCAAAGTCAATTTAAGACCGCCGCTCTTGACAGTAACAATTGTTGCAGCTTCAACGCTACGAGATTGTGTCAAAGCCTCAAACATAAGCAAGTTGCCATCAACAGTATCATCGTACAGAACGAAGTGTGTCATGGTTCCCCAACTTGCAGAACTTTCAGGGAAAGAAACATCAGAATTGTTTGAGATCACACCATTAACAGGTTCGCCCAAAGTAGTCAATTCAACACGAGAATACCCAGCCGAATCCAAAGGTTCGGTAACGCCTGTGCCATCAACATTTGGTGCGGTAGAACTCAAACCAAGATAAACTTTATCAGGCAGTGTAGGACTCAGCTTAGTTTTGAAAACATTGCCCATGATACAGTTTAAAAAGTATGTAGAAGTCATACGCTTTCATCCTCCAATCTTCATTACTTGTAATTATTGTTATTTCAAAAAACTTTCATTGATATTATGGAAAATATTAAAAATACCCTGATTCGGAATTTCAACTTCTCCATCAATATCTTTGATAGTGATTTGATAAATGTATTTACCATACAATCCCAAAGTATCAGTTGGTAATAAGTCTACTGTTGCAACATTTTTTGCACCAGTAACATCATCGCCAATTACAAATGATAAAGGCTTTGAGACTAATGGTTCATCGTTGTATTTATCAGAATAGTCAACAAGAGCAAAATTGCCAGTGCAACCATCTGCATTGAAAGGAACATTCTGTTCCGTAAATAATCGCCAGCGAAGTGTGTTTGATTGTCCTGCAACAAACATGACTTCTGGCAGAGAATAAACATCATGCCGCATAACAATCACCCTCCAAAATTCACAGGGAACTCACAGTTGAAATCTAAAAGACAATTCCCTTTAACTAATAATTTGTTCATTCCTTTTTTCAGCGGCAACCAAGCAAAATTACAGTATTGATACATATTTGGGTAAGAAGCATCAGATGATGTAATCTTACCAAGTTCGTTGTCAACTGAAATTTTTAGGAAATAATCTTTTGGTAGATTGTCAAAGCGCAGCTCCACATTATTACATGATTGATTAATGATCGAAATAGTATTACTACCATTCAAAGTAATATCCAATTTAGGATAATACAACTGATTAATTGTAGATCGGCTAATCAGCTTAATTTCTGTCTCATTCATACAAGAATAGCTGAATTTCTGTGGGAATTTATATCCATAAGGAGAATCGCATACTACTTTAGCAGTAAAAGCCCACGGCAACCAAGAAAGCTGAATTGGCTCTAAATCACTGATAATACAATGATAACGAATTGTTTCCATATCTGGCTGTTCGATTTCCAGCCATTTATAAGTATCATGGCCTGTCAACCAGTTTGCGATTGCATCCATTTCAAAACGATCTAAGTGTTCATCCATGCGAAGCATTAATGGATCAAGACCAAAAACCAATTGAAATTCCAACGGATCATTAAAAGAACGACCATATAAAAAAGTCCGTCCTGTGGACGGAATTACATCAGTCATCAATTTACCTGTACTTGCAAAGGGAGCAGCTTCATTTTTATTTCCATCAATATCATAAATCCGCAATCCAAATTCAGTACAGGGGATGCGATTAAATGAAAAGTTTTTAGCAATAAAACCCATCCACTCACCTCCGCTTATACATATTAATCTGCCTTGTTGTCAGATTCGGGTTCCTTGATTTCAGTAATTTCACAATTCTTCAAGATAGCTAAAGTTTCCTGTAAAATAGCAAAACATCCAGCAAGATTACCAGCATTTTGCGCACCACTTACTGCAATGCCGCCATCTAAAGTCTTACAAACGGCATCAATCCTTTGCATCACATCATTTTTAATCATTATTGTTCTCCTTCATACATTGATTTAGTTTCTCTTTCAACTGTTCAATTTCACGATATAATTTTTGAATCATAAAAGTATTCAAAGAGATAAAGTCAGAATATCTCAAATAACATTGATCCAAATATTGATCATGAACATCATGTGCGCCAGCACAACGAATAAAACCAGCGAAATCACTGGTTCCCAATCCATTGTCTAATAATGCTTCCTCAACATCCTGAGCAATAAAACCAATATGGAATCTTTGACTACTACCCTTATTAAACCGATAAAAACTCGGTTTCAAAGACATAAAGAAACCACTGTATTTTTCCATGTCGTAAGATATGGAATTTTTTATTCTTCGATCCGAACTAACTGTAATTTCCTCACTCGCAGAAATAACATTATTCGTAATCGTAATACCGTTATCCGGGGCTTGCATACGAACACCAGAATTAGTTGCGATAAAATAGTAATCTTCATCAGAACCATACATCTTTGCACCATAGGTCACACTAATACCAGTACTACCTCTCGCACACGCAAAACCGCCCCAACCGCTACCAAGCGTAACAATATCAGCATCAATTGTACCTGAACGGATATAATTGGCATTGATATAAAGTCTGTTTGTAGACGAGTCACTGAAGATACCAAATCTCTTGCCGCCGCCAGTCAAAATATCAAACACTTTCTGATCAGTTATACGATTTTCATATGCAAGATCATAAGCGTTATCCGCATAATCATAAGCATCAGTAGCCAAATTATAAGCATTCCCAGCTTTGTCATACGCCGTACCAGCACGATTGAAGGCATCGGTGGCTTGAATATAGGCCAGACTCATAGAAACATTTTGTTCTGTAATCTGTGACCAATCAATACTTGATCCTGCACCCATCTTAATGTTGCCGCTTACAGTCACATTGCCAGCAGAATCAACAACAAATTGACCATTACCAACATTGATACCATTCAAACAAAGATAATCAGATTTAAACTGCTGATTTGCATTCATCATGATATTACCGCTGCTATCTTTATAAGTAGCACCCTGCACAGTACCTTTAAAAGTACCAGTGTTAGCAATTAAATTGCCGTTTGCATCAACAGAGAAATTTGGATTTGTAGCAGTGCCGCCAATTTTCAAATTACCCTGTGCATCTACTCGAAATGCAGTCGAACCGCCAACTTCTAAAGAGCCACGGAAAATACCGCCGACAGCATCAATAACACCCTTGATATAAAGACCGCCATCCATGTCAAGCCAAAAGTTCGCATTGGGAGTATCATTCGCATCCAAATCGTCAACCTTTGTCACGGACTTATTGTTTGCAGTTTTCACACCAGTAGGATTATTGAATTGATCATAGAAAAACATATTGTCTGGATCATCGCCACCGACAAGACCTAAAATTGCTCCCATATCAATTCTGCCGCCTGTTTCTCCGTAAAGATTAAATGAAGCATTATGAAGAGAAGCACCTTCAGCATCCATCTTAAATACAGCTACACCGCCGTCTTGCTTTTCACTCTCAATAATTAAGTTCTTACCAGCCAGCAGCGTACCAACCAGAGCAGGGAGGACTATACCATAAAGAGTGCCGAAATTTTTATCGGTAAACTCACCGATACCAATTGTTGCACTCTCCCAATTATCTTCTGTAAACATAATAGCATTGTGTGCCATCCAGATTTGTTTTGGGCTGTATGTTTTAGAATCCTCGTCCCATTTCCTACAACGCAAACCAGTTCCATCAATTTGCAGCTCATTATTTGTGCCAGCCATGATGTTATTTTTCATAGCATCAATGGCAGATTTCATAAACTGATCGACAGAAGTTTTTGCACCGCTGGTGACGAAACTGCTGTAAAGATACTGGTTGAAATCCAACGAATGACTACTGGAAATAGATTGGTCAAGTAACTGTTTCAAATCTGCTCCACGGCTTCCAGAACGAAAATACTCATTGAATTCAATCGAGAAATTGGATAAATCATCAAAGTCAATTTCCACCGCCAGAACGATTGGTTCATACACCGTATCATCCATATGAAGATAAACCTTTTCGCAAAGGCTGAACTGTTTGACAAAATCAATAAACTGATCCAATGTTAAGAAGTTAGCACTTTCCACAGTGAAATAATGATTTGGCTTAGACATATCCTGCAAACATCCAGCAGCATACTCATAAAGTTCAATCTCAACGGACTGCTTTTGATACTCCGTTACATCTCTTGTGAAATAGACGCTTGCCGCTGTGGTTTTGAACTGAAGCGTGTTGCTCGTGCTGCTCACTGATGCCACCGTACCTGTCATAGACAGTGTTGCACCAGAGAAATCGGTATTACCGTTCAGTTTGCCGTCATTCAGATAGAGGGACAGGACAAATGTTTTATCACTGTTGACCTCCAATGTACCACGCACAATCTCAGAGTTTAAAGTAAAGTCTGCATTGCTGGTTTCAATCTTGCCACCACGAATGGCGTAGAATGTCTTATCTGCGGTGTATTCCGTCTTAGTCAGAGTAGTCAAGTTGCCCAAATTAAAAATCGCAGAAAAACCTCTCACCGTTATTCCATCCGTAGAGTAACTGTCTGTTGTGGTCGCAACAAAAGTAGAATCTGTTAGTGTACCACATTTGAAATATCGGTCAAGCACCTTCATCTGTTCATTAGTGAACTTAGCCGCCGATTTTTCGCCAGAAAATGCAGTCAACTCATTAATATTTTTCAATTGATTTGTCAAAGTAGTAATCTTATCCTCAATAGTGGCAATTACCGAATTTTTCTGAGTATTGATTTCTTGCTTCTTACTTGTAATGTCTGATTTAACTTTTTCCAGATCATCCGCAAGGCTACTGTCTATTGTCATGCCCTGTACCAATGTTGCTTGTTGACTTTCCAGACTTTTCAATTCACCCTCCAAATCTGCGAGTACAGCCTGTTCCGTCACAAGACGGCTAATCAGCATAGATTGCTCGACAGTTATATCGAAATAAGTTTGCTGATATGCCGCAAAAGTCTGCTTCCAAATTTTCCATTTATCAATGATCTCTTTCGGCAGATAAGATTCATTCATGTAAAAATCCAGATTGTAAATCTTATTGATACCCATCGGATTGACACTGCGAATATCAAGTTCGTCTGCACCGTGAACATCCAACGCCGTCACGAGATCGTCTGTGTTTTCCTCGACCTCAATCTTATGCAAAAGATTTTTCTTTGACAAATACACAGCTTTTGTCGTAACTTGTTCTTCAACACTACGAACATTGATTTTTCTGTTGTAGGTATCAAACTCAAAGATACATCCATATGCCTCACGCAACTCATTTTGCAAGAATTCTAAAATTGGCTGGTTATCCGCACTAAATGTACGGTACTTACCAATCAAATCTTCCGAAACATATCCCATACTCCATGATGGAATTTCAGAAAGAATAATCCCCATGATTGTTCCCTCTGGTGCGAGAGGATTCCAGAAATTATAAGTTCCTTCTTCCAAAGTGATTTTTTTGTTCGTCAATTCGTGTTCTAATGAATACGCCTTGCAAGATTTTATCTTTGTAACCGTATCATCATTTTCGATTGGTTTCTGTAAAAGGAATTGACCATAACCCTCAACATCAATCACTCTCATACTGGTCAGAAGATCATATTCATCCAGTTTTTCTCCATTATCATGTGACGGATATTCAAAACTTAACTCTGAAATATCTAAAGCACAAATTCTTACTTTTGGGTTTAAAATATGACCCAAAATTCCAATCGCAGTATCATCCAAATTACGAAGAATAAAATTTGGACGCTCTCGCAAATTTATTTCATTGAAGTTAATAACCAAACAATCAGACCTCCTTTCCCTTTTTTAATCAAAGGGAAGGGCGTTGCGCCCCTCCCTTATTTCGGTCTTAACATTCGTCCTTTAAGCGTTGTTGTGCCACCACGAACAAAAGATTCGTAAATCTCCTGACTGGCAACATCTCCGATCTCTCGGCTCAACCGCTTAATGTCCGACTTGTCAATCTTCTCAGTAACCATCACATGAACTGGTACTGTTACATCGCCGATGCTCTGTGACACATGATTACCGCCAGACGCAGCTTGTGCTTGTTGCATATCACGCATAACAGCATTATAAGATTGCATCTCTGCATATCCACTACCGTTCATACTGTGATACAGACCATCACTAATGCCAAGTTTACCAGCAATGGTTTCATCAGCCTTTAATACACGATAGATAACTTCCTGCTGTGGCTCAGTAAATACAGCCTCACGCTTTTTAAGCAGAGCGAATATTTCATCCTGCTTCGGCGTTGCATCATCACCGACAATACCGCCAGTATGATATGTGCTGTACGGATAAGTAGAGTAAAGTTGTGCGCCGCCTACTTTATCCAAATACCACACACCATCATCTCCACGAACAACAGTGCGTCCGATCAGTTTTTGTAATTCCTCACCAAGTTCCAGATTTCGTTTATTAAGTCGAAGTTTACCAGCCGCATCTTCACTACCATGCTGTTTAGAATTAGCTTTCATTTCCGCAACGATTTCTTTCACTCGTGCCATTGTCTGACCGCCACTGGTATCATAGTCACCCATACTACCAACAGTAGTAAATCCACTACTTGCATCAAAAGCCGCAATTTGAGCTTGTGTAGCTGCTACGGCATTCAAATAACTACCATACTGCTGAACAGCACTCGAAGCATTATTCCAAGCAGAAATCAATTCAGACTGCACAGTATTACCATACTGATAGTTCCAATTAATCAAATCATCATAGAGAGTATCCCAATGATTATTAATCCTGTCGATAGCCATCTGATAAATTTTTTCTTGAGAAGAAATAGAGTCTTGGAGAATTTCAATCTCTTTATTCTTTTCTTTCTCATAGGCATCAGCCATATCATCAAGCATATCGCTTGTTGTCTCATAAGCATGATCTGCCTGAGTTTCAGCCAAATCCGCTTGTTCCTCAGCTAATTGCTCTTGCAACTTTCTCTTTTCGGCTTGAGCCTCACGACTATCATCCAAATCGAGTTGAGCAATTCGTGCTTGCAATTCCGCAATAGATTTTGTCTTTTCAGTAACATCCTTTGTATACTTATCTTTTTCACGCTCTAAGTCCAAGGACTTTTTCTGCAAATCAACAATTTCCCGGTATTTGTCAACCTGATCCTCTAATGCAGAGATTTGATTCTCGACCTCTTGCTTGACCATATCCTCAACATACTTGAGTAAATCTTCAAGGGCAGAGGAAGTTTCCTCTAAAGCCTCTTTTGCAGAGGTATCAATTCGACCAATACTTGTAACTGCCGAATCTGCCAAACTTCGCATTACATTAATACGCTGCAATGCGTTGTTATACTGATCATCACTCAAACCAAGTAATTGCAACTGTGCATAGACTAAATCCCATGTGCTTGATGCCGCTGCACTTGTTGCTGTTGTCAGATTAAGAAGTGCCACAGTATCATTATTTGTCAACGCCGTTCTAAGCTGCTGGATATAATTCAAAGCAGATTCAATTGCCATTTGCTGAGTTCTCGCAGCAATTACTCTCTGAATATTTTCCTCATTGATAACTAATTGACCGTTCTCGTCCTGCAAATAAGCAAGATTTTCAACGCCATAAGAAAGAATATCCTGCAAAGTATCTACCGTTATACTTCCGTACTCGGCATATTCCTGAGCGGCATCTTTCAAAGAGTCATACATACCCTGAATATTATCCAGAGCATCATTTGCGTTATCAACTACCTGTTGCCAAGCATCTTTTGTTGCATTTACGATAGCATCCTGATAATCCCACCACAAATCTGAAAGCTGACTAATTTCATCACTGGTTTCAGAATAACCTAAAGAACGATAGTATTCAGCTTCATCATGGATGGTGTCTTGCATATCCCGATAATAACCAATAATATCATTAGTATATCTTGAAATATCGGAATAGTTTGCAGATTCAATAGCTTGATTCAACCAGTTTTCAGTTAATGTAATAGCATTTTCATATTCAGATGTAATATCTTCATATGCAGCCACAATAACCTCTTTGATAGCATCCTGATAATCCCACCACTGTTTCTGCAAGTCTATAATATATTCAGAATTTTCGCTAAGACCTAATTTGCGATATTCCTCTGCTTGGTCATGAACTTCTTGTTGCATTTTCTTATAAATTGCAACAATTTCATCAGCACTTCCATTATTCTTTTCAAGAAGGAATATATCATGCTCGTATGAAGCGATAATTTTACTAATCTCTTCATCCATTGCATCAAGAGTTTCTTTAAGTTGTTCCTCAAAATCAATATCTCCGCTTACATTTACATTGACATTGACATTTGAATTTTTTGTGCTATTTGGAACACTATCTTTTCCAAGACTATATGTACGATCAAGGAATGTAAAATGTGCATTTCCTTTTACATACGCAATACCACGGCTGTTAATCCTGCGATTTTTCAAGAGTTCTTCTGTTTGACGATGATTAAAAACAATAGCACCCTTTGGTAAATCTACAAATTCAGCACCATTTGTACCAACAGTTTGATAAGTACCTGTTTTTGGATCGACAACAAGTTCCTCACCAAGTTCACCAACTAAAGCATCTTTTTCCGCAGTTGATGTTCCCCAATTTCCACTTTCATGAGCATTGCCCTGTGCCAATGCAGTTCCAAATGCTCGTGTAGATTGAGTTCTGGTAACTGTTGTAACATAAATTGTTTTACTCTTTATGCCCTTTAACAAATTTTGTACTTCGATTAAACGATTTCTGGTAGTTCCATATCCATCCATTTTCATCGTAAAATTCTTATCTTCGATTACAAAATTCTGAATGGTTTCCAAGCTGCTTAATACATCTTCATCATCAATGCCAGCATAAAGCATAATTTGAGATTGTTCAGATTCTAACGAATCAAGTTTATCAACAAGGGCATCTACTTCTGTCTGATCGACACCAGCAACAGCAGTATAGGTTTTCCCATCAAACTCTGCAATTTTATCAAGTTCAGCTTGAGTATCTGTAATTTCTTGCTGTACTTGTTCCAAAGCAACCTGAATTGTAAGTTCAGTAGGAAGTTCCAAATCATATTTTTGCTGAAGTAAAGTAGCTAATTGGTCTTGTGCATCTACATAGTTTGTCATAGTTGCTTCATATTCAGCATCCGTTTCATCCAAACTATCTAAATCTGATTTAAGAGAATCTACTTCTTTTTGCTTTTCTGTAATTTGAGCATCAATTTCAATATGAGCAGAAATATTTTCTCTGGCAGTAGAACGCAGTTCTTCCATTTTTGATTTTGTTTCATCAATTTCAGTTTGCAGTTCATTCCATTCATCAGTACCAATTTTCCCACTTTCACCCAATTCTGCTTGCTTTTTTAACAGTTCAGTCATTGCTTGGTCACAATCATAGATTTTACCTTCCAATGTCTCAACTTCTAAACTGCTAAGAAAATCCTCATGATCAGCAGAATATTTTGAAATCGCATTTCCTAAAGCAAATGCTTCTGTTGTGGTTAGATTCATTGCTTCAGCAAATTGCTCAATAGTTTCAATTTGAGAATTTAACTCAAAACTCTCTAAATCTCCAACAAATACAGTTGAGTCACCAAATGCGGTTTTAAGACCATCAGTAACAAAATTCTTAATATTATCAAAATCAATAGAAATATTCCCATCATCAGATGTATAATATCTCGACAGAACTTTGTTAATATATTTCCAACCAGCTTCTATTTGATCTCCCGCATCCTCAAACTGACCATAAATATCTTCTGGAACTAATGCTTTAAAAGCTGTCCAGAATGTCTCTGTACCAAACTCATTATTTTCATAAGAATCAACAAGAGTCTGAATCATATTGGCAAGATCGTCTGTATAATCTGCCGCATCATCAATAGCCTGTGCATTATCAAGTTCTGTAAAGGCATTTGTAACGCCAAGCAATTGCTGTTCTAACAATTTATACTGAGCGATTTGCTGTTTAGTAGCATCAATCTGGTCAAGTATTGTATTGATTGTACTTAGAGTTGCTTCATCATAATTCTCAACACCATCTGTAACATCATACAATTGATTAACCAATTCATGATAATTAAGTCTTTCATGAGATTGTGCTAATTTCAAATCTGTCATTAACGCTTCTTCCGAAGCCTCAACAATTCCTCGCAGACCATCAGCATTTGTAACCAAATACCCATTTGTAGTATCAATACAATCTGCGAGAGCAGTTTCACCGCCAGCTAAAGTCACTAAGGAATTATAGGCATCTTCTGTTAAATGTGTGTTATCAGCAAAAATATTTTTCATAGCTAATTGCGCATCTACTGCATTTTCAGTAGCGGATTGCAATGTATCATATCCTTTTCGAATCTGAGCAACAGAATCAAAATATGTATTTGCTGAATCTTGAGCAATCTCTGCATTTTTCAGTTCAATATATCCCAATTTATCTAATAATTGCAATAATTGCTCAACACTAATTCCATATTCATCAGCCGCAAATTTTAATCCGACATATGCCTGTTGATCCTCTGGTAAAGTATGTCTACGACTGTTTTTATTCGGATTATCTTCATATTCCATGCCCGTATTAAGCACTTCATACAAATCAACTTTCCCATCTTCATTTTTGAACTTTTCAACAGTATCCTTGATAAAATTACCAAAAGTATCATCTGGATCAGCCAAAGAAGCCTTGAGTTCAATTTCATATTGATAGTTTTTAGATAATTCTGTAAACTTATCAAAGAAATCAACCATATACATATTGACGGCTTCATTACTCCACCCGGCATTTGCCCAAGCAATTTGCGCCTCATTCATTTTCTCAACGGCAGTAATAGCAGATTCACTATCACTATTTAATAAAGCATCTTGATATTCTTTTTGTGCGCTTAATACTTTACCCCAAACTTCACTGTATTCAGATTCATAATTCAATAGACCTTCGACATATGTATTGAAAATCTCTTCATTATCATCTATTGTATCGGTAATTAATCTGATTTGTTTTTCATAACCCTCTAACGCAGAACCAACATATGTCAGATAATCTTCTCCAAAATATTCTTTACCTAAACTCTCTGTAATGTTAAATAAAGAACGGTAGGTATCTAAAACATCATAAATTGAATCCGCATCTATATCAGATACAAAATCACCAGTAATGCCAACAGGAGGAATTTCAATTCCAAGATCAGCCTTCTCAAATTCTGCTTGAAGTCTATCATGGAAATCGGCTGGAACCATATCCAAATCTAAATCATTAATGGCATCCCACAATTCGCCAGTAGAAGGTACTTCAATTGTAAAACCTCCACCAACGGGAGAATTCCACCAATCTACTTTACTTGGATTAAAATCAGTAAACAAATCAATAGCATCTTGAATCGCACCAATATTATCCTGCTTAAACTCTTCCCAATTAGTCTTAGACAGATTATTGATTGCATCAATCTGATCATTAATTTCACCAGTTACAAGATGAATACCTTCTGCTTCAGCACCAAACTTTTCAATTAATTCCTCTTGAATAGCAATTAATTCTTTTCGTTTGTTATATGCCTCTTCTTCAGAAAGATTGCCAGAATCAATTTCTCCACGCAATTCAATAATCTTATCTTTATAATCTTCAAGAGAACTAACTAACTCGTTATGGGAATTAGCTGCATCCTCTGCTGCCTGACGAGCCTCTTCAATTTTTTGCTTATAATTCTTATAAGCAGCGATAGCAATAGCAATAACTGCAACAACTGCTGTTATTGCGGCAGTAGCGGCAGTTGCAGGAGCAACAGTACCAGCAAGAGCAGAAGAAGCACCTTTTAAAGTAGTAATAAAACCACCACCAGCAGCCTTTCCCTCCATCCAACACAATTGCAATGTTTCAAACAAACTTGTTATTTTAGGAATAATTCCAAAACCACTGGTAATTACATTAAACAGTTTTACAAATAATCCAGTAGCGGATTTCAAATTTAAAAGTGTTAATGCAGAAGCTACAATAACTAAAGCATTGCCCATACCGCCAAGAGATTGAATTATTTTATCTAACACAGTAATAGCCTGTGTCCCTAATTCAACAATCCCCTTTAAAAAATCGCTGTTAAAAACAGTAGTAGATAATGCTTCAAAGGCAGCTTTGAACTGATTTGTTTTGGCCTCAAGACCACCTAAATAGGTTTCATACTCTTTCATTGCCGATCCAGCAGAATTCAGCGAAGAATTTAAAGCATTCTGAGCAATATCAAAATTCTCCATAATAGCAGAAATGATATTACCTTGACGCTTACCAGCAATCAGTTCTGTAATACTCGCTTGCTGAATATCGGTCAATTCTTTCCATTTATTCGCAAGTTCTTCAAGAATTTGATAAGTGGATTTAAATGTATCATCGTTGATCATAATATCAACGCCCGACAAAGCCATGATTTCTTTACGCAAGGTTGCCGTAGATTCTGCCATGCCATCCATATCAAGACCAGCAGCTTCCAATTCAGTAGTTGCACCACGAATACGCATAGAAATTGTCTTAAATGCAGTACCAACACTGGTTGCATCCTGAACAACAGTATTCGCCGCAGTAATCAAAGCAATGGTTTCATCAATAGTATTATTTGCCGCAGCCATCGAGGAAGCGGAACGCTGTAAAGCCTCACCAATGTCACCACTGGAAATTGCAAAATTGTTACCGACTTCATTAAATCTGTCCAAAATATACACAGCATTTTCTGCCTCAATGCCAAAACCCTTCATAGTAGAAATCATGCTATTTGTAGCATCATCAATACTATTTAAATCACCAACATTAGCATAAATTGTTGCAAGCTGACCAAGTTCTTCGGACTCACTTAATGAGAAACCAATTCTGCTAAAATTAGTTGTTGCATCTACTAAATCTTTAACCGTAGTACCTAACTCAATGGCTTTTGCTTTTGCATTAGTCAAAAACCTATCATAAGAAGCATCTGTTTCATCAGTGACTTTTTTCAAATTGATCATTGCCGCATCTAAATCTTTGACATTTGAAATCATTTGTTTAAGTTCACTGAATGCCTGATACATTAATCTACTGGCACTAAAGAATGATGCAAAATTCTTGAATGCAGTTTTTAATTTATCTCCTAATGATTGTGTATGCAGTCCTGCTTCTTTGACTTTTGTATTAAATTGTTCAAATTCTGTATTCCATGCCTTGAATTGTGATGGAGTAGAAACAGCCTCTAATTTTGCTTTAAGATCATTCAAATTTTGTACCAGCGCAGGATTTCCCTTAATTGCACTATATGTCTTATCATACTCTGCAACTTTTTGACGGGCTTTTTCAATACTGGTTCTGAACTGTTCAATAGCATTTACATCTTCAAAGACCTTAGCATCTTTTTTTGTTTGCTGGAATTGTTTATTAAGAGCTGCAATACGATCAATTAGAGATTGATAATTCTGATCCGTAGTTGCAGTCTTATCTAATTCAGCTTTCAATGTTTTGGCTTCTTCAGCCGCTAAACGCAATTTTTCTTTTAAAGTATCAATACCAGAACCAGACATTCCAGAATTAGATACGGACGCAAATAAACTTTCAGCCTGAGAAGAAATACCTGACAGTAAATTTAAATTCTCTGATTTTACACCATATGTTGCGTTATATTCGGAAACCGCTCGTTTTGCATTATCTACGGCTATGGAAACAGCATCCCATTGTTTTTTTAATTTACCGCCAGTGGCATCAGCATCTACCTTTTCAAGAACTGCATCCAATTCGGTAATCGCTTTAATTACTTTTTGAGCAGCCGCACTATCCCCAATGCTGTCATATTTGATTTTGAAAATCTCTAAAGAAGAACGAGCATCCTCAATCTTCTTTTTAATACCTAAATCACCAGATTGTGTCTTTTCTGCCGATCCTAAATTTTTAAGTTCTGCATTCAGACTTTCAATCATTGTTTGCAGACGCTTATAAGCCGACAATTTCTTTTGAGTATTATCAGCATTCTCAAATTGTGCCAAATTTGCTTTTAACAAATTTACTCGTTTTTGCGTTTCAGCACTTACATCCTTGAGTTTGCTAAATTGCTCCACAATAGAAGAGACACTTCTTGATACAGAAGTGTCCGCATTCATCTTTTTAACGGCAGCATTATATTCTTCGATTTGCTTTTTAGCAGATCGCAAAATTTCATTTGCCTTTGTAAAATCACCAGACGAAACAGCATGATTAAACGCATTCCAAGTATCTTTATTCAATGTTATGCCAATATCTTTGGCAATGTTTCGATACTCTTGCATTTGAGAATTTAATTTTGCTTGAGTGGAGGCAATTTTCTGTTGTGCTGCTAAAATGCTATTTACACTTTTTGCGTCAACTTCAACGCCCATCTTGACTGTTTTCTTGTTAATTTTCGCAACAACAGCATCAATTTCTTTTTCCGTTTCTGCTTTTTCGATTGCAGTCTTGAGAATAATTTTTCTGGTCTTTGTGCTATTTAAAATACTGTCAAGTTCGGCTTGAATATTAGCTTGAGTTTGACTTACATCCAACCCCAATACAATCAAACCATCAGCAGCCATTTATTTTCACCTCCTATAAAATAATAAAACCCCCTCTAAATAGAGGGAAGAAATGTTCGTTAATATACTCGTCCATAATATAAAAGCGGCCTAATTACATTCTTTTGTTCTGATAGTTGTAATCCAAGTTTGTTTTTAGAATTAAAATCTCGAATACCATCAGCGATCCAGTTCGATGCTTGCCGATAGCCAAAATTCGGAATATTCTTAAACCAAACATTCTTTTTAACAACATAACCATCATTCAATAACCAAAATACATTCGCATCACTTTTATTCCACTTTTTGAAAATAGATGGACGAATTGAATTTTCAATTTTTAATGTAATGCTCATTCGATTACCTTCAACTTTAATATCTGCCAAATCAGCAATAGAAATCGAATGTTGCATTGTTCTTTGATGGATTTTGCTTTGTATGCAATTAGATAACAAATTTGCAGCACCCACCAATTCTTGCCCATAAGTCAATCCAGATGGGGCTTTTACTTTTGTTATATCAAGATTATTCAAAATCTTAGCTAATGACATACAGCACCCCCCATAACAAAAAAGACGAGGGCATAAACCCTCGTCCTTTCTTATTTCATTATTCATTTTCCGGGCTTCCAACGATGCCCACACCGTAAACAAGTCAATACTGTTTTACCACTTCCAATAAAACCTGTTACAATGCTAAACCCTCTTGCACCAGCATGATATTCTGTCGATCCACATTGAGGACAACAGATAATATCTTTATCCTTAGCGGGACTTGCAAAATTAACAGAAGCATCAGAATCATATATCCTCGCATCTACATTAACTGCACGGAATTTCTGAGCAATCAAATTTGCCTGATTCTGACTTAATCCGTCTTTGACAATGATATAGGGAGCAGATTGTTCAACAAATTCTTTTGCCTCCGCAAGCCCCAACCCTGTCACTTCACGGACAACTTTAATTGCCGGAATTTTTTGTTGTGAAAACTCACTAAAACTTGGAATAGCTACCTTTTTTGAATTAGATATTGATGTTGAAACGGTTTGTTCTGTTTGAATAGGATAACCACAATGAATACAAGCAGGAGCCTTATCACTAATTTGTTTACCACATTCGGGACAATTAATCAAAGCCATAATACAATGCCTCCTTTAGAAACATTATACATGGTATAGTTCATAAAGTCAATATATTCTTGCAAATCTTGTTATTTATGACTTAAAACAGAATCGACCATTTTATCATAATCAAAATTCTTCATTGCCTCAGCCATATTATTCAAACCAGAAGCATTTGCCAGAGTTTCATTGAGCTGCTGACCAATAGCAGCTACCATAGCAACACCATTTTCAAGTTCTTCTCTTGCCTTTGAAAGCATACGCTCTTCAGCACAGAAACGCATCTGTTTCATATAATCCAGCTTTTCTACTGTCATACCACGCAGCTCGGCAACCAATGCTTGAAATGCGTTATCTTTAACATTATGAATCAGATTAATAGCCTTACACAATTCATAAGTCTTTTCAATATCAATAACTGTTGTTTTGCTTCTATCATCTAACTCAATTTCACGCTCAAATACAGGAACATTAGTTGTCATCTGAAGTAAAGTAATCATAAAAACAGGATCGAGATATTGAGGAATAAAATCACCATCCATATCAAAACAAGCATTTACAACTCGGTCAATAAAGTTACCTTTATCTTCGATAGATAATTCATTCTTAACAGAAATCTCCATAATGATTTCTTCAGGATTTTCAGGATTAGTCATATGTAAAGTCACATCGGTTTTCTGATTGCGATAAACCTTTAACAGTGTATTCATAGACTTCTGAGTAATTTTTGCCATAATTCATTTCTCCTTTATACATTTAAATTTTTGACAAATACCATTTTGAATTTCATCCTGAATTCTGCCTTCTTTTGCTTTTTGCAGAATACTACAATTTCGTTTGTATCTACTACAACCGATGCAATTAGATTCAAATTCCTCCAATTGAGATATATTATTAAAAATACCTATGTAGTCAACAGGTGAAATAATCATTTCAATTCTTGGATTTTTGGAATCATAAAAAATTCCATTAACCCGTTCACACACAACATTATCATCATCCCAAATTTTTTTGCTATCTGTAATAGCATCCAACATACACTTAAAATAGTTGTTGCAATCTTGATCAACCCGTGGGAAATAAAATATACAATCGACATAAAAATGTTGTGTTTTATTTGGTTTCAAAGGCCATTTTTGTTCTTTGACTTGTCGAATTACATATCTTGTAAAATTCTTCTGATACCGAATTGCCTCTGGTGTTTTATAACTCATTGCCATAGGTTTACCATTTTTCATAATGGCTCTATATGCCAAATAATGATTAACGGAGGGAGGTATCTCAGAAACTAATTTTAACTGACAAATATTGATCACACTCCAAAATATGAAAGGGGAGAGCCGAAGCCCTCCCACATCTTTCACTCTTCCTCGTTTGTTTCCTGCTTATTTTTTCTGGAACGAATTGCCTTGGGAACATCAGCGAAAATGTCCTCATTAGCATCCTCAGAAATTTCGCCAGCAACATTCACATTGGCAGCTTCAGATTCTTTAATAGAAATCTGACCTGCTAACTCAGCAGTTTCTTTCTGCTCAGACTGATTACGGGCAGCCTGAACACGGCGCAGATACTCCGCACCGCATTCAGGACTACAAGCAATACTGTGATAATTAAACGCACCAAGAGAGGCACTGGACTTATTGCAGGGAACAAACTGCTTACCACATACACGGCAAGCGATTGTTCTCTTTGCCATAAGTATCACCTACTTATTAGGCAGCATCTTCGGCATCTGCGCCAAATACAGTCATATCCCAATACTTAGTAACACCATTGCCACAAGTTTCAGGCAAGCTGGTAGCCTCAAAGCCATGAGTAGTCTGAGAATCACCCATCGCCAGATCAAAGTTACCCGTGAAGTCAGCATAAGGCAAGAAGAACTGAACATGATAAATGTTATGGCACTTATCTTCAGCCAGAGCATCAACATACATCTCAACCATCTCAGAATAGTTATCAGAGATGTTGCTGATCACATCACCCTCAACATTACGGAAATAATACACAACGATAGAAGTACCGTCTGCAATATCGCCTTCATTAAAGGTCAATTCCTTAGTCTCAGGAGCATAAGCAAACTTACCAGCAGATGCAGTAGCATCCTGAGTCAAACGAGTCTTAATAGTACCATCGGAGTTCTTGACAATAACTTCACCAATCTCGTTACCAACAGTACCAACAGCCTTATAGTTGGTATTAGCCTTATTACCAGTAACAGTCAGATAATCGGGAACCTTAACAGAAGTAGAAGTTCTGTGTTCGCCCTCAGCACCGACATTAACCTCAACCAGACCCAAGGAAACCATACCGTTAGTACCAGAAACAGTAACAGCCTTATTACGCTTGAGCTGACCGATTGTACGACCACCCTTACCAGTCAGAGCAGTATTCTCCTGAGTATTGGCAATAGTCGCATTCTGCAATTCATCCAAAGTAAAACGATGCACACCGCCATTAATGCCGAAACACATAATTGTTTCCAAGCTGGTAATGGAGAGATCGTTCACAACAATGTTACTCATAGTAGCATCCTCCTTTTTTAATTCAAATATTTGTCACACTTATTCTGGTGACAACCAACTGATTTTTTCGAGATTGATCTTTGACAAATCCACAGTACCGAAATATGCACCGTTCATTGTTTGTTCCCAATGCTTCTTCTTTTGGATTTGCCTCCAACTCGCATTTAATTTGAACACACTCAAATCCAATACAGATTCGTAATCATATTTAAATTCCTCGGTATTCACCAAGGAAATGATCATGTTTTCTAAGAATGACTTATACGGCTTTTTCGCAAGACGCTTTTTCTTTAAGCGATTTCTTTCGATAAGATAACGCTTTGCTTCAGCATTGCCAGCCTTACCAATCGGAGCCTCCCAAAAATGAATTTTGCGAATTGCATTACATATTTCAGAAGCAATCAACTGGTCAATTTTTATGTCATTTTCTTCATCCCACAAAATATGTTCACCGTTGCTCAAGTCCTCAGATTCTTTGAACTTTCGCAAATCCAAATCACGAAACAGAATGGATGTATCCTGCTCGTCATAAGCAATGGACTGGATCATCAAAATAAAAAGCTGATAATCCGTGATCGTTTCATAATCAACCCCTATATCGTCAAGTTCAACCATCAAATCAAACGGAGTAGAAGTGAGGGATTGAACCATATTGTAATATTTCTGATCACCAAAATTAAAAATCTCGTCCACCGTTGGTACATGAACGCTAATTTTATTGTTAATTGGGTAATCTTGAACTTTTAACAGATTGGGACGCTGAATCATTACTTAGCACCCGCTCTCGGATTTCCATTGATTGTTGGACGATTAAATTCCGAAACAGAATATTCCAAAGCAACACCATGAAATTGCTCTGCTGGACTAATATCATCCATACCCTCTAAACTTACACGACCAACTCCTAAATCCATTGAACCATTCAACAGTGCTTCAATGCGTCCAGCGATCAAATCAGGACGCAAACCATCACTGGTTCGGATATAATCTTGATGCGAAAAAACATAAAAGCAGATATTCATCCTCTTAAATGTCTTATTCATGACCTCTGGTACATAAATACGAAAACAAACATAAGTGTTGGTTTCCTTTGTCGCATCAGGCGTATAAGCATAAGGAAATACTCTGGAATACATCAAAGAACGATCAGGGACGGTGGAATTTTCTTTATCCAAAATCAAATCAACAATTTCCTGATCACTGCAAATCATTTGCATGATCTTTTTTCGATAATCCGTCAACTCTTGTAGTAAAGCCAATCATTCCACCTCCTTAAATCCAACTGTCATTCGGTTTTTCCTGAAGTTCATCTCCTGTTCCAACAGGATCATCGTAATAGTCCGCAACCATTAATTCTTTGTTATCAGTTTTTGGATTGAACTGACTCTCCAAAACAGATAATTGAATATAACCACGCTGATTACCATCAGAATAACTAACAGTGTCAGCTTGCTTAATTTCAAATGCAGTAGGCAGTTCCTTGTTTCTATCAATTAAAAAACGAACTCCACTATCCAAAAGAACAGTGTGTTCGTCATAAGAAATATAAACAATCAACTGAGATGTACCAAGTTTGATATACTCTTTTGCTGTTTCACCACTACCATACTGAGTAGCATTAATTAAGCTAATTGGATATTCTACAATTTCTCCATTCAACGGAGATCGGAACTTAATACTATGATTGCAAAACTGTAATGTACCTTCCCACTGAATACCATGCAAATTATTTGATTCCACACAAAGCCAATAACCATGATCAGGCCAAGGAATTACATCGCCCAAATAAAATGGCTCATGAATCTGCGTCTGAATACTTGCTTGTGCAGGGGAAGTGGTACGATATTTATGCAGATAAATACGAGGATGGATCAATCTATCTGTTCGATGGATTGTTACGCCATCAGGAATATAAGAAGGATCGTCAGCAAAAGTCTGCTGAACCAAACGCATTGCATTCTCAATTTGTTCGCCTCTCATACTATTACCGCCAGCTTTCATCCTCAGAAGGAAATTCTGAAAACCTCCCACAGAATTCACCCCCTTATGTATTTCTGCGAATATAAGAATAACGCACCAATAAAGTTTCATTATCCTTACGATACTTTTCTCTCATTTCTACCATCTTATCAAGATGATTGGCAGGGGAAAAAGCATTGAAGTCTTTACTTGACAATGTTTGTTTCAAAGCAAGCGGAACTCGAATGTAATTACTATCCAAATATGCAATCGTCATATAATTGGCTAATATCTCAACCTCAGTATCGGTTAAAGTACATTCAAATCCAGTTTCAGTCCTTTGTGAAATATCTTGTTTGCAACCTCGAAAAGCCGCAATCGCAGGACGGAGATAATCGGATAAAACCTCATATACCTGTTCTTGCTCCATATTGAAAAAATCATAATCCCTGATTTTACTCAAAACACTGTCGTAAAGATCAGTAAAGGGAGTCCCCATAGGGCTTCACCTCCTTTACACGAGCTGCATCAGTTCAATACCAAGCTGTTCCTCCAACAGACGAATGATCTTAACATTTGCGATCTTTCCGCTCTTAACAGCATTAGTAACCTTTTCAACCAACCCAGCCTTTGCGCTATCATTAAGACCAGCAAGCAACTCTTTAGCAGCTCCCACATCAGAGCCGTAGAACTTCTTCATATCAGCAGCAGTAATCTTTGCCGCAAATACGGATGTAAGATTCAGTTTCTTTAAAACCTCGTCATTACAAATCAGAAGCCACTTTTCAGTAAAGTAGCGTGGATGCTTTGCCTTCATGGTCTTAATTTGCATATAAGTCATTTCCTGCTCGTCACCGACTTCCTCCCAAGCAAAGCTATCCATCGTCTTTAAACAGGTGTAATACACCGCTGGAACCAAAGCACGAACCTTAACTTTGGTATCATCCTTTAAAGCGGGGGAAGTGGGAGCAGCACCAGACTTCTTATCTGATGCTGCTGTATCAGGAGTATTCAAAATCTTTTCTTCCTGTCCCAAAAATAACGCCTCCTAAAATTTATTTGCGTATCAATTACGCCAGTTCCCAGCAACCAACAATGTCACTGGAAATAACAGCCAGACCAGCCTTAACCTGAATCTGACCTTCGAGAGTCTGATCCATGTTCTCACGGTTGTCATTAACTTCCTTCAGACGAGAATCACCCTCATAAACGAACTTGATGGGCTTGCCGTTAGTAGCAAGGATCAAGATGCGAGTAGTGGACAGAGCGAACTCGAAAGTACCCTGCTTGAACACTTGAGGAATAACCATCAGAGGATAGCCTTCCCAATCGCTCACAACGCCGTTCTTCTTGCGCTCTTCCTTAGCGGAATCAGCAATCCAGTTCTCGTCAATGTTCTTCTGCAACTTACGCAGAGCTGCGCCAGTACCAACCAGAACAGGCTTAATACCACCGTTAGCGGCAGAAACCTTGTCAATCAGTTCGAACAACTGATCACGCTCAGTATCGGTAGACAGTGCGCCGTGACCAGAGAACTCGGCTGGCATCATATCACCCATACCAGAGAAAGCAACATAGATTGCGCTCTGGAATGCCTGTAAGAATGACTTACGAGCCTTATCCAGCATCTTAGCGAAGCTGTCAATATTCTTCATGAAACGCTCAAATTCGTTGTAGAAATGAACATCCCACCAATAAGTATCAACGGAGAACTGAGTACCCAAATCCATACGCTCACGGGCAGTATCCCAATGATTACCGCTGAACTTGGAAACAGTCAGATAACCATTATCCTCGGCATAGAATTCATTCTTATCACCCAAGTCAAGACGAATTTCCTCAACGAAACGATTGAAGAACTCATTCTCTTTCCAACCTTCGGGCAAAGTCTGATCCAGAGTAGTTTCCAGAATCTCATAAATGTCATTCTTGTACTTACGATAAGTACGATAATTCCATTTCTCGCCATGCAGAATTTCCTTCTCAAAACGAGAACGGATATTATCATCAATGCTGCCAGCGTTGGTATCAACATTAGCGGCAACAAAGTTGCTCAATTCACCTGTGTAACTATCAACACAAGTTGCAATTAACTGCTGCTTCTCAACGGAGAAGTGAGCCAGTTTTTCCATATTACAAGCCATATTCAATACCTCCAATCATGTATTTCTTGTTATTAGCCCACAATATCGTTACGCAGAATCTCGATAAAGTAGACAACATAAGGATGACCGTAGGTTGCACCGCTCTTAACAGTCCAGCCCAAACCACGCTTTGCAGAGCCAACGATCTTACCGTAGAAGCCCTGATCAGCAATACCAGCCTCGTCAACCATCTTCACAGTGGTCTTACCGTCCTGAGCAATGACATACTTGCCAATCTCAATTTCACCCTCACCAGCGTCAATGCCGCCAGCAGTAACAGCGTACATATCGTGAGCCATCAGATCATAACCACGGAAAGGACGCTCTGCCTCATTCACGAAATTGTAGAGAGCCTGATTACTGCGCTTGCACTCGTCATAATCCCACTCAGGATTAGCAACCAAGATAACCTTGCTCTTATTGATCAAATCGGCGGTAGGAGCCAAGAACTTATGAGTTTCAATGCCCTCCACATCTGCCGCCATATCGCCAACATAACCGATATGACCGTTTTCCACATCCACATCAGAAATCAGGCTATACATATGACCGCCGCCACGAACTGCTGCAATTTTAGAAGTTTCAACGACTGTATAATTCTTATTCATAGTCCTATACCCTCACTTTCATATTATTTCTTAGTGGGCAGAATGCCATAGCGGGAGTTCACTTCCACAGCGGGCTTCTGCTCAAACACATCTGCAACCATAGGCGCAGGATTCTTATCCTTGCGGCTAAAGTTTGCATTCAAGTTTTTCTCTGTAAAGAGAATAGCGCACTGATTTTGAATCTGCTCAACAGTGAAATCATTACGATTTTCCTTCATGTTGATATAATCAGCGTTATCGCCCAAATGCTGATCAAACTTTGCAAACTCAGCATCCTTTGCCGCCTCAGCAGCATCAGCCTGACGCTTCTGTTCATCGGCAACATAAGCATCATACTTGGGCTTCATTTCGTCATAATCGTTCTTGACAGTGGTATAATTCTGCTCGGCAGTTTCCTTTTCCTTGGTAACTGCTTCAACCTGATTGTTCATGTAATCTGCCAGACCATCAAAAGCCTTTTCGAATACATCAATCTCATTCTCACTGCCAGCACCCTCGATATTTTCATACTTGGTCTTTTTACGAACCGCAGAATCAAAATCAATCTTGATCTCGTCATTTTCCATACTGAATTTCATACCGTACATACGATAATGGTCAGCACGATCCATGACAATCACTTCATCGTCCTGAACATCCACGAAGCAGAACTGAGAACATTCCCAGCCCCATTTATCACGGAAAGTCTTTTCATCAAGGATTGCATGAATCTCGTCTAACTGTTCCATCAAATTCAGTGTGAAATTAGGAGCAACATCTTTTGCCATGTTGTCATCCTCCTTTCCAGTTAATTCTTTTCCAGCAGCAGTAAACAGCGAGTATTCCTGCAACTTCTCTTTAATTTCCTGTGCAATGTTTGAAACGGTGTACTGAGCAACCGCCTCGCTATCAATCATTGCTGGCTGAATTTTTTCGTCAGTGGATGACAGCAAGCAACATCCATCGAATTTGAATTCAGTGAATTTAAATGTGCCGTCCTCCTGTTCTTCGCCAGTGATTGAAGAAAGTTCAAGTTCCATACTTTGTGGTTTGCCGCCATCTCGTTCAAAAATCGTTACTGCATCATCGAACTTAGTCCATAACAGCGCATCGACCTGAAAGAATTCACGACAAATACCATCAGAACAAACTTTTTCAATCCAGCGATAGTTACAAGATTCAGGGATCACACCATATGCAGAACCAGCATACACATATCGCTTACCATTTTCATCTTCGATCAACTTGTATTTATGACCTTGGAAATCCAATTCTCCGTCTGGATTCAGAGCGATATACCCCAAAACTGGTGTATTTTTAATGCTTTCGGCACAAGCATCAACAACTTCCTTATCAAAAATACTGCCGTTAAAATTCAAGCCTGTATGTAAAACATCAATTGTGATGGCAAGAAATCTCGAATCATCTGTTTCAACACATTCGTTGATCGTAAATGACACTGGCAATCTATTTTGCTTTTGACTCACTTTCTTAATCACCGCCTTTCTTGGAATATTTTAATAACACCTTTCGGTGATATTAACGATTTGCGTTTGCTTCTGTATCAGAAGCAATTTCACCTTTTTCGCTTAAATCTTCGCCGTTACTTTCATTTGTTGGTCTACCAACAGAATTGTTATTATTCTGATTTGCAAAAGCAGAAAGATGAACTAAATAATCTTGCAATTTAAGAATATCTTTTTCTAAAATTGCATCACCAATCAATCTGGATTGTGATTTTCCTAAAGAAGCCGCATAATCTAATTTAAATGGCAAACCACTCTGAGCTGCTTTTAAATAAGAATCTGAAACATCTCTACGATTAAACACAGTAGAATCCTGAATTCTCACAGCAAACTTATATAGCGGTTTATTATATTTGCGCATCTTAATGAAACGATTGAAAAATCGTTCACATTGACGATAAAAAGCATAAATAAAAGCGGCATCATTTTCCAAAGACAATTTAAATGCTGTACCAGATGCACTACCATTAAACAATTCATTTGACACACCAGCGTTATCATAAAGATTTGTCACAGCATCGCTCAAATTGTTTGTGCTATTGGCATTATCTTTAAAACTGACTGCTTCCGCATTACCGGGAACATGGAGCAAACCAACATCCTCTGGCATATTTGCCTTATTCATTTCGGCAAAAACTGTTAATGTATCTTCCGTTAAAAGAGGCTTATCAACAGCATCCTCGTCAATAGGAATTTCCACAACAATTGCTTTATAATTATCAACTCTTGCTTTTTGCAACTTCAACTTTTTGTAAACATCCAAATCCAAAATATCTTTTGTCAAAGCCATCATAAATGGCATTGGTGTCAATAAATAGGTATTGAACTTGAAACAAACCTGTTGATCAGCAGGAGGAATATACCAACCATCATGATACTTTTCGCCATGATGATAATCCAAATACGCCTGTTTGATATTATCTGGATATGTACCAATTTCCAAAGGACTGATGCCGCTTAAACGAATGCGGTAATTATAAACGCCATCCTGAATCTGTCTAATTTCACAAATCACAGGATTCAGCTTTAGAATAAAGAAATCCGTAGAATCCTCAAAAATCAATCCATAGAAAACATCTTCAGGAACAATTGTTTCCATAATTTTCAACATTTCATGTTTTAAGTTGATTTTCTCAAATTCACTGCATACAGCAAAATATGTGTCACGCAGCTTCTTTTGTTTTTCCTCGGTATTGAGTTCATCAACTTTCAAATCATATACATCAATCACATAATTGAACAATCCCATTTTTGAGAAGTAATTATTGATACGCATATAAAATGGAGATACATTCATCAAATATCTGCTTGTTTCCAAAAGAATAGATGAATGAGAACGAGGATTTTGCAGTGCATCTTGAATTTTTTCAATGGAATATGCTCCAATTTTCATTGAATTCAAAATGTTTGTATTACTACATAAATCATGAACCATCAATCTCTTGAATGCACTTAAATCAAGCGGTTTTTTGCCAGACTCCGCATCCTGAATAGCTTTTACATCTTTTTCGTAACTTTTACTCGAATAAATCACTTGTTTGCGTGGCATTTCTATCACCGCCTTTCTTTAATACATTCTTGGTTTGCGATTGAGTGCCTGTAATTTCTTTGCAAAAGACTTTGCATCAAAATCACTCTTTTGGTTATCTCCCTCACCAACCTTTACAATATAGTACAAGAGATATGCCACAGCAGAAAAACGGTCTTTATCAAATTTATTAACAACCTTTTCTACCGAAAGGTTCTTACCATTTTGGATTAACTTTAAGTTACCAACCTCTTGGAAGAACAATTCTTCCTGAACAAATGGCATAACCTTAGAGTTCAAATCGTCATTATCTTTAATTGCATAATCGCCGCCATTTCTGCTCTCTAAAAATCTGAATTTACCAGAATCAATCATATCAATGAAATTAGACAAAATACTTGTCTGTGCAGATTGTGCCTTTAAATCATATAAGCACTTTTCTGCTTTTGCGGTTTCTGGTTCCGCAGTAGTATTGATCGTATCCCAAGCTGGATATGTTTCACCAGACTTCGGATCATAACTCTCTTTCAAAAGTTCATCTACCAAACCAGTACCCAAACCGTTGCCGTCCACAACCACAATTCTTGCGTTATATCGTTTTCGAATTCTCTTTACAATACACGCCTGAGTTGAAAAACTTAACATATTAGATACATGAATGATGTTGACCAAATTGATATTTTCAATCTTTCCCTCGCTGTTACGAATTACTTGACCAACAGCAATAGAAGATTGGTTATTGCTCTTATTTTGTGAACGAGCCACATCCATTGCCAGATAAAATTCATCGTTGTCATTAGACGAACTTAAAACAGGTTCGGTCAATGTTCGGCAATTCATTAAGCGGTTAATATTAACCAATGCGCCTGTTGCGCTGCCAACCCATTTGCCACCATAGTTCATATCAAATGCAATAGGGGAGGAATCTCGTTTCTTTTTCAGAATGGTACTCTTACTGGAACCTCTTCCATACCAGCATCCAAGCATCCAGTCAGACCCAAGCACAATTTTACCTTTCAGATCACGCATATCCTGAATCATCTGCAAGCTGCGCCGATATTCATCTGAACCTCTAAAGCCCGGTGTAGTAAAGAAGTTGATTTGCTGATTTAATTCCTCTGGATTTGTGATTGCCAGCTTGCCAGTCGTGATACGACCAACCTCAACAACAGGTTCAAGAGCATCTTCAAAAGTCGTATTATCCATCAAGTTTGATTCCTCAATGTTCAAACGCTTTCTACGCTGACCCTTACTGGATTGAGCATTTGCCAATGCGTCAATTCGTGCATCGTTTTTAAACACAATCAAAGCATCGCCTTTTACAAAACTGGTCTTTTTAATCTCATTTAAGAGCATTGGATAATAACGCACCAATTCGTTGTATTTATCTTTCAACAAAGAAGCTGCGTTCTCTTTTGTCTGAGCCGTCAAACCAATCTCAATGTTGGGATACCTGATTGCTGTAATAACCATCGTTGCAACCTCAGCAAAGGTTTTGCCCCAACCACGAGGAAAACAACCATACTCACTAAAAAATCTTGCGCCGCATCTCATGAAAATACGCTGATCAGAATGTAATTTAATGCCACCCTCTTTAGGAGCCATTAAATCAAGCGCAAGATCAGGATACCACAACCATAAATTTGCGATTTCCTCATATTTGTCCATACTTGCTTCAAAAGCAGAATCATTATTCAGACTATTACTCATTACTCGTCACCTCGATTATAATCAGGCGGCAGTGTAATAAATTCTTTGATGCGTTCACGATTTGAAACTGTTGGATCATCAGCAAAGATTCCATATGGATCACCATACTGCTGGATGTATTCAGCCACTTTTTCATCATAGAACTTATATACATCTTCATATGCACATTCAGTCTTGCCTTCCAAACGGCGGCAATAATTAATAAAGCACCAGATTACAAAATCCAGTGCATCATTTGGTCTATAACGATATTTTGGCAGAATACGAATAACATCTTTTGTACGCTCTACCTTTTGAAAAAATTCAGAGAAACTACTGATACCACCTTGAAGATCGCTTTGATTAAGCTGTTTCAAAGCATCACTGGACAGTTTACCCCATTTTTCAGCCTCAGCAGTATTACCACTATTCGTTGCAATCTCTTCTCTTGCCGCAGCTCGGACATAACGCAAAAGCAATTTCTTTTGACTTTCTGTAATGCTCGGATAGTCATTTTTCATTGTGTCATAATAACTGAGCATTACTTTATATTCTTGAGCCGTACAACCTTCGCCAAATAACTTGATAATGTCCTCAGTTACCTCAAAATTATTATCGGTCAAATAATATACCTGATCAGAACCAATAGATTTTCGTCTGGAACTTTCCACACGATTATCAATATTCTGTTTTGATTCAAAACAACTATCTGCCCAAGTCTTTGAACGATGTTGCTGAATAGAAATGTTCTTAATGTATTTGCCGATAATCGGATCATAGGATACTTCTTGTGTCCCAAGATTTTTACAAACCTCGTTGACTGAACTTTCCCAAATGTCCTGAAGAAATGGTCTGTCTAATTGACGCAAAATTGAATACAAATTATCAATGTTGAACTCGCCGTCATCATCATAACAAGCATTTCGAATACATTCCTTGCATATCGGCATTCTGCCATCACTATGCAATGGATTGTAGCTTACATAGAACAAACCATCTCTCTTTTCCTGCTGACACGCAGAACAATACTTTTTCTTAATTTGCTTGGCAGTAGAACTGCCTGATTTTCTCGCCATACTGCCACGCTCCTTACTTTTAAATCATGTTCCTGTTTTTAAGATATTATCAATTAAGTAATCATCTTCAAAATGAACGCCATAAGTCTGTCCATTTTTAGGACACTCATATCTAAATCGGATCGTAGTAATCGGCGTTTCAGGAACTTTTAATAAATATATTTTATCTCTACTTAAATTATAGAGAGCAAAATAATCAACTTCATCAATCGTATATTCATGGCGCATACCATTTTTCCTATGAGCAGTTGATGATGTTAAATCAAAATTAATATTCCCGTTTTTAGCATCAACCGAAGTTTTTATTTGTATTTTGTTCAATTTACCATTAAACTCAACAACTAAATCTGCTTTTTCATTATCTCCAAATGGAATATATACAGGAAAACCTAATTCAATAAATTTTGATAAAACTTTCGCTTCACCAATATTCCCAATCTGTTTACTATTCATCAATGCTCCTTTCTCAATATAGAAAAAGACCAAGGATTTCTCCTTGATCTTTATTGGTCTGAGTGGTTGGACTCGAACCCACAGCCTCGTGAACCCAAATCACGCCGTCTACCAATTGGCGTACACCCAGTTATGGTAGGGGAGAAGGGGATCGAACCCTCACGGTGTTACCACCAGCGGATTTTAAGTCCGCATCGTCTACCAGTTCCGACACTCCCCCATATGGCTGGGGTAGATGGATTCGAACCATCGAATGCAGGAGTCAAAATCCTGTGCCTTACCGCTTGGCGATACCCCAATATTAAATTATCCTGCTGCGTTGCAAGCCGCTCTCGCCATCAGGAAAGACACTAAGACCATTGTGATACAGGATATTTGGTGCGGGTGGTGGGACTTGAACCCACACGGTATCACTACCAACAGATTTTGAGTCTGCCTCGTCTGCCGATTCCGACACACCCGCATATAAAAGAAATATTATCGTAATTTCACCATCGGCAAGTTGGTTTGCCTCATAGACGATGGACTAAAACCATAGGACATTCATTTCATACAAAATGTTTTCCAACAGTCCTGTTTGGTGCGCCAGACGGGACTCGAACCCGTGACTTACCGCTTAAAAGGCGGTTACTCTACCAACTGAGTTACTGGCGCATATTCAATTGATAGAATGGTGGAAAATAGCGGAATCGAACCGCTGACCTTCTGCTTGCAAGGCAGACGCTCTCCCAACTGAGCTAATTCCCCATGTGGAGCTGGTAGACGGACTCGAACCCCCGACCTATTGATTACAAATCAATTGCTCTACCAACTGAGCTATACCAGCATATTTAATAAAATGGCGGGAAGGGTGGGATTCGAACCCACGCACCGCTATCAACGATCTACTCCCTTAGCAGGGGAGCCTCTTGAACCTCTTGAGTACCTTCCCAAATGGTTGCGGGGGCAGGACTCGAACCTACGACCTTCAGCTTATGGGGCTGACGAGCTGCCAACTGCTACCACCCCGCAGTATAATGGCGATGCGTAGGGGACTTGAACCCCTGACCTCTGCCGTGACAGGGCAGCGTTCTACTCTTCTGAACTAACGCACCATATGGTGATCTGTACGGGATTCGAACCCATGTTACCGCCGTGAAAGGGCGGTGTCTTAACCTCTTGACCAACAGACCATCTTGTATTTCTTGTTATTAAATCAATCTTGCAGGAGGACTATCGCCTCCTGACATTGACTATTATACTTGTATTTCTGGTTATTGTCAATACCTTTTGAAAAACTTTTTTGAAAAATTTTTGGTGGAAGGGAGAGGTATCGAACCTCCACCCTACGGTTTTTCAGACCGCCGCTCAGACCTCATAAGCTACCCTTCCATATCAAGGAACAGCAGATCAACCGCTGTTCCTTAAAACATTTTTCAAGGTATTTCCGGGAGTGACCTTCACAGATTCAGAATCAGGAATATCAATCAACCCATTATTCTTTAAATCATTGCCCTTATGACCTTTTCGCTTTCTACGCTCAAATTTCAAAAATCCATGCAACGCAACTACTTCATTTCTGCGCATAGCATCATAAACAGTTTCTTCATAAGCATCTACCATCTCGGTAACTGCTTTCTTGGTTTGTCCAGTTCTCTCTACGATTTCTGCGATTAACTCACTTCTATTCATATTCCACCTCATAACTTAATCGCATATTCGATAGTTTTACCTCGACCATGCTCCAAAACTAAAAATGTTGCGCCAGCATTTGATGTTTTATTGATCGACATAGAAAAATCATCAACGCCAATAATACTTGGAACATTAATGACTTCCTGATTAATACCAACCGTTTCACTCTTTGCATGGTGCTTATGACCAGCAATCAGGAAATCGAGCTGCACACGATATTTCTGCGAAAAATCTTTGATGGCTTGTTCCATACTTTTTACTTCACCGTGGATACCACAAACCTGATAACCTAAAATCTCCGCATAAATCAATCCAGTTGGATTTTCAATAAATGTAAAATTCGGATTTTCTGAAAGTCGTGTACGAATCATAGCATTCACAACCAATGCCATATTTTCTTGTGTAAATGTTCCTTTTGGCTGACCAAGCATACGAAGTTCGGAATGATTTCCGCTCGTAGTCTGAAATTCCACCTGAACATATTTGCTCAACTCATTCAGCCAATTTACGATAAACTCTGCATAACGAACAGTGCTTTCTACAACGCCATATCGAAGCTGCATAAGCTGTTTTACACGCAAAAGTCCATCCTCAAAATCTCCCATAGAAAAAACATAGATTTTTGAAAAATTCTCTTTTTGTACGATCTGAATTGTCTGATTCAGCAAATCCCACATACGATCCTCAAAAATCTCAGGACTATATGCATTGATTACCTCATTAGACAATCCACGAATTGTAAATTCCGTACCATAATGTTCATCACCAAAAATAAGAATACCCGCACGATGATTATTCTCTGCAAAAATTGGAGCAGGAATATCCAGCGGCTCCAATTCTGCTACTGCTTGACAAATATGTTCAACGATCAATTCATCTCGTGCATTTTCTCGCAGCCAGCGATTCAATTCCAGTTTTTCCGTCTGTAATTTATATCGCTCTTTCTTAATTTGGTTCAAAACATTTTCTGTATTGGTAGGGGAGGGAACATCCTTAACTTCCGCAGGATCATGAAGCCATCCTGCTTCCAAATATTCATAAAACAGTTTTGCTCCTTTGCGAATTGTATCACGATGTTCAACCTCTCCTGTGTATTCTGTTCTCAAATCAGCAATGTCTTGCCATTCAATTGTAGAATCATTTAAGCGTCTGGTAAGTAAGTCATATTGTCGGGCTAAAAATTCCGCTCGTTCTATGGCTATCCACCTCCAAACTCTTAATCTTCTTCTGCCTTATCCTGTTCGTCCTGACCACTAAAATCCATACAATCATCCATTGTCAGAGTAATGCCAAGGTCTTTCTTAGCACTCTCATGGAACTTCATCAGCTTAGACAGTTTTTCGCAAACAAGATAATGGTCACAGTTATCACAAATAAAATTGTTGATCATAATTCAAAATCCTCTCATTCTTGTATTTATTGTTATTTTAATCTAATAGGTCTGCCATTGCAGCAGTTTCGCTTCGTTCAGTTTTTAAGAGTTTCACAAATCCAAACCGATGATGACCTTTCAGCCGATCAACAGCAATCATCAATCCGTTATTCTCTGCAAATACTTTATGGTCAGTCTGGCGATAATCGCCGTTTAACCACAATGCAGAACCATTACCAACACGACCAAGCAAAAGCTGAATATGTTCCTTTGTCATATTCTCTGCCTCACTACACATAATAATCGTGTTTTTAATATCTCTGCCTCGAATAAATCCAAGATGCTCAACCTCAATCTGACCATTACTAATAAACCGATCCAATCCCTCAATACCACCAACATGATCAGCTAATGGCATTGCAAAGGGAAGCAGTTTATCAAATGCGTCACCGGGGAGAAAACCAAGCGGCTTAGAATTTTTAACCTCAACATTATTGCGAACCCACATGATTTTATCATATTTGCCCTGCATTACTAAATCCAGAGCCGCCGCACACATCAAATAATCCTTACCAGAACCGAAGCATCCAGAAATGATTTTCACTGTAATATCATCATTGTAGAGCATATCCAGTGCAATTCTCTGTTGTGGGTTTCTTGGCTTTACATCCTCTGTATAGCTATTCTTAATCATCCGATACCCAACAAGCACATACTTCTTTCCATCCCAGCGATAATAGTCAACAACATTACCATCACCGTCATCAATCAATACATACTCGTTTTCAAGACAACCAAAAATATTCTGTCCCATGTTTCCATAGAATTCAGGCAGTCGAACATCATCATTTCGGATTTCCTGAAATCCTCGATATTCATTCATGTAAAAACTCCTTACTGTATCGGCGTTTAAATGATCTCGTCTAAGTCGCAATCCTCGCCAATAATATAATCAGTTACACCAAGTTCCTTAGCCTCGTCAGAGAACATATACCACTCTTTTCGCATCTGAGCGTCATACATCTCTGATGTAATCTTGGTTCTGTCCAACACATATTCCTTAACTCTTGCCTCAATACGCTTATTAAATTCCATCTGGTCTTGTGCTTTTGCACCAGAATTATAAATGAAATTAGAGCCATCGTGCATCAGGTACTTTGCTGTCTTAGAGCCATAACGCTTATGACCAGCCAAACCAATCAAAAAGCCCATAGAATACTGATACCCAAGATTGATTGTGTAAACAGGAGTCTTACTTTGACGAATCACATCAATCAGTTCAAAACCGGGATCAACGCTGCCGCCATTGGAAGAGCAATAAAGCAGAATAGGCTTGCGTTCCTCAACTGGCTTTCCCTTGTCATCTGCATTGTACTGCAAAATATGAGAAACAATATCATCAATGATACATTCATCAATGTCACAAGTCAGAAACAGCTTTCTATCCTTCAGATTTTTCAGATAAAAAACTTCATTGACCCCCCAGTTTTTCAGGACAGTTGCTTCGTCAAATTCAATATCATAAAAACTTTTTTCGATACGAGTCATAACCTCCTCCTTATCCATGCCACTTGCGTCTGCGTTCACGCTCTTTGTCGATTGTAGCGCAAATAGCAGCCGCCTCAGCATTACTTTCTACGATCAGACGCAGATACTTTTCAGCTTCGGGCAGATAATAACGATGCCGCTTGCTCTTCTGAATACAAGTCCTGACAATCTCCGCACGAGGAAAAACCTTGCGAACTGCCTCAGACTCAGATTTCGTAATTTTAATCAAACAAATCTCATTCCTTTTCAATAGATTTAGGCTGTTAAAAAGCCCATAATAAGGGTAATTTCGTTAGTGTACCCGTAGGAGATGTTAGCAAACTTAATGAAAACACCATAATTATGGTTATTTCAAATAAAAAACGAGTTAAAAATCCATAAAAATGGCGATTTTTTTCGCCATTTTAAATAATTTCAAGCCATTTCATAGCAGCAATATACTTATTAATAAAAGACAACAAATTATATGTATTTGTTTTTGACAATTTTTTTGTTGAAGGATTAGCCAAAAATTTACTCAATACATCATTGCTTATTTCAAGCTGTTGTGCAACCCATGATTGCTTTAACCCATACTTATCCAAAAATGATTTTACATAATCAGCAAATTCTTCTTGATTGTTAAAATACATCAAGTATTTTTCCCCCTCTCCATTAATTTTCGAATATCGAAAATCATAAATATGTATGTCGCCATCTTCAGTTTCTTGCAAAAATGAAATAGGTGCAGTGCTGTCTTGTAAAACAAGATAGAAAGTTGATAGCATAAACCCACGAACTTCTTCAACAAGCAAATAGAACATGAAACGATTTAAACCAAAATAGACACCATCCACATCTTTCAAAAACATACTCATTTGTTTTTCGGTTATTTGAATATCTTTTAACTCAAGTGCATATCTTTTGCGAGTTTCTAATATCTGTTCTCGTTTTTCGCTATTAGTTAAACTTGTACTAACCCAAATCTCATTACATTTAGTTCGTGCATCTTCAACTATACAAGTTACTTTGTTAAGCAGCTCTTTTCGCTGTTTTTTAGTAATTATTTTCTTTGGATCAATTAATTCTGGATCAATAATAATATCGGTTAATGGAGAAGTAACAAAATCATTGTTTTCATCCTTACGAGGAATATAAAAACGATTAATACATTTCTGTAAATAATCCATAGATGTTTCGTGTTTTATGTAAGACATTCTTCCTCGTTCGATAACAATATTATTCTTTGAATGCTTTTTAATTTCATGAGCATCTTTAAATTTGTCCGTCTTAAACAATTTCTGAAACTCGTCATCTTGTTCTACATACACATGATAATCATCACGATAGCCCTTATACCCATCAATGTATTTAAAGAACAAAGGTCTGACATGACGATTCTTTTTATCTCGCACATCATACTTTTTCTTCAACAATTGCAACTCACGAGTATTGTTCGCAGGATTTTCACGCTTTGCAGAGTCAATTTCCAAATTGCTCATAACATCCAATTGAGAAATGTCGCAGTACAATTCCATCACATCATCAACACTGGCTCCTTTGTTGATGCGATCCCAAAGAATCGAATTAAGTTCCTGTGACAGATTAATGATTTCACCAATCTTATTTGCGCTGGTTTTAATATCAAGATCGGCTTTTTCACGATTTGTATATCTACGATTGCGCTTTGCAGATTCGACCAGTTTAGTCGGAACAGGGAAGTTATCATAATTCCGCTTTGCTGCTGTCACTAAAATTTCATTATCAGTGAGCAACATCGTATCGGAGTCAAAATCTGCGCCGCTCAAACGCTCAAGCAAATTTTCCCGAATACTGTTTACATACACAATCTCATTCGTTGGATTCATATAACGAGCAATTTCAGGACGGATCACATTGCGAGTAACCAGAATATTACCAATCGTCACATGAGGACTGCGAGAACCAAGTAACTCCTTGCCGCTCTCAAACATTTCACAGTGAACCGTATCTCTTTCAATGATAGAAGATCCATCGAATTGACCAATTGACATTTTCAGCATCTCAATTGGATTACCGCACAAGGTACTGTAATTTCCTCGAACCAATACATGACCACAGCGCAGATTCTTAATAAATGATCTAATTAAATCATTACAGAAGTTTCCATACATCTTGGTTTTAGCAAAATGCTCATTCATACCAAGAATCTTATAAATTACATCATTTTTTGAAGTAATTGCTTTTGTATAATAATCTTCATCTGGTGTGCAATACTGATAACTGATCTGATGACGAAGCACCGCAGGATCGGTCTTAATCATCCTTGCATAGTCCAAAGATGGCTTAATAAATTGCTCAACCTCTTCATATGTCATCTGCAAGGTATTGATAAGCTGATAATGTGTCTGCACCATACGCCCATCAAAGAAATGGGTTTTCTTCTCATATTTAACAACGCCAAAAGTCGTTTCCAAAGTATCAAGCCAATGATCCAAAGTACCAAATTTGAGATATTTAATGGAACTTGGTGTCGTAATCAGCTTAACATCCTCAATTTTCCTTGCACGAGTATATCCATTAAGCTGGCTGACTTTCTTAATTCCATGATCTGCAAACCACTGCTGAATATTTGCATTAAAACAACATGACTTAAAAAATCTGGCTCGAAGCAGAAGCATACCCTTATTGGAATATTCACCAAACAGACTGCGATCCATCAAAGACTGTCCATCCCAAATACTGTTCGAGATTTCTACATCTTCGGGTTGCGATACGAGCCGCCCATCAACCAACCTTGTAGCAATTGCTCGTTCATGAAATACACTTTTATAATCATCCACGACCAGAATGTTTTCTGGTTTAATCTCAATCGTGTCGATGATACTACTAAGTGTCAGTGCAATATAAGGTTCAAGAGCAGCCAAATCAATATCTTGACCTTCATCCACTTGAATACCGCACATTTCCCACTCATGCATAATATCGTACAATCTTTCATTAATAAATAAGCACTTGCCTACACGACTGGAACCAGAGCTGCGCTTAAAGCGGACATATTTAATGCCTTCGCAGACAAAACCATTTTCATAAATATCAGATCGAATATCTGCAACATTGTTACAGGTCTTGATATTATCTTTTGCTCGATACATCCCATCTTTAAAAATGAAATAGGGAAGTTCTTCGGCATCCACAGGGTTGTTTACTTTCTCACCAGTTTGAACACCAACAATTTCACCATCATCCCAAGCAATACAATCCTCGAACTCAAGATCGTCAATTCTATATCCGAAACGAATATAGTAACTGCCTCTTACTCTGTTAAATTCTTTATTGCTATATTTGAAAGTTACATTGATAACCTGACAAGAATACTCTTTACCTCTGGAATGAACTTCGTCATATTCGTTGCCTTTTTCGTCAAAAGAGAATACAGTTTCTAACTGTTCTATATCAGCAACAGGAAATAAACTTTTATGTACTTGCCGCATTTTAATTAAATCAAGACTGTAATCCAGAGAGTTAATAAATCTTGATAAATTCAGATTTCCAGTTTTATTTTTCAACCTGTATCCATTCTTGGGGTCTAAACTATTGGAAATGTAAATATCTTTACCGTCCAAAGAAGGGATATAAACCGCATTCGTATTAATAATTTCCACCACCAATCAATGAATTCGCAAACTTAATGTGTTCTGGTGTATAGAACTCTGCATTATCTGGAAGTTCTTCTCTGAATTCCTCTGGAATTTCGCCTTGACACCAAAGATTATTTGTCGTAATAGTTCTTCCATCAAAAAACTTAATCCAAAACCTCCGTCCAGCACACCCTAAGAACGGATGCTGATCAGGATTTTTGACTTCACCTCCATCACAATAACATTGTCCACCAATAACAATGTGTTGTTCCTTTTCGGAAATTAACTCACGCCAAAAATGACGATGAAAACATTCACCACTGCATAACACAGCATTTGTGTAGCAACTCTTTTCAATTTCTTTTCCGCAAATCACGCATTTCAAAATATCACCTCCATGCTTGTATTTGTGGTTATTATAGTTTATATAAAGCAACATCGTGCTTTGTAAACTCATTTTGAATTAATCCATATACAGATTGCCAATCACCACCACCATTGCCACAGCCAATCATATAAGGCATTGCAATATGCTCATATACTGGAACGATTTTGATTAATTTCTGAAAGCAACTTCTTAAAGCAACAAGATCAGTATATCTCTTATCGTTCCCATATCGTTCTTGAGCAAAAAGATTGCAAATGACTTTACCATCGTCTGTGGGGATAAGAAGAACACGACCAATTAAATCTCTGATCCGATGTTCCTCGCAATAGCCTTGATAACGGCGATATACATCAGGATACTTATTGCGAATTTGCAAAGCAAGACCTTTTCCCATAACGCCGCAGCAGTTCACTTGATGGACAAGATAAGTTTCTTCAGCCTTTAAAAGATCGCCATTCACAATTTGAATCCGTCCCATATCAGTTTCCTCCGTAGACCAAATTTTCCAGAAGTGCAACTCTTGTCATTAACCCAACACCACCGGGAACAGGCGTAATTAACATCTGATCTCCATAGCAAGATTTATCCACATCGCCACACAGTTTGCCATCCTCACCACGACAAATACCTACATCAATTACAATTTGGTCATCTCGAATCTTTTTAATTAACTGAGGCTTACCAGTCGCAGAAATAATCACATCAGCAGCAAGAATATATCCCTCTAAATCAAAAGCCTTTGTATAGCTATTACACCACAAAACAGTGGCATTATGTTTCGTCAACAAATCAACCATTGGCTTTCCAACTTCGCCTCTGCCGATTACACAACACAACTGACCATCCACATCGTAATTCAAATGATCCAGAATCGTCATTACTCCTTTAGGAGTGCAAGGCGTAAACCCACTGTTATGCTTAAATCCGTCTACATCCTTGCTATCTGCAACGGCATTAAGAATACTGTCCTTGTCCAAATGGGGAGGAAGAGGGAGCTGCACAATAATTCCGTTTACTAAAACAGATTCATTAGCATCTCTGATAGTACGAATGATTTCATTGGTAGTTACAGAAACATCAAAACTCTTATGTAAAAATCGAATACCTACTTCCATGCAGTCTTGCATCTTGCCACGAATATAAGAATTAGATGCAGGATCATCGCCTACTTGGATTACCATCAAACATAAATCCTTGTTATTCTGCTCAATATATTCTTTCAAATACTTTTTTCGCTCTGCGGCAATAGTCTTGCAATCAATCATTTACTATCATTCCCTTCCTCAATTTCTTCCATGATTTTATAAAAATCACTGCCCTTGATTTCCTGAAACATATCTTCTGGCATTTCAACTCTCTCCGCATGATAGGAACAATACAAAATTCCCTTATGATCAAACAAACGACTTGAACTCCTGCCAGTAATTACAGAATTATACCAAGATGGAGAGGGCTTATGATAAATCTTTATATCAGCAGCTTGTTTAATCCAAGCCTTACCAATCACAGAATTTCGCTTAAACAAACACAATCCATCTTCCAAAGCGTATTTCGTAAACTGTTTTGCAAATTTATTTTCGTCATTTTTTGTCGGAATAATGCCAATCCGATCCTTTGAAATCCAATACCTTGTTGCCTCAATTCCATGCTGCTCAAAGAAACTAATTACGATTTTATTATTCTCAGAAACAGAATTTCTCCATTCCCAATAATCAGCATATAATTGTGAACCCTCTTTAACGATATAAAATTTTTCCACAACCATCCTCCTAAACATGAGTCCATATTTCATTTTTTACAATTCTGGAAATCAAACCGACACTTACACCAAAATAAGTAGCAAGTTCTTGTCGGTTGCATTTTTGCCCTTTACCTTTCGGTATATAATTAGAGCGAATGTAAATTACATCATCCTCAGTCAACTTCGCCATTCCATTGTAACTACCTTGATAATATCCAAAGCGTGAATTTTGCGCCAACTGATATGGAATAGAGGGATCAATTAAATCCATTTCAACAGCGTGGTTATAATTATCTCTGCGAGAACACCATTCCAAATTATCCAGTCGATTATTTGTTTTCTTACCATCAATATGATTTACAATTTCATACCCATAAGGATTGTTTAAAAATGTTTCCGCAACACAACGATGTATGCGGATATTTTTATTCCTACCATTGACAGAAGTACATATTTGCAAATATCCACTGGAACACATATGTAAAGAATAAATTCTTTTATTCTTGGCATTTCGAATTCTGCCATATGTAGAAACCTCAAAACGCCAAGAATAATCTACTCCGTCATACCATGCTCCTGCCCATTGTTCAATTTCCTGCTCATACCACACCGATCTCAACTCACTCTCTTATTTCATACCCTTGCGGCTGCTTCTTTTGTTCGGAATGTTCTCGGCGTTTCAATACCGCAATTATCACGGGCGATAAAGTAAAAGAATGAATTCGAATATGCAGAAGGTTCTACAACAAAGAATGCTTTTCCACCACAACACGGACATGACTTTAAATCATCATCGTTCATATTCCTTATCATTCTGCTCACAATATTCCTCCCATGCTTCCTTGCAAAAATCTCCTTCACAAGCACCTAATCTGCTTACTGTTCCATTCATATAAGGACAGTATTTTGCATCACAAAGAATTTCAGCCTCACACGCTTCTATAAAATCATTATTCTCCTTTTGACTCATGTACTGATTCACCAGCAGCACCTCTTTTCCAATTTTCAAGATACTTGTCAAAATCTCCCTCAAAACCAGTGCAAAGATAAATTGTGTGCATGATCTTATTGTGAAATTGACAATCGCTGCAATTTAATCCATTATTACAGGGATTTTCGCAAAACTGACACATACAGTTCGTGTTGTCAAAAGGACACAAATTTGTGCAAACCATAACCCACCATCCAATTAATGCTTCACATACAGATCATAAATAGGAACACCGTTTCTTTCTGAAATTTCAGCCTCTCCATTTTCAAATTCCTGCAAATATGCCTGATTTGCTTCTTCGTTTTCAAAACGGTATAGGTTCTCATACTGAAGTGATAGGGGAGAGCCAAAAATCCAATTATCTGCACCGCAATGGAACATACCGCCAGTCATTGCATTATGGCGAACACCTTTCCACGGCAATTTAGAGCAAACAGAATACATTGGCTTTCCAAATAAATTGCTTACCATCACAAAGTAATTCTCTGACACTGCTTTAACACGCAGAGGTTTCGTCCAATCATTGATCTTGACCAAATCGCCAACCTTGATCGTATCAAGAATTTCTCGTGTAATATCTGTATAATGCACATATTCCTTTTTCATATCACACCTCCATCATAGATCGAAGCTGACTGGTACATTCTGCAATTGCATGAGCCGCTTCCACCATATCAAATCCGCTATTGATTAAACTCATAGAAATACGAATCGTACAGCTTGCATCATGCTCTGATAAGCCCAATGCCAACAGCACATGAGAAGGTTCAAGAGAGCCAGCCGTACACGCCGATCCAGCAGACACATAGACCTGTTTCTGGTTCAGCAGCAAAAGCATTGCTTCGCTCTCGCACCCCGGCAGTGTCAAGCTAATAATGTTCGGAACGCCAACATCAGTATTAACTTTATAAGAAACAGACAGTTCATCCAAAGTATCAAAGAATGTGTTTCTTAATTCTCTGAAATATTCCTCGTTTCCCTTCATATTCTTAGCAAGCCCCTCTGTCGCAGCTCCCATAGAAATAATGCCAAACACATTCTCGGTTCCTGCTCTAAGACCTCGTTCCTGACCGCCGCCAGTAATAATTGATTTTACAGGCACTCCATCTCTCACATACAAAATGCCGATCCCCTTCAGTGCATGAATCTTATGTCCTGATGCGGCAAGCATATCAATGTGCTGTTCATTTACATTCAGCGGAATATGACCATATGCCTGAACTGCGTCTGTCATGAAAAGTGTATGATATTCCTGACAAAGATCGCCAATATCCTCAATCAACTGAATAGAACCAATTTCATTATTCACTGCCATAATGGACACAAGACCAATCTGATCCTTATATTTTTCCATGACTCGATGCAGTTCCTCAATATCTACTCTGCCATCCTGATCAATAGGCATATAGATTACAGTAAATCCATCCTTCTCCAATTCCTTGCAAGTATTCAAAACGGCATGATGTTCGATTTCCGTAGTAACAATCATTGTCTTACCAATACTTTTCAGATACGGAGCAATACCACGCAGAGCCATATTATCTGACTCACTGCCACCAGCAGTAAAATAAATCTCAGAAGGCTTTGCTCCGATAAAATCAGCAATGATTTTTCTTGCATTCTCAACCACATCGTTTGCCTTACGACCAATATCATGCAAGCTACTTGGATTTCCATACTGCTCATATATAGCATCGTTGACCATATCCATCACAAAACGAAGCGGCTTTGTCGTACTGGCGTTATCCAAATAAATCCTTGATTTCACCAGAACATTATTCGTAGCTTTTTCCATCATCGTACTCCTTCATATATTTCCAATATTCATTTCTGAATTTTCTCCTGCCATTTTCTACTCGCTGCTCAATCTCAGCGTCCGACAAATCAATCTCATTACTGCCATCATCATAAAATGCGCAGGGCTGTTCATCCTCGCATTGGTCATTCCAAATACAGGTTCGGCATGAGTGCCGATTGGTATTTTCGTTCATAAAATTCTCCTTTATGTAGTTTCATATTTTGTCCTCCGATACTTGTATTTCTGGTTATTAGTCAAAAAGAAAAGAAATAAAATCACTTTCATCCATTTCTTTGCCATTATATCTCTGAGTAGAAGAAACATACAAAACCTTTTCTGCTCTTGTAATAGCCACATACATTAGGCGTTTTTCCTCGTCTGGATTTTGATTTTTCCCATGCGGCAGAATACCTTGATTAACTCCTGCCACAAACACAATAGGAAACTCCAATCCTTTGGATTTATGAATGGTCATAAGCTGAACAGAATTCGGATCAATTTTCTTTTCCTTGGCGAACTTCATCATAAAGGAAACAAAACGCTTTACATCCTTATAGTTCGATGCCATGCTCTGCAAAGTATTCAAGTTTTCAACTTTGCTATCATCATTCTCGCTCAAATCTTTAGACACATAAGAATCCAAATCAAGAATTTCTCGCAGATCAGCAATCATATCTGCTACGGTTTTATAATGGTTTCCACTGAGCTGCTTAACAGTGCCATAAATTGAATTAGCACTCTTATATCTCCAATTCGTTTTAATCACTCTTGACATGGCGCAAAACAAAGAGATTTTTTCTTTTCTGGCAGCTCGTTTTACCTCTTGCAAAAACTGACTTCCCAAAAAACGATTAGGACGATTATAAATATATTCAAATGCCTCGTCATCGTTAATATCGCATACCAGACGCAAATAAGAAAGGACAATCTTGATTTCCTTGCGATCTGAAAATGACAAACCATCTACAACAGTATATGGAATTTCACTGCGATACAAAGCCGTTTCAAAATACTGAAGCTGGGCATTTGTTCTGGTAAGCACAGCTATATCATTATAACGATACCCCGCCTCTACCAGTTTTTTTACTCTCTTAGAAATTTCAGCCGCCTCCGTGGTTTCATCAGTGAACCGATCATAATGAGGCTCTTCAAATTCTCCCTTGTCTGCAACACTCTCCACATAATGAACATGACCAGACTCAGGAATATACTCTGCGAAATGATTGGCAGCACGAACAATATTCAAACTGCTTCGATAGTTTTTATTCAGTTGAATTGTTTTTGCATCAGGCCATTCCTGATCAAACTCCAATACAAACCGATTGTCTGAACCTCTCCACTGAAAAATGTTCTGCAAAGGATCATCCACTACGAAAACATTCTTGTGCTTTGCACCAATCAATTTCAAAATTTCATACTGTACTGCATTCGTATCTTGCATCTCGTCTGCCAGAATAAATTGGTATTTATCCTGACAATAAGCTAATCCTTTTTCATTGCTAACCAATATCTCATAGCACTTGGTAAGCATATCATCAAAATCTAACTGGTTATGTGCGCTTTTGTAATCCTCGTATTTCTTATAAAATTTCCCGAACTTTTCTCTCGTATCTGGCTTTTTCATCTGATTTTTCTGCACAGAAATGTAATGCAAAATTTCTGCTACTTCCTCACCATCGACTTCTTTGGTTCGATAAACAGACTGCATAATCTCTTCGATAATCTTGACCTTTTTCCAATCGGCATCCAAAATTTCAAATTGCTCTCTTGTAAACTGTCGAACAATTCTATATCCAAAAGAATGGAATGTTTCAATGTTAATGAAATTTACATACTCAGGAATCATTTTAGTCAGACGCTCGATCATATTCTCTTTTGCCTTTTTGCTAAATGTAATTGCTAAAATCTTTCCCGGCTCTACATCATATTCCTCAATCAACTTTACAATTCGATTTACAAGAACCCTTGTTTTACCACTCCCTGCGGAAGCGATTACATTACAACAGCCCCTATAAAAATCAACCGCCTCTTGCTGTACTTTGCTTAATTCCATAATCGACCTCACTTATTCATCCACATATACGATATGAAAACCGTATTTCTCTTGCGCTTTTTCTTGATAAGATTTCTTACTTGCTGACGGCAACTTATCTCTTACATCCTCTGCGGCAGGATTTAGTGTCAAATCGGAAAGATGCTTAAAATGCTCAATGTAATTGTCGCATAGCTGCTTTTTCTCAGCCCGATTCTCAGCATTGGTATCCAGAATATATTTTAAAGCCATACCAATCTCTTTTCGCCGCTGTGGGATGGTCATATCCGAAAAACTTTTCAGCGTTTCTTTACACCTTGCCGTATCGACTTTCCACAATTCGAATGCTCTACATACGAACCAAATTCCATGCTTTTGCAATAATGCAGATAATTCAGAATTGTACCTCGCCGCCTTTTTACCATACCACTTTTCACTATTTGTTCGAATGCCAGCTTTACGGCTGGCGATCTCGTCTAATTCGGAATACAATTTCATTTCCTCTTTAGTCGCAATACGAACCTCGCCCTTTTTTACATAAATCTCTGTACCTTCTACATCAACTCGTTCTGGCATTGTACCGATCATATGAGTTTCATTGTAAATTACACAGTTCATGCTTGCCAGATATTTAATGCACTGCCGAATATAATCATCAATGCGATTATCTGCTTTATTGAAATACTCAGATACAATCTGAAGGGGGATACCCATATCAGTATTGACCGCCTCCTGATTGAACTTTATCATGTTATAATTTCCAGTGATCAGAGAAACATCGGCAGCTATATCCATAGAGGTTATCACTGCTCTGCGATTCTTTTTATCATCGCCGTATAAAACACGATAAAGCATCAGCGGCGCAAGATACTGATAAATTCCCTTATGAATTTTCGCATCACTCAAAGTCTTTGGATAAGAAAAAACCTCTGTGACTACATATTTCTTCTTCTCAGCATCAAACTCATAATCACAATATCTTGCCAAAGTATCAAGAAACATACTCCGATGTTTGCCGCTGGCGAATTTCTCTTTTCTGTGATATGACTTCTTTTGAGCATCAGTACATATCTTGTCAACCAGCGTTACTTCGTTGTATTCTCCCTTTTTCAACCTGACCAGATTTTCACTAATTTCAATCATCTCCTTCAATTTTGGTAAGTTGCCCTCCAACTGAAAACGCTTGAAACGCCCATATTTATGCTTGTTTCAAAGGTTTTGCCTATGTACCAAAATCCCATAATAATATATATACTTATTATGGCAAAATGGTACACACAGAAATCCCGCCAAAACACCATTGAATTGGTCTTTTTAGCCGTTTTTTCAAAAGAGCAAAAATATAAAATCCCACAAACATGGTCATTTATATTCATGAGCATTGCCGTAGGCGATGCGAATGACAGTGAAGGCAACCAGCCGTAGGCTGTGTTGTCAAGCTGCAAATCATCCTCCCGCCTTAAAGAGCATTCGCCTCTACAAAATCATCCATCTCGGACTGACTGCGCCCTATATAGTGATAGGTAGTTTTTACATTGCTGTGCTTCAAAAGTTGAGATACCATTACCTCGTCCTCGGTATTGGTACTATTAGTAATAATATGATAGGGCATTGTCTTGCGCAGCGAATGAGTTCCAATCCGCATATCAATTCCCAACGCCTCAACTGTACGCTGAAGCATTCGCCGCATCCCATCTACACTCATATGCTCGTCATGGTTATTCAATTTCGGGAACAACCAGTCAGACATACGGTATTCTTTCAGAGTATCAAAATACAGTTTTAATGCTTCCACTGTCTTGCTGTTCAGCAGGATCATAGAACGCTTACCAGTTTTTTGTTCGTGATCAAAGATAACATGAGTTTTAAAAGTACCATCTGCATTCAATACATCTCGAACTCGTAGCTCAACAATATCTCCGCATCGTCTGGCTACATTCAAAGATAGGACGAAGTACGCATAGTTTCTGATACGAGTATTACCGTGTCCCTTTGTAGTAAGGAAATACTGTTTAATGCGCTCAATATCGTCCAATGAACGAATAGGTTCCACAGGAGTTTTGTTCCGATGATCACTCTCAATATATTCCTGATCTACAATAGGAGCCGCCACACTCATAGTCTTATTCTTTTGTTTTTCCAGTGCTTTTTCCAACCAAGGCGCAATCTCAATTACGCAGCTTCCATCTACTTGATATTTTGTCATCGTGATCTACTCCTTATTTTCTTGTATATCTTGTTATCTGCTCTGTGAATGAAAATCCCATAAACTAAAGGATTTCCGCACTATTATTGTACCAAATTTCAAGTCATATGTCAATAGGTTTCTTGCATTTCCTGTTATTTATTTTTGTAAATAATTTGTGATCATCGGATGAACAAATCGAGAATGACCATAGTTATGGTGATTTCAGGAGTTTAACTGGTTTGATACAAGAGCTGCTGGACTGGATTTTGGCATCAAAGGATAGGGTAATATTGCGATAATTATGGGGACTTTACGATGCACTTCCCGATCAATCGTTTTGAAAAATGTGCTGCGTATTTTGAGCAGATGTACTTTGGCTGCTGGACAAAAACAAAAAGCAAAAAATATGTAAATTCATTTTAATATAATCAATAAACGATCATTATTATTAATACTTACATATTTATGGGCGTTTTGTTCGCCTTACACCAAAAACCGAACAAAACCGAAGCCGAACAAATGCGGACTTTTGCCCGATTGCTTCAGGTTCTCCCAGCGTCACGACAGCCGCAGCCGATCCCCACACAAAACGCAAGCCGCCGACAGCCTTTTATTTTTCGCCGCATTCAATCGCAAAAGGGCGGCTATTTTAAAGCCGTCACTATTCCAAAAAACACTTCATCAAATTGCACAATACAGCGCACAATATTTTATGCAATATTTTATTGTCTATTTTTCAATTTGTTCTTGCATTTCTGGTTATTATGTGGTATACTTTAATCAAGATAAAGGAAAGACACAACGACAGCGAAGCATAACATGAAATGCAAGAAAGGACATGATCACATGAAAACCACACATTACCATGTAAACAGCATTTCCGCAGCTTGGGCAAAAGTCAATGAAGTATTCCCTACTGATTACAACAAAGACGAAAACAGCAGCGCAAGGGCGGGTTATCCTGTTTTCCGTTCCTCTGTTGAATACTACAATTATATTTGTGATTTGGGGGATCGTCTGGAAGTCAACCTTAAAAGCGGCGAAACGGTTAATATTTGGATTGATGAAACCGAAGAAACGGAAGCCGCCGTAAAAATGCCCGAAAAGGAAAACAGCGAAGAATATATTGAAATCCAGTTGACGGCAGCAGAAAGCGGCGAAACAAAACAGTTTATCGAATACGAAGAATTTATTGAAAATTGGCGTTTCTGGTTTGCCGCTGGGAAGCCGTATAAATCCGATGAAGAAACATTTGCAAAAATGGTTGAAAGCCTGAAAGCGTTCTATGTGGACGGCGCAAGCCTTGAAATTCTGTTGAATGGGCTTTATGTAAAAATGATTTTTCACCGCTGGAAATAACCAGAGATACAAGAAAGAAGGGGTTTGAAATGTTGAGAAGCAACAACAAAAAAGTTATTGAGAAAGTGCGCAGCTATATTATTGACGGCGTAGATCATGAATACTTCGGACTTGAAGCCGATCCCGATTTTAACACGGCTTGCAAGCTGATTTTGACGGCTTGCGAAAATGAAAAGAGATACAGCCGCAGCCGTTCCGGGTTTGAGACTTTCAAAGACTGGGCGCAAGGTTTGCCTTCGGCGTTTAATACTCTGTATTATTACAATGTTTCGGCGGTTGATATGCTGGGCGCATGGCTTGAAGAGTCCGAAAGCGAAAAGAGCAAATACAACGAAAGCGAAGCCGAAGAGATGATAACCCGGCTTATTTATATGGAATTGACGAAGGGAGCGGCGAAGGCATGAAATACAGAACGACAAAAAAAGAAATCAGAAATTGCGGATCATCTGTTTATAAAGTCGGCTATTGCAATCTACAATTTCTTTTACGGTTTAATAATCCGTTTGCATATTCTGAAGGCGTTTATGGCTGGGCTTGCGATTATTACAGAATCGGCGGTTATGACGGCGTTATTATTTCAACAGGTTATTTACCTATCGGGAAAGCCCTTGATTATAGCATTTGTGAAGAATACGACAAAAAAGCAAGGGCAATTATTGAAAACTACGGCTTGACATATGAGCAGCAGAAAGCCGAAGTAAAAGCCCTGTTAGATGAATTTGTCCAGCGGATCAGCGAATAAGAAAGGCGGCGCAGATATGAAAACGGCAGATATTAAGAAGGCTTTTATTGAATGCGTTTATAACGGCAATAGAAAAGCATACTTGAAAGCAAGAAGGGCGGACTATTGCAAAGTACAATTTGAATGGTCTTGTTTTATTGACTCCCTTTGCAAGTCGGGAGAGATCACACAAAAGCAATACGACAACGCAACATTTTAAAGAGAAAGGAGCAGCGGAAAAATGGAGATTGCAAAAGCCTGTTACAGCATTTCTAAACTTAGAGCCGCCGCCGATATGGTGAAGGCTATTAATTGGAGCGTAAAGCGTAAAAATGAACACTTCGCAAAATATGCGGAGATAGCGAAAGTTTACCAGTATGCAAGCGATAATTTAAACCGCTGGTTATTTGATCCAGAAATTGAATTGAAAGAATACAGACAAGCGGCGTATAACCATAAAGCATATAAAGCGGAAGAATTAAACAAAATGCTTCGCCGTCAGCATAGATATATTTGCAATGAGTTAAACGCAATTTTAACGGCTATTAATAGCGGCGAAGTGGATCATTGCGAATAATAACCAGAAAAACAAGAAAGAAGTTTGATATTGACAGAGCGGAAAACCGCCGTTTTCCGTTCCAGTGAATACCAAAACGGAAAAACCAAAAGCAACGGAAAGAAGGCGCACATATGAGAATTACAGAGCAAGACAAGCACACATTTAAAAAAGTGGTTGACTTTATGCAGCGCATGGATCAAAACGGCGTTTATTATACCATTCTGGAAGATTTGGAATATATCAGCCCGAAAGAATTAATTGCGGAAATACTGGAAACTTTCAGACAGTGGAAAAGCGATATAAACAGCGCACATGATCCAAAGTATAAAGCAATTTGCAATTTTGAATTTGATTTAATCGCAATGCTGTAAAGCTGGAAAAACGGAAGGGAGAAAATAAAAATGGCATATCAGAGAAAAACAGTTGACAGATACGACATTATGACAAATTACGGTTACGGCTGGGAATGCGAATGCAGCGAATACACATGGAAAGACGCAAAACAGACGGCGAAAGAATACAGAGAAAACACAAGCGCAGCCGTCAGGATCGAAAAGCACAGAGAGCCGAAACAGGCATAAACGGAAGGGAGAAAATAAAAATGGTACATACTGAGTATATCGGCGCAAGAATGCGTTACAGAGCAGAACATAGAGCAAGACGGAGAAAACACGCATTGACGATTATGCGCAATATTTGCGGCGTGGCGGCGTTTGTGTTCTTTATGTTGGTACTTGGAAAAGCTGGGGCTTCCGATTGCGGCGCAGTTTTGGAAGAAATCTTTCCTTCTACATTGTATTTTACCGCTGGTTTTGTTGTTTCTGTTTTGGCGGTGGAATGGCTGGAAAGACTCAGATAAAAATATTTTGGAAAAATTGAAAAATGTACTTGCATTTCTGGTTATTGTGTGGTATAATAAAGAAAATAGAGGAAAGCGGATCACGCCTTTAAAAATCAGACAATAACAAGAAATAAAAGAAAAGGAGATTTTGAAAATGGAAAAGCGGAAAATTGATTGTGAAATGTATTTGACGGCAGAAAGCAGCATTGACGGCTTTAAGATTTGGCTTTACGAAGTAAAGAGTCAGCTTGGAGAAATCTTCATCATTGAGCATGAACAGAAAGACAAACAGCTTGTAACAGAGTTTAAGACGGACAGAGCCGAAGCGGAAAAGCTGTATAAAAAGCAGATCAAGAAAATGCTTGCGGAGAATTGACCATGATTTATTACATTTGCGGTATTCCTTGCATTGAGATTTGCATGGAATCGGATCATAAAAAATCATTTTTCTATGCTGGAAGGTACTTTGTAAAAGTATCAGACTACAACAGCGAAGAGGAATAAAAGGGAGTGAAAAGAAATGGTTTGCCCGAAATGCGGAAAAATCACACAGCGCAGCTATAACGGATTGTGTCAGGGCTGTTACAAGTATTTCAAGAGCGGCGGCAAGGTTTACCCATTGCCCGAAGCTGGAAAAGTGGAGCATGACGAAAGCGGCAAAGTGATTTGTCACATTTGCGGACGATCCTATAACAGACTTGGAAGCCATATCAGAGAAAGCCACAACATGACCATAGAGGAATATAAAGCGGAGTTTGGATTGTGCAGCCGAACAAAGACAACGGAAAAATCCTATTCGCAGACCATGAGAGAAAACGCCTATAAATACGACATGGACAAACGGCTTTTAGAAGCTGGAAAATCCACAAGGATCAAAAAAGGCGAAACAGATAAACGGAAAAACAAGAAAGTTAGACTTCAAGAAGTTTTGGAAAAACGGAACAGAGGGAAAAAGGAGCGTTAAGAATGAAAAAAGTATTTTTGTATCGTATCAAGGATAGCGAAGATCGTGATTGTTGCGCATACATTGAAAATAATCCCATGCGTTTTGAATGTGGACATTATTTTGGTAGACCAGTTTTGCATGGAAGTTGTTATTGTAATTCTGATTGGGCAGCGTATGACGAAATTGAAACGGTTTTGACGGAAGCCGAATATAGCGCATTGATCCAGTTTGATCAGGAAATCGGAAAATTGGGATACGGCATTAAGAAAGACGATGATCGTTATTTGATCGGCTTGGAAATGTGCCAGAAAGTCCAGTTTGTTTATAACAAGCTGAATGGAGAGGAAAACGAAGCATTCTATCAGCGGATTATTGCAGAAGAAAAGCAGATTGTCATGGATGAACACGACATGACGGAAGAACAGGTTGACGCAGCTTTTAATAATTATCCGCTGGAATATCAGGATAGAAGCATTATTGGATCGGTATTTGATGATGTTTCCGATTTGGGATATGAAGAAGCCTTTAGTCTTGGATATATCAAGAAAGATGATTATGTGTTGGAAAAATACTTTGATTATAAAAAGTTTGGCGAAGATTTGTTGGACGGCGAAGCCTATTATCAGCTTGACGATGGAAGATGTATTTACTACATGATGTAAAGGCGGTGTAAATCATGTTGACGGCGCAGCTTTACGGAAAAACCATAAGCGGGAAAACCATTGCAGAGATCAAGCGCAAGGCAAGCCGCATTGCAAACGGTTTTCAAAAAGCATTTGACTGTATGAAGGTAACGGATCAGGAAATCGGCTTGGAGTGTACTTTTTGGAGATACAACAGAAAAAGCCCGAACAATACCATAGTTTTTGGAAAGTGGCAGTAAAGGAGCGTGGAAAAATGAGAGTCAGATATTTGCCAGTGGCAGAGGGCAGACGGCTACACATTGATTTGTTCCCGAATTTTTTAGCCAGCGGATCAGTCAAGGGCATGAAAGAAAAGTATTACGGAAAAGATGCACTGTTAGTCCGTTGCGGCAGTTATATCTATTGTGTATGGCAGAAGGCGAAGCCGTCACAGTATGGAATGGAAATCTACTATAACAGAGCGCACTAAAGGAGAAACGAACACGAACGGATACCAGAAACGGGAAAACGCAGCCAGAGAAAAGGCTATTGCATGGCAACATGATTTTGAAAACCATAATTACAGCTACGGAGAATTGGCAGCTTGGGGAGATTATTTTGCAAAGCTGGGCAAGAGATACGGCTTGACGGAAGAGTTTAGAGAAAACGGCATTATTTAAGGAGTGGGAGCAATGGAAAAACGCAGATTGATGTTGATTGAATACAGAGATCAAAACCATGTAAACCGTTTGAAAACTTGCTTGGATATGTGCTGTATGCCTCATGTAGCAATTAAAGAATATGAGTTTGTCGGCGGCGGTGCATTGTGGAAAATCTATATTGATCGTGGCAAGTGTACTTGGAAGCAAGTCATGCAGGAAGTAAACAGAGTCCATGCTGTAAAATTCCGCTATGTGGATCATATGTATATCCGAAACGGCAGCTTGTGCATGGAATGTTAAAGAAAGGATTGGAAAAATGAAAATTGCTTATATTGGCGATTGGCATCCCACAAAGGGAACTTATTACAGACAGCGGATCACAGTCACGCAAAAGGAATATGACATGATCAATGAAAAAATGGTGGAGCGTTACAGACGCACACAGAAAGACATTAAGGAAGCTGGAATCATGACCAGTGAGCAGCTAAACACAATAGCATATGGAAAACCGCTTGACTTTGCGGATCGTGTAGACCAGACCATTTATTTGACTTTGACTCAGCTTTATATGATTGCGGCAGCGATTTTTGGAATGCCTGAGTATGAAAAGGTGCATAAGCGGATCACGAACAATAACACAATTCTGATGATTAAGGGCTGATAAAGCCAGAAACGGACGGTAACGGAAAATGAGAAGTAAACAGGTAAAGCAACGGTGTAATTGTTGTGGACATGAGTTTTCGCTAATGTATTGGGAAAACGGAACTTATACTTATTTGGATGATCCTTGCGAATGTGAAGCAGACTTTTCGCCGCTTGGTATTTCTCTTTCTGAGTGGCTGAAAAAATTGAAGGGTGGTAAACATGAAGATTAATAGAACTATGTCAAGACACAAGGTAAAGCAGATCAACAACATTCTCATTTACTGGTATCCAGTATGCAGAGAATTTTACGCAGTATCGCCAGACGGACATTTGCTTGAAGGTTTTAAGACACAGGCGGCAGCGGAAAACTGGTGTAGAGAACAAAAGGTTTTTACAGCGAAGGGAGCATAAACCATGAAAAATGCGCTTACTGGAATTTTGGTTATGAAGGCTATGGAGAGTATCGGAACGGCAGTAAAAGAAATTGAAGCCGTTGGAGAAAACCGCAAGGCAGATACCACGCACTTTATTAATGCGTCACACAGCATGGGTAAGTATCACGCTTATATGTATATTTTGGCAGATTTGGACATGGAGCAGCTTGTAAAGTGCCATGAGCGGTGCAAGGCTGATTGTGATAAGGTTTTGCAGGGAATGGAAAAATTGTATCAGTTGACAGGAGCGTGAGCGTATGAAGCGTAAAATTGGACAAAAAGTTTATGTTTTGAATGGTGGATGTATCGGGGATCGTTATGTTGTCGGAGTCTTTTCGTCAAAGAAAAAGGCGCAGGAAGCAAGAGAATGGATTATTGAAAATGATACCTATTACCACAGCAATCCAAACGATTTGGATATTGATACCTTCGAACTGAATGGAGAAAGAGTTGAGTAAAGGAGATTGAATTATGTTTAGCAGAGAAAAGGCAGAAAAAATTGCAAGAGATTTTATGGGAAAAATGAATCCTACTAATTGGAATGGTCAGGGGAGAAAACCGAAGTCCTTTGATACAAGAATTGTTACTTATGATATTGATTCTATCAATGGAAATGAACTGGACATTTCTTTTGATCATCTTGAAGAAGATGGATGGACGCATTATTGCGAATTGAGAGATAAGGAAAGCGGAGAACTGATGATCCCTTTACATGGATATGGCGTTGACTCTTTGCAGAACTTGATTGACACCATTATGGATATTTGTTCGGAAGAAAACTGATTACATAAAGGAGTAATAACAATGAATACAAGTATTTATGAGTGTGACAGCAACGGAAAAATCAGCAAACTTGCAGAATATAGTGTTGCGCCTGAACAAGCGTTGATCAATTACATTCAGCAGTATATTCATGGAAACTGGAACACTGCGAACTATCCGAAGCACATGAAATCCATTCGAGAAAGCAGAATCAAGAAAAATCATTTCTACTTTGATGACATTCCGAATGATCGAGTTATCGCAGCTTATCCAGCATAAAAATAAATCGGTAAAACCGAAGAAAAGGATGGAACAATAAAATGAAGTTGAACGAACTGACTACACCTTTTGAATCTTTCAGAGTGGTTACTTATAACGCAGACCAGACCAAAGCCCTTTATAAGAACAAGTCCATGCAGCTTATCACAGGCAGTATTTATCGTGGAGAAACCATTAAAGAGGAATACAATGATCATTGCGATGTATACGCCTGTTATGCTGGAATCCCTGTTGGGATTTGGATCGGCAGTGTTCATGTAGACTATTCCATTGAAGAAGTCATGGCGCAGATTAAGCGCAAGGGAATGGAGACTCTGGAAAATTACATGGCAGCTATCAAAACCAGACTGGAAAAGCAGGATCATTTCAGATTTACCGAAATCGAGTTTATCAAGCACATTGCGCCTGAACTGGAAAATCAGATGTGGGAATCCAGAAAGGTATTTGCGGAAAATCAGCATAAGAAGCGTATGGAACAGGCGGCGCAGCGTGAAGCAGAGGATCAGGCGTTTATTGCGGCACAGAACGCAGAAGCGGAACAGACCGTAAATAAGGCAATGGAAATCCTGAGAAACGGCGGCAAGCTGGATAATGATACTGTTACTTTCTATGAGAGCAGATATGAACACAGCAGTTATTCTATCGTCAATTATCTCATGCGGAAGTATGGTGTAAATGTTCCTATCAGAACACAAGGCTGGATCAATGAAAAATTGGTAAGTGCAAAGATTGAGAACGGAAAATGTGAGCATCTTCAGTATTATAAGGCAAAAGGCGCACAGTGTTCTCAGAAGTTTTTCGATTGCATGAATGAACTGCTTGCAAAAGTCAATGCGGAAAACGCAGCTTGAATAACCTTTATAAAATTATTCTAAATGGAGGATTAAATAATGACATATTGGATTGTTCGGAAGAATGGAGAATATGTATGCGGTACTGATGAATTTGGTTATCCGTTGCATACGAAAGATAAAGAAAAGGCTTGGAAGTTTTATGACTTTAATAATGCAATGGTTTATTTTAATCTTGGATATTGTGTTATTAAAGAAAACTGATAGGAGGACTGACAATGGCAAAGAGAAGTTTTGATATTGGAAAACTGGTTAAGGCATCCCACAAGCAGATGTGCTATGAGCAGCAGGGAGATTGTGTTTGCTTGAGCGATAAAAGAGGTCGGATTGCCATTCAGACTAATGATATTACCGTTCTTGGAGAATTGGTGAAGCGTGGTGTAGAACTGACGGAAAGGCTGGGGCTGAAGCAGACGATTGACCAGATTATGAATAAGGATAGAGCGGAAAATCTTTATTCTTATACGGCAACAGGTATCCAATTCCCTTATTATGATCATTCTGATGGAAAAGGAAAAGTCTTGACCATGTTTCGGGATTGCCAGCAGGATTATTATGCTGTAAAACTGGCAGACAAAGTTTATACGGAGATTTTTGATCCTGTTTTGATCACTGGTGGAAAATCTCTTACCGATCCTATTATCATGGTATGTTCAGACTGTTTTGGAATTATCTTGCCAATGAGAGTAAACCGCCAGTACACAGTTGATCAGAGAGAAAATGTAAAACACTTGTTGGATTATCTGAATGCTGTACGATAAGGAGAAAACAAATGGATAAACTGCAAGCAATTCTTGACAGACATAATGCACAGATTGTTGTCTGGAATGATGTTCCCGATGTAGAAGATTATCAGTCTTTCATGTGGAAAAATCGGCTTACATTCTTTCAAAAAGTCATTGTAAAAACTTTATTTGATGATGGGAGCGGTTGTGTGGATGTTTCCATGTTGATCCCCAAACAGAAAGAAACTGGAGAAATCATTGCTGTATGGGATATGTCAGATTACGCAAGAAATCATAATATGAAAATTACACATTTTATGTTCAAACCGAAGCCGCCAGTTGGAACGGAGGAAAAATAAATATGATTAATAGATTGCGACAGTCTACATTGGAAAATTATATATACAGGTATCGACTCAATAAAGAAATGTTGGAACGGCATCCTGAACATAGAGAATTGCTTCAACGGCAGATTGATAGAGCGGAGAAAGCAATTATTGAATATGTTACAAGCGATAGTTTTGTTGAACGGCTGAAATACTTGAATTTATAGGAGAAATAGTCATGGAGAAAACAATTTACGGCGGTAAGCCAAAGAATCCAGTGGCTTATTGCGCATTACATAACGGCAGCTTGACTGTAAAGGAAATGAAAAAGAAGGGCTGTCTTGGAAAGCAGTGTTATCATCTTCAGAAAAATGAACAGCACGAATACTGGAATCAGCGGCAGATCATGAAAGCCAGAAAGGAAAGTTGATATGGAAAATCTGTATTATCAGATGAAAGATGGTCGTTACATTCGGAAGCATGAATTGGAAGAAGCGTTTTATATTCAGCATGGATACTATCGTCACAAGAATGAAACTGAGTTTTTGAAGTGGTTGTATTCTCTGCTTGGAAAAACGATCACGAAAGTTGTTCGTGAGTATGATATGCAAGTGAAAGAACTGGCAAAATCTCGTCCTATTTTGGCTGTCATGCTGTACCGCAGCCGTTATAATTGTTCTCTGGTGGAAGCGAGAGATTATGTTAATTCTCATATCGAAAAACCCGTGTAAATGGAGGAAGGAATTATGGTTAGAGATGAAAGAAATCTGGAAGGCAAAACCTGTATTTTCAATACGCATGGTACGGACTCTGAATGGAAAAGCCATGACGGAGAAAAGTGCAAGGTGAAAATGCGTAAGCCTGAAACAGAATATGATTTTGAGGACATCGGAACGATGTGGGAAATCGAATTGGAAGATGGAAGTGAACTGGACGCATTTTCTGATGAACTGGAAGAACGCGAAAATAACTCTTGACAATAACAATAAATACAAGTACAATGTAGGAGAGAAAATAAAATGGAAAATATGAGTGTGTATTCTGTTGTTGTTTATTATGTGAATGGCGGTAGTCGTGGTTATCTTGCCAGTGCGGAAGATCGAAATAAACTGATGGAAAAACTGGCAAATGTTTTGGACTATAACCAGATTACTACCGTTCATATTGGAGAAATCTTTGAAGTGGAAAACATGATGCTGTAAAGGAGAAAACACTATGATTTTTGAATCGTTGTTCCTTGCCTTTGCGCTTGGCAGTCAATGCGCACAGGAACAAACTTCAGCTATGGAAGTACGGCGTATGGAAAAAGACGAGTCTTTTCAGCGGCAGCGTTTCTTTGAGGATCAGAAAAGGTGGAAAGCTGATAAGTTTTCATTTTGTGGAAAAATAAATGATTTACCATGGAACCGCATTCTGGAACTGCTTGACCTGATTGACGAGGGTTATTTCCCTGCTGCCTATGTGATTGATACAAACAGCAAAGAGAAAGCCTTGCAGCGTTATGGACTGGAAAATTACAGTTATAAAGAAGTACCGTTCGGTGGATCATTAGCTTGTATATATCTGAAAATGTCCGATGCGATGGATTATTTTGATCATGGCGGTACTTGCCGGGATTGGACTGGTTGTGATGGAATATATCATCAAGCAGTCATGTCGTGGCATTCAGTGCGTGAGTTGCTGAAACAAGGAAAAGTGATCATTGGTTTACCCTTTGGGAACGATAGTGAACCACAAACTATGACAACGGCAGAGGCAAGGGAGTTTATGAGTAACAAGATGGAAGAACTCTTTCAAAACTATTGGGAGAATAGAAAGAAATATGAGATAATGAGGGATCATTTATGAAACGAGTAACTGGATATATCAGCACCAGACTGCTTGGCAGCTATAATTTTGATTTTTTCGTTGAATATTCCATGACGGATCAGGAAATCAAAAACAAAGTCGAGGATATGCTGGAACTTTCCATGCACTATGATGTGGAAGAAGGATATGTTGCGGAGCAGCAGACAGTGTACCGCAAGAAACATTCTTGGGAGGAAGATTGATATGGATATTAGAGAGGTTTTGAATCGTCCTGAGTACGATTTTATCAAGACAAACCCTCATCTTGGGGGGTCGATGATTTTTGCAACATTCGGTGGAAGTCACGCATACGGTACGAACACGCCTGATTCTGATATTGATGTTCGTGGTTGTGCGCTCAATTCCAGAACCGATATTCTTGGAAGAACCAATTTTGAACAGGTAATTGATAATCCGACAGATACTACCATTTATAGCTTTAATAAGTTGATTCATTTGCTTTCGGACTGCAATCCTAACACGATTGAATTGCTGGGCTGTAAGCCTGAACAGTATGTGTTCTTTAACGACATTGGAAAAATGATGGTGGAACAGCGTGATATGTTTCTTTCTCAGAAAGCCGTTCATGCTTTCGGCGGCTATGCTACTCAGCAGCTTCGCCGTCTGCAAGCAGCTCTGGCTCGTGACCGTTATGACCAGTCGGAAAAAGAGAAACAAATTCTTTCTTCTTGTAAATCTGCCATGACCTCTTTCAATGATAGGTATCAGGCGTTTGAGAACGGCGCAATTCATTTGTATGTGGATAAATCTCAGCGTGAGGATTTGGATACAGAGATCTTCTTGGATGTAAATCTGACACATTATCCTCTCCGTGACTATAAGAACATTTGGAGCGATCTGAATACCATTGTCAAGGAGTATGGAAAAATCACACAGCGTAATAAGAAGAAGGATGATGCACACCTGAACAAACACGCCATGCACTTGATCCGTTTGTATCTGATGTGTCTGGATATTCTGGAAAAGCATGAGATCAATACTTTCCGAGAGCATGATATTCCTCTGCTTATGTCCATTCGCAACGGAGAGTTTCAGAACGAGGACGGAACATTCAGAACGGAATTTTATCAGATGGTAGACGAGTTTGAAAAGCGTATGGATTACGCAAAGGCAAATACCTCTCTCCCGGAAAAGCCTAATTATAAGCGGATCGAGGAATTTACTATGTTCGTTAATGAATATACGATTGCTCTTAACCGATTTACAAATCAGGGATGGGAAGTGTACCGTGAAAGAATGAAAGAATTTTTGAGGTGATTTGTATGAGTGCAACTTCTGTACTTCGGTTTGATATAGAAAACAAGCAGAAAGATTTTCAGGTTATTGCGAACCGTCTTGATAATGGAGAAGATATAATTGGATGGGTTGTAGTGGAACAGCCTTGGTATTCTCCTAAAAACAGATGGAAATATTATGTGTTTTACAATGAATATGGCAGCGGAGGAATGTGTGGCGGCGCAGTCGATCTTGGATTAACTAAAGTCGAAGTCGATCCCAAAACTATCAGACCGTTTACGCAAATGGAAAAAGTAAAATATGATTTGCGTCATGGTTTCATTGTAAGATTGGAAGATGTGCATGGTCGTGAGGTAAAAACAATTTTGTCTTTAAAAGATATTGATCCTACCTTGTGGTTGGATGAATAGAGGAATAAGTCATGTTCTTAAATGTAGTCATCGGAAAACCTTTGGTTGATCCGAAAACCCTATTGGCTTTGGATGATTTGGACTGGAAAAATAATGAGCAGCCGCAGACCTTGTTTACGGAAACCAGATACCTTCCAGCCGTCATGAAAGAAGCTGGCGTGGTTCAGTCTACCAGCGAGGTTCGGAAGAATCGTCCAGACCTGAATATCTCTTTGGAAAATCCAGATTGTCTTTGGGTAAAATGGGGCAAGAAACGACTGTATGTGATAGTAGGTGAATGAGTATGGAAAAATGGTGGCTAAAAGCACCTGAAAACGGCTGGCAGTTTAATACAAGTTATCGTCTGATGCAGATTCCAGAGGAACCGAAGCATTTGATGAAAATGCTGATGGATGCAGGATATGAGGCGTTTGTGGTCGGTGGTTGTGTTCGTGATAGTCTGATTGGAAGAACACCGCATGATTGGGATATTTGTACCAATGCTCTGCCAAACCAGATGAAAGAAGTATTCTCTGATTTTCGTGTGCTGGATACTGGACTCAAGCATGGAACATTGACTGTTCTGCTGGAAAATCCATATGAGATCACGACTTATCGGAAAGACGGTGATTATTCCGATCATCGTCATCCAGACCAAGTTGAATTTGTCAGCGATTTGAAAGAAGATTTAAGCCGCCGTGATTTTACAATGAATGCGATGGCAGCGAATATTAACGGAGAAATCATTGACTATTTTGACGGTCAATATGACTTGCTGAATCGAAGAATTGTGTGTGTTGGTGATCCTGAACAGCGGTTTGAGGAAGATGCGCTCCGTATTCTCCGAGCCATGCGCTTTTCTGCCCGTTATCATTTCGGCATTGAGCGGAAAACTGCTAATGCAATGCTTGCAAAGAAAAATCTGCTGCTTAATATTGCCGCAGAGCGTATTGGAAGCGAATTTCTGCAAATCATGTCTGGTCGTTGTGATTGGTTGTTGGAAAACTTCACAGAAATCTTTGAAGTTATTATTCCTGAGATTACGCCCAGCATTGGATTTGTCCAGAACAATCCCCATCATTGTTATGATGTGTGGGAACATACCGTGGAAGCGATTTGTAACTGTCATGGAGATACCATTGTAAAAATCGCTTGCCTGTATCACGATCTTGGAAAACCGTTCTGTTATTCCGAAGATGAACATGGTGTTGGACATTTCTATGGTCATGCAGCTTTGAGTGCAGAGATTGCGGAAAAATCGCTTCGTAATCTCCGTCTGGAATCTAAACTGATTGCTGATGTGGTGCAGCTCGTGGCATCCCATGATCGCGTACTTGAGGTAAAGAAGAATATCGTGCGGCGATGCTTGAATAAGCTTGGAGAAATCCAGTTTATGAATCTCATTTTACTTCAGGAAGCGGATAAATCAGCCCAGCGTATTGATTTTGGTCAGCGTGGAGAACAGGTTACAAGAGTCAGTCGGTTTTACCGCATGATGCAGGAAATCAAACAGGATCAGGATTGTTTTTCTCTGAAGGATTTGGCGGTCAATGGAAATGACTTGATGCAAATTGGTTTTCCGCAGGGTAAATCTATCGGTAACGCTCTGAACACCTTGCTTGAATTGGTCATGGATGATAAAATGGAAAACGACAAGGAAAAACTTCTGACGAAAGCGAGGGAACTGCTCGATGGCTAAGTGGAGTTACCTTGCAAGAGCATATGCAATTAAAGAATATGCTTATTTAAGAGCCACTGAATCGGAAAATTTAAACCATCGCACTGATGAAGAAGCCAACGCTCTAAGTGAGGTCATAAATGACATTAAAACTGTTTTGGAAATGGCAGAAGATAATGATGACCGTTCTACAATTAGACAATGCAAAAACTTTCTACGGGATTTTAATAAAGGAGATATAAAATGATTCCTAAAAAGTATTCTGGTGATGAACTACGAAATAAATTTTGCCGTCCTGTTCGGAAAATTAGAAATGGCGGTGGAGCAGCAATTTCTCCTGAAACAATTTGTCGTATCGTAAGTGTTGTTCGAGGTCATGGTTTTACCATTGAAACGGAAAAATGTCCAAGATGCGGACAGTCTGCCTATATTTCTCGTGTTTCCAGAGATGATCTTGAATTGGTAGAAAATCCAATGATGGAAGATTTGGTGAATGGTGGAGAAAAATCCGTAGAACATTTGCAGAACTTATGTGATAAGCTGGATCAGATTATTCACGAGAATGATGGGTGCAACTGCTGTAACGGGGACGAAGCATTATTCTATCAAAATGGAGATACTAATGCCTTTATTGATAGTAAGGGTAATATTGATGTAATGATTGATGGTGCAGTAATGAGATTTACTGTGAAGAATTGTCCGAATTGTGGCAGAGCGTTTGATAGGGAGAATTGATATGGAAATGAAATTCTGGAAAAACAACGAACTGGATGACGCAGCTATTATCAAGGCATTGAATCAGGCAGTAAAAGATTACGAGGATGGAGCAATCGCAGAGGTTCGTGATTCTCTTGTTGAGATCGTCAATGCCATTGACGAGTTTGAGGCAAATATGGAGGGCAACTGAGTTATGGGTAACATCAACTATGATAATGTCGTAAAACTCTTGTTAAAATCCAAAAGCAATTTTGATATTGACCGTGTTTTAGATACAGCAAACATTGATGATTGTAAAGAAGTCATTAAAATCTTGCTTGCCAGATACAATAATATGGTAGTGCAAGGTATGATTGAAATGAGGAAAATCAATGAAAATTCGGATTGACACATATTATGACATTACCTGTGATTGCTGTTCTCGCAGTTGGAGTACCGATTTTAATGCTAATGACCGAAAAATGAATCGGAATGATGAAGGTGGCATGGGAATGGAAACCAATAAGCAGCGTCTTTCCAGACTGGCATATGCTTCAGGCTGGAAATGTAAAAACGGAAAAACACTTTGCCCTGAATGTGCAGAAAAGCCGTAAAGGAGAAAACAATGGATTTACAAGAGGCAATTGTTCATGCTCGACAAGTAGCAGAAGGATGTTCGAGTGAAAATCGAGATTGTGCCTATCAGCATGATAAATTGGCTGATTGGTTAGAAGAACTACAACAATTTAAAAATGCAGAAGCAAAAGGAACAATAATTAGGATTCCTTGCCCTGTTGGAAGCCATGTATATCTTAATCCCGCTGACAGTTCTGTTCCTTGTTTATGCTCTGTTCAAGGTTATCATATAACTTTGCGTAGAAGTTATGTTAGATTATATCCAATTATTCAACCAAAAGACTGGCTTGGCAATCAAAGTTATTATTATAAAGCATCTCTTTCTTCTTTTGGAAAGACATGGTTTTTAACATTGGAAGAAGCAACGCAAGCAAGAAAGGGAAAGTAATGGCTGATTATTATGATTTAGACCTTTACACGAGAAAATTGTGTTCGGATGCCGTTGTTCGTTCTGATAAGCATAAAGAAATGCTTACAAATTACTATTATGAATTAACAGATGACGAGCAAAAACGATTTTGTAAATGTTCGGAGCAGTTTTGGAATTTTGTAAAACATGGATCAAAGAAATACAAAATAACAACAAATGCAATAATGATTGCAATCCGAATAAAACAGGAATTGAATATATCTTGTTATCCGTTGATTGAAAAGATCGCAACAAAAGGTTGGAGTACAAGCGATGGGACATTTTCGTGGTCAATTCCAACTTTGGAACAAGGATTTAATAATGAACTATGTAGTTTTGAACCAGTTTCTATGTTTCTGAAAAAGAATATGATTTGGTCAATTGGTCAGCATAATACTTTTACGGTCATAAGTGTAGACAAGCAAATTCATTAGAAAGGAATTGAGTATATGTATAAAGATATGCCGCAGCTTTTATCTCCCACGGAAAACGGAGATTTTAAGCTGGAACATTTTGAAGTCAGAAACGGAGATATTCGAGCCATTCTAAGTGGTGTGAATCCCGGAAATTATGTAAGACTCATGCACCGTGGAGAGGTCGTTATGAGTGATACATATATGGAGAAGCGAACCAATAGTAGTTTTTGTGCCAATGCTTATGGTGATGTGCTGATTGGTGGTCTTGGTATCGGAATGATCATCATGGCAATTCAAGACGATGAAAAAGTAAAGTCTATCACGGTTTTGGAAAAGCATCAGGAAGTCATTGACATGATCACGGCACAGCTTCCGTTCAATGACAAGGTAAAAATTATCTGTGCTGATGTGTTTGAGTGGAAACCTGAAAAGGGACAGAAATTTGACTGCATCTATATGGACATTTGGAACTATGTCAATTCTGATGTGTATCAGGATGAAATGAAGCCTCTCAAGCGAAAGTATGGTCGTTATCTCAAAAGTAAGGATGATAGTCCAAATCGTTTCAATGAATGTTGGGCAGAGTGGCAAGCCAAAAACAATAGACGGCTGTGATTGGAGGAAATGTCATGGTAACGATGCAAGATTGTGAAAAGGTTTGGGAACGCTTTAATAGACTGAAAGAAGAGGCAGAGCAGTATATGTTTCCCAGCATTTTGGTTTGGGACTTGAAAATTACACCGCTGTATAAAGATTTACAGGAAAATTGGGATGAACATCACGGAGAAATCTTTATGCGTGTGATGATTGCAATGCTGAAGCAGTTTGGAATTGACTATGATCCTAAAACGGAGGCAGCTCATGTGTGACTTTTGTGAGAAGTTCGATTTTGGAACAGCCTCTTGTGTTGTAGATCGTTATGGAGCAAGCATTGTAATGGCTGGTGGTAGTTTCCGTTTTCCAGAACATCAACAGTTTCTCTTTTGTCCAAAATGCGGTGCATCCAGATTGAAAAAGAACATCCTACCGCCATTGGAAGAACGAAAGTGTCCTTCATATCGTAAGCCGCAGCCTTTTATTTTGAGTTAATAACAATAAATACAAGAATAATCGGAGGTAATGATATGTTCAGAGTAATTATTGCTGGTGGAAGAGATTATAACAACTATGCACAGTTGGAAAGAGCAATGGATAGACTTTTATCTAACATTACCGATGAAATTGTGATTGTGTGCGGTATGGCACGAGGTGCAGATACACTTGGCGAACAATACGGAAAGCAGCGAGGGTACAGAATTAATTATTTCCCAGCCGATTGGGAAACTTTCGGTAAATCTGCTGGCTATATCCGTAATCAGGAAATGGCAGAGAACGCAGATGCACTTGTTGCTTTTTGGGATGGGAAAAGCCGTGGAACAGCCAGCATGATTGATCTTGCACATAGATACAATCTTCGTGTGCGTATTGTGCGATATAAACAGGAGTGAAGATATGTCTTATAAAATGCGAAAACCTTTGGTCAAAAACAAATATAACTTGACCATCAAGCAGCTCAAGAAATATAAGGTCGCAGACCGAACTCATGTTGGTTTGCCGTTCTTTTGGAGAAACAATGTTATTCAGGCTTGGTGTATCTCTGGCAGTGCTGGCACAGATAAAGATCGTCAGTTCGGAACAGATGATAGTTTCTGGATCGGCATTTATGACGAGGATGCAAAAGCCTACGCTGGAAAGTTCCGTTTCTATTTCACATCCTACGGTGGAATGTGCGGTTACGACTTCAATCAATTCTTTAATGAAAAAGACATCGACTGTGAGAACGATATGAGAGTTCAGGAGATGTTCTTAGAGAAAATCAATATGTTAATTGACTGCGGAATTATCGCTTTGGAGGGCAAATCATGAGGCTTCGGAAACCCAAGTGCAGAATAGGTTATCGTGTTGTCTTTTCTGGAAAATATAAGGGACTTGCAGACTCAGATGAAGTATTTGTTGACTCTCAGGACAAAGACGATGTTTTGTATTTGTTCCATGTATATTTGGATAATCCAGATGTAACGATTTATGTCTGCTATCATGATGGGACAGAAAAGAAAATTGTTTTGAAAAAATCAAGAAGGAGAAATAAAAAATGAGCAACCGAGATAATCTTGGAGATCGAATGAAAATCTATGAGAATGTGACCAGAGCGCATCTTGTGCGCCGTATGCCTGTGATCATTCGTATTGACGGCAAAGCATTCCACACCTTTACCAGAGGCTTTCAAAAGCCTTTTGACCAGATTTTGATGAAAACCATGCAGGATACCATGAAATATCTTTGCGAGAATATTCAGGGCTGTGTACTTGGTTATACGCAGTCGGATGAAATCTCTTTGCTTCTAATCGACTACCAGACGCTCACCAGTGATGCTTGGTTCGATAACACAGTTCAGAAAATGTGCAGCATCTCCGCAAGCATGGCAACGCTGGCTTTTAATAAGTTCTTCCGTAATAATACGGATGAATGGGGTTATGACAATTTGCCTGATTTTGCTGACGGTGGTACAAATCAGAAAATTGATCCAAATCTGATGAAACAAGCAAATACTTATTTTTCTCGTTGTGATAAAGCAATGTTCGATTCTCGTGTGTTCAATATTCCCAAGGAAGATGTTGTCAACTACTTTGTGTGGCGGCAGCAGGACGCAGTTCGTAACAGCATTCAGTCCGCAGGACAGGCGAACTTTTCTCATAAGCAGCTCATGAATAAGTCTTGTGATCAGATTCAGGATATGTTGTTTGTGGAAAAGGGTATTAACTGGAATGATTATGCGATTCCTTGTAAGCGTGGCACTTGCTGTCGTAAGCAGATGATGGAAGTTGAATGCAAGAACGAGCCGAACAAAACTGTAATGCGTAAGAAGTGGATTGTGGATCAGGAAATCCCTACTTTTACACAGAATATGAACTACATTCATGACATTGTTATGCTGAAAGATTGAGGCTTGAATTATGTATGAGGCAATATTACAGCATTTAAGAAATTACGAACAATACGGAATTGATGTAATTAGCAGTCATGAAGCTGGTCAAATTGCCGATTTATTACAGGAGTATCATGCGGAGATTGTTATGCTTCGCAGGATGCAGCCTGTGGTATTGACTGGTGAAAGTGCAAATTCATTTGCTTTGGCGGCTGAATTGTCCGAAACAAAAGCAAAGCTGGAAGAATGTAGTAAAGAGAATACTGCTCTGAAAGCCTATAAAGACTATTTTGCTGACTGTTATGGACAAGGGTATGAGGTTGCCAACTACCATTTAAACGGTGATTTGGAGCCTCTGGATACATTTCTGGATAGTGCAGAGGCAGAATATGAGTCTGTACTTTCCCAAAACGGCAGTAATGAGGTAAAAGTGCCGAAAGGGGATGGAGATGGCTGATTTATTTAAAAAGATGCTCCCATACCAATCGGAATTTTCCCATCGGTTTGCTTGTTGGGCAAATAATCATATGGGATGGGCGAAAATGAAAAAGGCAAATAAAAAACTGACAAAGACGAGGGTTAAGCGTGTAATTCAGAAAGAAATTGAACAGGAGTTATACGAGTATGACTTAGTTAAGGCAGGGAAAGGAGAAGTCCAATGATTTATTTTACTGGCGATGTGCATGGTCAGATAGATGACCTGTTGCGCAGACTGGATTATAAAAAAATTCCTCATACTGCGGATCAAATTATTGTTCTGTTGGGAGATGTGGGCGTAAATTACAATAGAACTTTAAATGAATATGTTCATAAGCAAAAGCTGCAAGATAGTGGCAGAACCTATTTTTGTATTCATGGAAATCATGAAATGCGTCCAGAAAACATTGAAACTTATCATGAGAAATCAAATGAGTTTGGAACATTTTATGTAGAGGACAATTATCCGAATTTGCTGTTTGCCAAAGATGGAGAAATTTATAATTTGGATAATAGAAAAGTGCTGGTTTTAGGTGGCGCATATAGCGTCGATAAATGGTATCGACTTTCCAGCGGTTATCAGTGGTTCGCAGATGAACAGATTTCTCCTGAGAAACGCAATGAAATTTTTAATCGTATCAAGAAAATCAAAAAAGTCGATCTTGTAGTATCTCATACTTGTCCCGAACAGTGGCAGCCAACTGATTTATTTTTACGAGGCTTAGATCAGTCTACGGTAGATAAATCTATGGAAGAATGGTTGTCAAAGGTAGAACAGGTTTTGGAATATGACCATTGGTTATTTGCTCATTTTCATGCCAATCGAATGATCAATGAAAAGGCAACAATGTTGTTTGAAAGAGTAAAAAGTATTAATCAAATTATGGAGGGATCAATCAAATGATGAAATATATTCTTGCCGCAACTGTACTTGTTTATATCGTGTTGATTTTCATTCCCAAGATGAAAATCACTGTGAACGGTCAGCCTTCGGATAACTTTTTCTACCGCATTTTTGGTGCGGCGGTTCTGGCTCTGATTTTCTTTGTTGTTATCGGGCTTCCAATCTATGCGGTTAGTCTGTTGTTCTAATGGTGTTACATATGGAAGCGGTTTGGTTAAGTGTAGTATATTTTGGCGGCTTATTTCTGGCAAAGGTATTGGACAATGCCCTTGGAACGGCAAAAATCATTTTGATCCAGAGAAATAAGACTTTCTTTGCTGGTCTTGCGCTTGGCTTGTCTAATCTGATTTATTTTATCATCACAAAGAACATTGTTTCCTCTGAAAGTAATGTGTCGTTGATCATTGTTTCTGTTGCCAGTGCGGTTGGTTGCTGGATTACCGTAGCAATCAATAAATATCTGTCCAAGGATCAGTTATATGTCAATGTAGTCATGTCGGATAATCTGGAAGCCATGAAAGATTTTCGTGATTTTCTTGCTGAACATCATATCAAGAATGTCGCATCAGATAGTTATACTCTCGACTGGAATACTAAGACCATTACGATTACTGCATATGCAGAAACGAAACAGGAGAGCAGTCTAATCAGCAACTATATTAAGAACAGCCCAAATAAGTTTAAGCGGCTGGTACAAAAATAATGGAGGATCATCATGAGAATTAAAATGCAAGTTGCCAATGGCAGTGCGGTTTATACCATGAAGGGCGAGGAAGATACCATTGAACAGGTCGTTGCCTTGCTGAAAAATCCAGATGTGATTAGTATTACGATCACAAAACAAACTCCAACGGAATATTTTAAGTCTATCAGAAAGGAGAAAACACATGGAACAGATTATTGAATTGGCAGTGGTAGTTTTAGGGTTTGTTACATTCATTTACGCAGTTACTCGTGAGGACTATGAAGAATGTGATGGAACTGGATGTGATCTCTGTCCATTCCCTCGCTGCGAGGACGCACCAAAAGATTTGTCTAAAGCACAAATGCGTAAAATGGAAGGCGAAATCGTTACCATTGTTCTCAAAGATTCTGTAATCCCTGTTAAAATTTTCATCAAAGACAATGATGTGTGGGTGGAGAATTCTTTCGGTACATCTACCACTTATGATGATGTGAAAAAGCATGGTGGAAAATTTTTTGAGAAAAATCGCAATTAGGTCTTGACAATAACAAGAAATACAAGTATAATGTAAGTGTCAGTTAAAGGTGCTGGCATTTCAATAAACTACATAACAAGAAATACAAGTACAAAGAAGGAGCGTTCACAATGAACATTGAAACGAAAATCGGAATTGGCGATCAGGTATTTGTCCTGAAGAAAATCACAAAGACTACTTGCCCGATCTGCAACGGCACTGGAAAGATTCGTCTTGGTAAGGCAGCAACATTTGATGCTGACACGATGGAAAAGGCAATGCAGCAGGTCGCAGAGCAGATCATTGAGTGCATCGAAAACAATACCATGCGTGAGTATGCTTGCCCTGAGTGTAAGGGCAGCGGCAGTGTTAAGGCAACTGGTCAGAAGAAGTATGAAGTCCTTACTTGCAAGGTCGTTTCTATGCAGTTTACTATCGGCGGCGAAAATGTTCCTCCTGTAATCATGTATTCTGTGGTTGATGAAAAGGGTACAGTTCGTAAGATGATGGAGAATCAGTTCTATACTAATCGAGCTGATGCAGATAAACAGTGTTTTATTCTCAATCTGGAACGCAGAGAGGTTCCCATTGCAGACATTCGAGTTCCTTACAGTTTTGCCAGTACGATCCCCTGTAATGAGAAGCTGAATAAGCGTCTGGACGAGTGGCGTAAGAACAAGAAGTTCGAAACCGAGATTTATGTGGATGATTGCGGTAATCTCTTTGACGGCTATACCTCTTATCTGGTTTACAAGATGATGGGCATTGATACTGTCCCCGTTGTTGTATGGCCTACCGTGAAGAAGAACAAGGAGGAAAAGACTAATGCGGTTTCCGTTTGATAAGTATAAGTATTACCACAGCGGTAATCAGGTAATTGCGGTTTCTACCTTTGCTGGAAAGACTGTTAAGGGCGTTGCCAAGTGTGATCCTCATGACACTTTCTCTCTGGATACTGGTAAGCGTCTGGCGGCTCTGAAGTGCAACAATAAAATTACCGCAAAGCGGCTCAAGAGAGCTGCCCTGCGGTATGTGGAAGCTGAAAAGGCTGTTGTTGCGGCGCAGAAACACGCCGAGCGCATGAAGCGGTATTACAACGATGCAAAGGTTGAACATAAAGAAGCAGTCGATGAACTGAATGATCTGTTGATGACTGTTTGATCCATTTAATTTCCCCCTCCATAGTCCTGAGCATGACTGAAACTGCTCAGGATGTGGCGGTATGGCTGAGTGGTTTAAAGCAGCGGTCTTGAAAACCGTAGGCGGTGAAGAGCCGTCCGTGGGTTCGAATCCTACTACCGCCGCCAGTAAGTCCATGTGAAATGATATATCATGGCTGGATTATCGACTACGATACGGAGAAGAGAATGGACATTCGAGCAAACACTTTAGAGTGCGATGGTACTCCGTCAACAAAAGCAAATCGAGCCAGTAAGAGGTAGTTAAATAGGCTAAACAAGATGTGGTTCTTGTAGTTTAATAGAGAAAGGCTGCAAGATAAAGCACTTGAAGCGCAAGGCCATGCGCAGTCAACCATATCGTAAACCAGACTGGCGGGACTAAGTAGAGGTTGACAAACGGTATGCGTCTACCGTTAAACATACAAAGTGTCGGCGCATTTCATATCCGAGGCGTGGATGGACATACGGAAAAGTCTTGGTGAGGTTACTGGCAAACTTCGGTTTAGGTCAGAGTGTAGGATATGGATTGACATGATTACTGTTTGAGTTGATAAATTCGTTTCAGATCATTCTCCCAAGCAGTTTTCCGATGATTGCGTTTCCATTTTACATAGTCGTTCCAACGACATTCAGAAGCCTCGTGAGAAAGACCAAAAGTGATTTCAATGTCTTTAGCTGATTTCACGCCCAGCATATCAAATAGAGGCATAGGGCAAAGGAAAGCTGCCGCAAAGTAATCTGCTTCAGCTTCCAGTTCGGGGTTAGAAAGATTATTGAAATTGTGTTCTGCAATAAGCGGCTCTGCAATATAAGGCAGATGGTTCAGCACTACATGACCGAGTTCGTGTGCCAGAGTCCAACGAATTCTGCCCAGCACATTGTTGTTTGCGGTAGAGGAATTAAACAGAACAAGGTATCTGTTTTTGGAAACATCATAATGAGTGCAGCCGCTTTGACTTTCACATAACAAGAAAACCTCTTGCAGTGAGCAGCGGTTGATCTCAGAAAAAGTCTTATATGTCATCAGCTTGCAGTTATCCATTAACTGAAATGGTTTGCGTGGATCAAGAGGAAACGACAAACCATCCAGATTACGATAAATCTGCAAAATCTGGTTGCAAATATAGGCGTACCGAATCATAAGTATATCACCTCGAATACCAGTGTAACATAGTGACAGTCCAATAATACGGACACATTACTGATCGTCACGGAATGCGTAGTCAAAAGCAATCTTCAGCATTTGCATCATGCGTTCCCGATCAACAGGGGACATTTTGGATTTTGCTCTTTGCAAAGTGACAATATCATTATCTCCAAGCAGTTCATCGGCAGGAGTTGGAATGTTGGTAATACCCAGCAGATAATCCGTAGTTACATTAAAGTATTTCGCAATCTTCTGTACTTTGTCGATGCCGGGGATGCTAATATCTTTCCACTTTTTAATTGTTGCATTGGAAAATCCGCATTCTTTTTCTAACCGTGTAATCGTGATTTCATTCGAGTCGCATAGTTCCTCAATCCTTGAATATAGAATGGAAGCCATAGAACACACTCCTTTTGAGAAAGTAATCTAAGTTTCTATTGACAATGAGAAAATTATCTGGTATAGTATGACTTAGATAAAATTCTCATTACACAGCAATTATAGAGGAAATTATCTAAACTGTCAATACTAAATTGGGGAGGCTGCTAAAAATGCTTGTTAATGAAACCAAAATGGAAGAGTGGAAGATGCTGTCTTTCTTTGCTCTTTTGAGCAACTATGATTACTTTAGTATCCAGAAGGAGGACGATCCCACTTTCTTTGCCACTGGCATTGAACGATCTTGTGGCTGGGTATTAAAATTTATGAGGAAATTTGCAACGCCTGTTTATTCTGACGGCGAACTGATTAGTGTAGCCGCTATTAGTGATACCGAGTTTAAATGTCGAATCGGAGAATTTACATACTATATTCGTGCTTTGCATGAGAAGTCAAATGCTTTGCCTGTTCGCAAAAAGAAGAACTGGAAAAACATTCTGGATTTTGCAGACACAGAATATATCAATAAAGATAAGTGCCAATACATCAAAGAATTGGACTTACTTGTTTTGGTGGTCGATCCTGATTTGCTTGGCGAACTGACTGCCGTAGAGGAATCTCAGATTAAACGCCTCATTAATATCCGTCTGCATGGCAATGGAGCTGCAATGCAGATGTGTCGTAGCGTTTGCTTCAAATGTCAAATCCATAGTGCAAATCATATCATTTATGCTGGTATGTATGATCTGGAAAACTCTGTTTCTGTCAGCAGTGTTATGGTTTATAACAGTCGTATCAGCCAGTCTATGTCTGATGACGAGGATCAGCAATATACGAACCTTTGGAATTTCGCCCAGCAGCTCTATCATGAAAATTTCTCGTAACAATCTTTGCGGATATGCTTGACAATCTTCGTTGAGCATGATATACTATAACCAGAAATACAAGAAAGAGGTCTGCAAGGAGAAATGCGGTATGAAAAAGATTGTAAAGAGGGGAGATATATACTATGCTGATCTAAGTCCAGTTGTCGGCTGTGAACAGGGTGGAATTCGACCCGTAATTGTGATCCAGAATAACACTGGTAATAAGCATTGTCCTACTGTGATCGTGGCTGCAATCACTTCTCAGAATAAGAAGCCGATGCCCACACACATTAACCTCTCTGTCAATGAATGCAAATTATCCTCAGATTCTACGATCATGCTGGAACAGGTAAGAACGATTGATAAAAATCGGCTGAAAAATTTTGTTAGCAGCGTCACGGCTGAGAAAATGGATGAAATTAATCAGGCGATCCTTGTTAGTCTTGGGCTTCCTGTTACGGCATAATAACAAGAAATGCAATAAATGTCTTGACAAAAACAAATTGTTTTGGTAGAATATTAGGGAGAGGTGATGATAATGCTTGATCTGGCTTTGATCGAAAAGTATGTTTCGGAAACTTTTTTAAATAACCCTGATAACAACAAATACAAGCAAGAAACTTTCAATATCGTCAATAGATTCTTTAATCTGACTGATATTGCTTATGACGATTTGACTCGTCAGGATATGCTTGATATATACTCGCAGCTTGCCATTATGAAGATGAATGTTTTCCAATCTCATAAGAGCAAGATCAGTGATTTCATGCGGTGGATGTATGAAACAGGTAATGGTTCTATTAAACCGCTGGAAGAAATTCGAGAGATTTTCTTTGAGAATGTGGATCGTACAGCTTTCTACGATACTTATTACTTTGAAAATCTGGATGATCTGAACGATTTGATGGAAACCGTCTTTGGCAAAGAGGTTTGTGATTTTTCTACATTCCGTTGCGCAGCTCTCCTTGTATGGCATGGCATTCCAGTAAAACATTTGCCAGATATTCTCAAGTCTGATATGCACAATGATGGTTCAGTGCTTAATCCAGTAACAGGACAGAGAGTGCAGCTTTCCCAAAGTATTGTTCCTTATTTGCTTCATTATCGTGATGCGGACACATTTGCGTCTGGAAAATTTGGTGGTATGACTGTTCCTTATAAGGAAACGCAGTATTTGTTCCGCACTTATAAGACAGCACATATGACCGATAAACAGCTAATCAATACCAGTAGCAATGCCATTAAAACGGCTGCTGATACAGGGCGTATTTTCCAGTGGGAGCGCATTTATGACTCTGGTATATATTATAGAGTACATGAATACGAAAAACAGAATGGAAATATCAGCCGTAACGATTATGAATTGCTTCGTGATTTGTTTAAAATGGATCATATCGACTTGACCAAACAACGCCAGCGTTATTATCTTTCTCAAAAGTTTGACGAATATCAAGAGTTCAAACGCTATAAATATTCGGATTAATCCGAACTTGTTTAAGGGGCTGCGCCTCTTAAACATTACATAAATAACAAGAAATACAAGAACAACACGAGATAGTTTAATAGCAGAACGCCGCAATATGCGGAGATTTTGGTTCGAATCCAAAGATCGTGACACATTAAAAACTTGGAGCAAACTATGACGATTACCGATCCTTATGGATTCATCTATATAACAACAAACCTGATAGATGGCAAACGGTATATCGGACAGAAAAAGTTCGATAGCTATTGGAAAAGTTATCTTGGTAGCGGTAAACATCTACGAGAAGCTGTTAAAAAATATGGGAAAGAGAATTTTTCCAGAAATATTGTAGCGATTGCTTATTCAAAAGAAGAACTGGATGATGCAGAGATTAGTATCATTAAGTTCCTTGGAGCAGATAAAAGCAGAGATTATTACAATATTGCAGAAGGCGGCTGCGTTAAAGGTGGAGTTGGTGAAGATGCTTTTTGGTATGGTAAACAACTTCCTGTTGAAATGGTTGAGAAACAAAAGAAAAGTCGCAATACAGAAAAGAGAGTCTATCAATATGATTTAGATGGAAATCTGGTTGGCGAATATATCTCAGTCACAATGGCAGCTAAAGCAAATGGATTGTTCAAAACCAGTATTAGCAATGCTTGTATTAATGAGCAATTTACTTGTGGTGGATTCTTTTGGTCGTATAACAAAGATCGTACAAATATTCAATACGATGCAACAAGAAATCATCAATCAAAACCTGTTATGCAGTTCGATTTTTCAGGAAAAGTTTTGCTAAACAAATATTCATCGTCACGCATTGCTTCGGAACAAACTGGTATTAATAGATCAAACATTTGTAATTGTTGTCGTGGTAATGTAAAAACTGCTGGTGGTTATGTATGGCGATATGATTCACCTTAATTGGTGTGTTATATAAATCAAAATTCAAAGTTTATTGGAGGAATTTACTATGGCAAATCGAGAGCAGATGACAATTCATAAAGCCCTTGCAGAACTGAAGGTTCTGGATAAGCGCATTATTGATGCGATGGCGGCTGCAACTTTCGTTGTCAACAAGAAGAACAATCAGGAGAAAGTTCACGGTGTAACTCCTACTGTTTTTAACGAGGCAGCGTTTGCGTCCTATGATAAGATTACCGATCTGATTAAGCGGCGCAATGCGATTAAGGATGCTGTCAATGTGTCTAACTCTGTGACGAAGGTTGAGATCGGTGGTAAGACTTACACTGTCGTTGAGGCTATCGACAAGAAGAATCACGGTATGACTTTCTATATGGAGCTGCGTGATCATATGACTGTCCAGCTTTCTCGTGCCAAGGCTGATTTGGAGAAGCAGAATTCCCAGCTTCAGCAGAAGGCAGAACAGTTCGTTACTGGTCTGATGGGCAATAAGGAAACGGCTGCTAAGAGTGAGGAATATGATACCAGTGTTAAGACTTACATCAAGTCTAATACGGTTGAGATGCTTGATCCTCTTGGCATTGAAAAGAAGATTGCGGAACTGGATGACATGATCAATGCGTTCATGCCTGAAGTCGATGCAGCTCTTTCCGTTTCCAATGCACTGACTACGATCTCCATCGAATACTGACGGCAATATTTCATTCGCTGTTTGACGAAAACGATAAACCATAACACATCTGAGTTTTGAGGAACTTCTTTGATGAAAAAATAAATAAAAATTCCCCAGCCTAAAAATGAAATTACAGATGATTGTAATTCTATACATATAATATTGGATTATATTAAAAGAATTAATTTCTGATTATACACCGCAGAGATAGAGCGGTGATATTTCAGAAATACTAAAATCACTGTAAAGTTCAAGGCTCAAAGCCCAAAGCTGAACGCTCAAGTTTCAAAGTTTACTTTTGAAGCAAAGTTCAAAGCATAGGCAGCAAAGACTAAAGATAGTCAAAAATCCTTGGGATATTGTTTTGGGAATTGTTATGCTTGTCCTTTCGTGAACAACAAGGCTGTCAAGCAGTAAATTAAATATAAAGGAATGTCTGAGTAATCGGGCATTCTGTTGAGGGCTGGTGATGCAGCTCTGAATAGAGTGTCCGATACAAAGGGAGTGAAAGATTGCACAATGAAGTAATGAAATTTATTGACAGATTTACTATGCGTGGAAAGTGGAGCGAAGTTCTCACATCTTTTACTTGTGGATGTTGTTATTGGTTTGCATTTATCTTGTGCAACCGTTTCCCTGAAGCAGTAATGATGTATGATCCAGTAATAAACCACTTTGTAACGCAAATTGATGGTCGGCTTTATGACATTACAGGAGAAGTCACACAAGAGTACAAAGTCGTAAGATGGGATACTTATCCCGATGAACTGGAAAAGAAACGCATCGAAAAGTATTGTATTAATTTTTAAGGTTTTCAGAAAAGGAGAATTGAACATGGAACTTCGTATTGATCAGAATGTTTTGGACAGATTTCCCAGCTTGCACATCGTTCAGGAGAATGATGTTGTTACAGTGAAGTTTGACGGAGAAAACAGTTCTGATTTTTTGTTTCCCATGACGCTGCCGATGACCAATCTGGATCATATTTCTTGGCGCAGAGTGGATGAAATCGCAAAGTCTGGTAAAGCCAGAGAATACTTTGCACTTGGCGCAACGAAGAAGGACTACATGAAGAATGGTTTCGTTGCTACATATCAGATTATTGGTTTTGACCATGATGATCTGGCTGACAACAGCGGTAAGGCTCCTATCTCTTGGGATATGGTCGATCTCTACAAGGATGAATCCGCAATGCGTAGGGACGGAAACTCTGTCTGGTGGGATGATTCTGATATTCGTTCTTTCCTGAATGGAGATTTCAAGAACAATGTTTCTGATGATCTGGCAGCTATTGTTAAACCTGTTTATAAGCAGAGCGTAGACCGTAATGGTAATATGCAGAAAACCATTGATGAATTTTGGCTCAAGTCTGAGCAGGAATTGTATGGACGCAAGTTCTGGTCTTATGGCGGCGAAGGTCACTGGTATGAGTTTTATGCTCAGGAAAACATTCGTTACTGTAAGAAGAACACAAAGGGCGAGAATGACTGGCAGTGGTTGCGCTCTGTTAGTGCGGACAACTCGTACTACTTCTGCGATGTCTACACTTCGGGGAGTGCGGACTACGACTACGCTTACGATTCGTATGGGTTCGCCCCGGCCTTCTGTAACTGAGTTAATCTGTTCATCCTAACATCTCTATTCAAGGCGAAAGCCGAGAATGAGATGTGACGGATGAACCTACCAAGCAAACCAAATACAAGAGGTAAGAATATGAGAGTATTACTGTTAATGCGTGGTGCGCCCGGTGTCGGCAAAACCACATTTATTAAGGAAAACAATTTGGAACAATTTGCTCTGTCTGCTGATGAAATTCGTTTGCTGTGTCAATCTCCTGTGATGACTACCAGTGGAACTTTTGGTATCAGTCAGGATAATGAGAAGAAGGTCTGGTCACTTCTGTTTCAAATTTTGGAGGCCAGAATGCAGCGTGGCGAGTTTGTTGTCATTGACGCAACGAATTCTAAAACCGTTGAAATGAATCGCTATAAGACGATGGCACAGACCTATCGCTATCGTATTTATTGTGTTGATTTTACTGATGTTCCTATGGAAGAGTGTAAGCGTAGAAATCTGACTCGTCCTGATTATAAGCAAGTGCCAGAAGAAGCGATTGAAAAAATGTATGCTCGTTTCGCAACACAGCAGATTCCTACTGGTATTGTAAAGCTGCGTCCTGATGAATTGGATCGTATCTGGTATAAACCTATGGATTTTTCTGATTATAAGAAGATTCATCATATTGGAGATATTCATGGCTGCAATACCGTTCTTCAGGAGTATTTGAAAGATGGTTTGAAGGATGATGAACTTTATATTTTCTGTGGTGATTATATTGATCGTGGTGTAGAAAATGTTGAGGTTATCAATTTCCTTTACAGTATTATGGATCACAAGAATGTGATTATGCTGGAAGGAAACCATGAACGCTGGCTTTGGTATTGGTCACATGGCGGTACTGGTAAATCCCCTGAGTTTGAAAAGGTAACTCGCCGTCAGCTTGAGGCGGGGGGGCTTGATACTAAGGTTGCTCGAATGCTGTATAGGAAGTTTGGTCAATGTGCTTATTACAAGTATCATGAAAAGACTGTTCTCGTAACTCATGCTGGTTTGAGTTTTATTCCTGAAAATATGACTAAACTGGCAACTGAGCAGATGATTCGTGGCGTTGGTCGATACAGTGATTATGTAGATGTAGCACAGACTTTTGACCGTATGGCAGCTCCTAATACTTATCAGGTTTTTGGTCATAGAAATACTCGCAATCTTCCTATCGAATTGTCCGAGCGTTGTTTTAATTTGGAAGGTGCAGTAGAGTTCGGCGGTGATCTTCGTGTGGTTGTACTGGATCAAGATGGTTTCCATCCTGTGTATGTAAAGAATAAAGTATTTAAGACAGGAGAGGAAACTGAGGTAGCAGCTTATACCGAACAGGAACTTGATGTGATGGAAATGGTTGATCAGATGCGCAAGAATAAGTACATCACTGAAAAGAAATACGGCAGCATTTCCTCTTTCAATTTCACCAGAGAGGCATTCTACGATAAGAAGTGGAATAAGCAGACTACCAAAGCACGAGGATTGTTCATCAATACTGAGAATGGAAGAATCGTTGCTCGTTCCTATGACAAGTTCTTTAATGTGAACGAAATGCCTGAAACCAAATTTGATATGCTTCAGCATAAGTTAAAGTTCCCTGTAACCGCTTATGTGAAGGAGAACGGTTTCCTTGGTATGGTGTCCTATAATCCTGATACGGATGATTTCTTTATTTCAAGTAAGTCTGATCCGCAGGGTGATTTCTCTGCTTATATGCGTTCCATGTTCTATCAGGTTGGCGAAAATCTGGATGAACTCAAGGAATATATGAAGAACAACGATGTGACATTCGTGTTTGAATGTGTTGATATGGAAAATGATCCTCATATCATCAAATACGATAAGTCCAGACTGTTCCTGCTGGATGTAGTAAAGAATAAGATGCAGTTTGAAAAGCTGCCCTATTCCAAGCTGGTTCAGTTTGAAAAGTTCGGCTTTGAGGTCAAGAAGAAAGCAATCCAGATTGATAACTGGACTGATTTCTATAACTGGTACACAGAAGTTACCGCAGAGGATTATCTGTATGACGGTAAGGAGATTGAGGGCTTTGTGGTAGAGGATAGCGTTGGCTATATGGTCAAGCTGAAACTGTATTACTATAAGCTGTGGAAGCATATGCGTTCCGTTGCTCATTCTGTTTTCCGCAACGGTCAGTATCGCTACATGGGTTCTCTGCTTACACCTCTGGAAAATAAATTCTATGGCTTCGTCAAGGAACTCGCCAATGACGAAAACCATCCTACTAATATCATTGAATTGCGAGATTTATTTTTTGCGTCTGTAATGAACAACGCATAACAAGAAATACAAGAACGGAAGAGGTTAATATGAATACAGAAGTTATGTTCAGCACTGGAAATAATAACTGGTCTACGCCTCAGTCGTTCTTTGACAGGCTCAATTCAGTATTCCATTTTACGCTTGATCCATGTGCCGATGATACAAATCATAAATGTGAATTGTATTATACGGAACAGAATGATGGTCTTGCGAAAAATTGGGGGGGGCAGACAGTTTTTTGTAATCCTCCATACTCTCGTAGAACGAAAGGCAAGAGTGGTCAGGAAGATTGGATTGAAAAATGTTGTCGTGAGAGCAAAGAGAATGGCGTTACTGCTGTAATGCTCATTCCTGCTCGAACCGACACAAAAGCACAGCATGATTTCATTTTCCCAAATGCGAAATATGTTTGTTTTGTCAAAGGACGATTGAAATTCAACCAGAAAGATGCAGCTCCGTTTCCCAGTGAAGTTGTAGTCTTTACAAATAAAGATTTTGACCAGCAGATTAATACACTAACTGATTTGGGAAAATGGATTAAACTAAAAGATTGAGGTGACAATTATCAAATATGTAGGCTCAAAAAACCGCATTGCCAAACATATTGTTCCGATTATTCAATCTTACATAGATAATACCAGCGCAAATTTTTACTTAGAACCGTTTGTCGGGGGGGCAAATGTTATTGATAAAATTTCTTGTGATAGAAAGATTGGATATGACATTAATCATTATCTGATTGAACTATTCAAGAATAGAGATCGAATTGCATTTTTGCCAGATGAAATTACGCAAGAGGAATATGCAGCAGTAAGAAAATCATATCAAATGCAGGATGGTAAATATCCTGATTGGTATATTGGAGCCGTTGGTTTCCTTGCGTCTTATAATGGAAAATTCTTTGGTGGCAGGGCTGGCATTGTCAAAACCAAAATCGGTACATATCGGAATTATTATGACGAGGCAAAGCGGAATGTAATTGCGCAGCTTCCCAATTTACAGGATGTGGAGTTTGCCGAGGCAGACTATCGAACTCTTGACTTAGATCATTTTTGTGGTGGTGTAATCTACTGTGACATTCCTTATAAGGGAACGACTGGATACGAAAATGATTTCGATCATGATGAATTCTGGAAATGGGCAGAGCAAGCGTCTGAAACAAATGTTGTTTTGGTATCAGAACAGCAAGCACCAGAGAATTGGAGATCAATTTGGTCGCAGCCAGTGAAAAGAACACTGGATAATGCGTCCAGACAAAACATCACAGAGAACTTGTTTATTTTGGACAAATAACAAGAAATAAAAGGAGAGATGCTTATGATTGCGAGAAAGCAGATCAGTAAGAAATGGGTTGTACTGCTTGTAATGGCTGTTGCTCTGGCGGCAATTCTGACTTGCTGTTCTCCGTATCCATATCCAGTTCCAAGACCAATTTAGGAGTAAATAATGGGAAAGAGTTTAGATTACATAAAATATCGAGTGTTAGAGCAGAAGAATACTAATCTGGATATTGCATTCGATAATGCTTTTGAGGTTTCACCAAAGCAGTTTCTCAAGTTTGACGAGAACAATCAATTGTCTTTGGTTTGGAAGAACGATGATGCTGATCCGAAGCTCGATATTAGTGTGAAAGTTACATACGATCCTGATGCAGATTTCAAATATTTCACCACGAGTTCTTCCAGACATGATGGAACAATGTTGTTTGTATATGAAAACATCGAGGCTTGTCTGAAGAAAATTTTATCTTTGCAGACCTATGATAAAAGTATTGGTTTGCCAAATGACGCAAACAACTGCAACTATTTTTATACTATTGGTGACATTGTAGTGGTGAATGAATACGGAATGCAATTTGCAACGGATGAAAAGCCTTGGATGCAACAGAGAACGACTGTAATGATCCCTATTGTATTCCATTACGAAGAAAAGTGAGGGATAGAATGCAACCGATTTTTCCTGAGTATGTCCAGTTTTTAAAGGACAACGGTTGTGCAGTTGATTGGTTTAAAGAGGAAACTTTCTGGCTTGATAATAATATTGTAAAAGCCTTTAGACGGGGGGGCAAGTAGTTTCCTTATTCCGAATTAGTGTTGATGATCAATTAACTGTCACAATGAAAAAGCACAAGCAGAACAAAGATTATGCGGATTATGAAACATGGAAAGAAACCATTGAGCGTAATCGTGAAAGAATACAGCAGCTTGAAAAGAGCAGCATTGAAATGCTTCGTGCAAATTGTCTTTATTCTGGCAGACGAATTATCAACACAAATTCTACTGGCAAAGACAGCATGGTAGTAACTCATTTGGCACAAAAGGCTGGACTTGATTTTGAAACATATTTCAATGTCACAACCTTGGATGTTGGAGAGAGTAACCGTATGGCAAAACGCAACGGTTTTAAACACATCCTGCCCGATCCGAAATATGGTGGCTTTTATAAGTACATCCAGCGTTATGACGGGGGGGGCAATCAAATGATACCAAGTAGATTGAACCGTTTCTGTTGTAATTATTTCAAAGAAAGCCCTACAATTGACTATTTTTCAGATGAAGAATCTTTGATTTTTTTATTCGGTATGAGAAATGAAGAATCAACAAAGAGAGCTGCTTATACCGATATATGGATTAATGAAAAGTGGGGCAATCGTGATTGGATTGGTATTTTGCCTATTCGCCAGTGGTCGGAATTAGATGTATGGTTTTATATTCTTGATGAAGGAATTGAAATCAACGATAAATACCGATATGGATATAGTCGTGTTGGATGCGGCATTGCTTGTCCGAATTATACGAAATACACATGGGTTTTAGATAAGTATTGGTATCCATATTTATTTAATCGTTGGCGTGATATTTTGAGAAATGACTTCATCAATAACAATAAATGGTTAATTATGAATTGTACCATTGAAGAATATGTAATGAAAGCATGGACTGGTGGTGCGTATCGTAATGAACCAACAGAAGAAGTAATCCAAGAATATGCAATTTATTCAGGTTTGGATTTAGAAGTTGCCAGAAAATATTTCAATCGGTACTGTTCTAATGGTTGTATAAATCATCTGCGCCAACCAATGCGAATTAAAGACAAAAATGCACTGGCAATGAACATGAAAATGTTTGGACGCAGCACAGAAAAATTTCTTTGTAAGAAATGTTTGATGAAACAATTTGGTTGGTCACGAGAGGATTGGGATAATCAAATTCAGCAGTTCAAATCTGAAGGTTGTAAACTGTTTTAGGAGGGCATATGAGAATTTACTACGCTCACCATACATGGAAATATGGAACACCTATTGAAGATTATGAGATACAAGTCATCAGAGATTGTTTCGAATATGAGGACGGATTTGAAATCGTAAATCCTAAAGATGCTCTGCCGCAGGATATTCCTGAGAGCGAAATTATGAAAAAGGCTTACGATATGATCTTAGATTGCGAAACTCTTGTATTCTCAACGGTATCTGGTTTAATCGGACAGGGCGTATTTAACGAAGTAATTTTTGCTTTGAATAATGATATTCCTGTATTCTGCTTAACAGGATGTGATTGTTATCAAATTCAGATGAATACATTCTGTCACGAAATTATTTTTGATGGGGATAACCGGGTATATGCCTTAGTTAAAATTCCCCATGAATACGAGGACGATTTTTAATGAAGATTTTATCAATCTGCGGTGGTCTTGAAACTGGATTGATTGCTTTACAGGAACTTGGCATTCCAGTAGAAGAGTACCACACATTTGAGATTTATGCTCCCGCCATTGAACTGAGTAAGAAGCATTTTCCGTTTATCGTCCATCACGGCGATGTAATTGGAGCAGATTTTTCACAGTTCAAAGGTTTTGATTTGGTGATGGCTGGTACTTGCTGCCAAAGCCTATCCGTAGTCCGACAGGAAAATGATGATATATGCTCTGGTCTGCGTGGCAAATCAGCAATCTTTTATGAATTTGCCAGAGCAGTTGAAGAAATCCAACCAAAGTATTACCTGTTGGAAAATGTCATTCCCAAGCAAAAAGCTGATGAAAATATCATCACTGCTAAACTTGGGGGGGCAAGTCCTGTGATGATAAATTCTGCGGACTTTTCCGCACAAGAGAGAAAGCGTCTATATTGGACGAATATTCCCATCGCAGATTTGCCAGAACGAAATACCTCTGTATTGCGTGATATTATGGTGAATGATGTACCAGAAAAGGATTATTACAATAAATCATTTATATATCACGGTAATGATAAACGAGTGATTGCTACTTTAGAAGTAAATACACATGATCTATTAAAGCGTGTTTATAATCCTGATTTTAAATGTGCTACATTGACCTGTGTAAATGGTGGGTATCAAGAAAAGAAAGTTTGGGATAATGGTCGTATTCGTAAATTAACACCAGTTGAATATGAGCGTTTACAAACTCTTCCCGATGGTTTTACAGAGGGCTACCGGGATAATGTGCGCCGTTCCTTATGTGGAAACGGCTGGACAAAAGAGGTTATAAAGCATATTTTTAAAGGCTTAATAACAATAAATACAAGTAAAGGAGTATAGCAAAATGTCAAGCGAAAATCAGACCAAGAATGTTGAAATTGGAAATACACCAAATGAAAACACTGCTGCTGAAAAGCCCAAGTCTGAATGGGAACAGGTGCTTGAAACTATGATGCGCCGAGCATATCTGAATGGTTTATCTACTGGTATGAAAACTATGTGTGGCTCCATTCTGAGCAAAATGAATGAGTGCCAGAAGCAGAGAATGAATCCGCAGAAGCAGCTTATTGAGTTGTGCAGATGGTGCAATCATTGTTTGGCTAAGGTAAGTGAGCCGCCCAAGACTGAGGAAACAGAAAATAAGACAGAAAATCAGGAAAATCAGGAAGGAGAGAAGTCCGAATGAGAAAGGTACAGGTTCAAAATATTTTGACTGAAAAGGAAACACAGTTGAATTCTTTGGTTAAGGAATCAACTGATGCCGTTTCTTTGATTACAAACACTATCAATCGTTTGGAAACTGTCAATGAGCAGATTCATGAAAAGAGCGAAGAAATCAGTACATATCGTGCTGAACTGGATCGCATTCAGGGGTCTATGGATCAGCAGATTGCTCATAATGAAAAGATTATTGGTAAGTTTAAGAGTTTCTTGGAGGACTAATGGATAATAAGCGAGATTTCTTTGCGGAAGAATTATCACTTATTCGTACCGAATATATCAAGAAATTTCTTGAGTATTGTATCGACAATTTGCCAGACTATTTCTTCCGTGTAGCCGCATCATCCAGCGGCAAATATCATCCTGAGTATGCACTTGGTAATGGCGGCTTGCTGCGTCATACCAAAGCAGCATTCTGGATCGCAAATGAATTGTTTAATCTTGAGATGTTCCAGTTTTCCGAAGAGGAACGAGATTTGATGCTGACTGCTCTTATCCTTCATGATGGACAGAAGCAGGGTAAGCGAGAGGGTAATACAGTCTTTGATCATCCTCTGCTGGCAGCAGATTTCGTAAAGCAGTGCCATATTGAAACTGGTTTGTTGAATGACGAGCAGATGAAATTCTTATATGACTGCATTGCTACTCACATGGGACAGTGGAATACCGCACGATATTCTAAGGTTGAGCTGCCTAAGCCCAAGAACAAATATCAGAAGTTTGTGCATCTCTGTGATTATCTTGCAAGTAGAAAGTTTCTTGAAATGAATTTTGACAAAGTTTAAGGAGATTTGTGTATATGAGTTATCAGTCCAGATTTAGTTTTTGTGGAACCCCTGTAATTCCTAAGCAGAAGGCAGATATTAAGCGTCCTTTCTGCAAGGAAATTTCTAAGAAAGATGAAAAGACCAAGGAAACCAAGAAGATGCTGTCTATGACTTTCGGCATCAAGGAAACCGACATGAATATGGCTTTTGTCGAGGCTTTTGACAGCCAGCAAAAGGTCATTAAGACAATGGATGTTGACAATGAAAAGATGGATGTAGATTGGGATGACCGTTTTGACGAGGACATCATCGAAAAGGTTGCCAACTACCGTAAGTACATTGTTGATCTTGGTGATGAACACGGCGGCAGACAGGAGTTTATTACTGCCTACGATATGATTGAGCATCTGCGTGAGCATCTGCCCAATTATGATGGTCGTGTTGTTGTTACTGGTCAGTTTACTCGTGACTGGTATGCAAAGAAAAAGACTTATTTCAGTAAGTTCCGCATTCAGAATGTGTTCGCTGCCCCTGAAGAGAGAAAGAATCGTCTGCTTCTGACTATGGATTTGTTCTACAACAAGAGCAGTCTTGATGACAGTGATTTTGACGAGAACAAGAAGATGACCTTGGATTGCTACATTGAGCAGTATATCAACAAGGACGAGGGCAGAAAGTATGTTCCCATTCAGGTTGTGTTCTCTGGTGCAAAGTATGATCTTGAAAACGAAAAACACAAGAAACTGTTTGATTACAAGATGAAGTACATCAAGGTCAAGAACAAGAATATGGTACATATTCCTTGGGAGATTGTGCTGCTCCGTGGTGCTGAAGAAGCAGAGTTTGACGAGTCTATGCTGACCGATTCTCAGCGTGAACAGGTTGAACTTGGTATTAAGTCTGTTGATGATTTCCGTCCCAAGGGCAATATCTACGGTGATCGCATTGACGAGTTCCGTCTGTTCGAGCCTAAGCTGGAAGGCGATTATGCTGATGGTGTTCTGGAATGTGATGATACCGCAGACGAGTTTGAGGAAAAGATTTTTGTTCCTGCCGCAGATGAAACGATGGAGGAAGCTAAGAAGAATTCCAAGTCTGCAAAGTCTAAGTCCAAGAAGGACGAGGATGACGATGACGAGCCTCCCTTTGATAAGGACGAGGACAAGGACGATGTAGACGAAGAGGATTTGTTCTAAGGAGGTAGTACATAATGGCAAGAAAATTTGGTGAAAAGCGTGAGATTTGCATTGATCCTCTCGCTTATAACATTGGTCTGATTGGCGAGAGCGGTATCGGTAAGTCCACCGTCATCAAGGAAGTCTGTGAAAAGCTGGTTGGCGATGATGGCTATATCGCTCTGGATATTGGTAAGGAAGATGGTCATGACGCTATCAATGGTATCGTGTCTGCTAAGATTCCTGATTGGGCAACTTTCAAGGAATTCTGCGATGATGTTATTGAAAATAAGCTGACTGACTATAAGGATTTGCGTGTTGTCATTCTGGATACTTTTGACCAGTTGCTTGAGATCACTGAGCCTGAAGTCATTCGTATGCACAATCGAGCAAATCCTGATAAGCCCAAGATCACTTCCATTAAGGCAGCTTTTGGTGGCTTTATGGCTGGTGAGGATAAGGCAATTCAGCTTGTTCTTGATAAAATGTGGGAACTCAAGAGTGTTGGCGTTTCCTTTATTGCAATCGGTCACACTAAAAAGAAGGATGTGGACGATCCCATTACTGGTGAGTCTTATTCCATTCTGACTACCAATATGAGCCAGCGTTACTTTAATGCGCTCAAGACGAAGCTGCATTTCCTTGGTGTTGCTTATATTGACCGTGAGATCGTAAAGCAAAAGACTGGTAAGAAAAATATTGTAACTAAGGAAGAGGAAGTTAAGGGCAGAGTTCTCAGTGAATCCCGCCGCATCTCTTTCCGTGATGACAATTACAGTGTTGATTCCAAGTCCCGCTTTGCAGACATTGTTGATGAAATTCCTTTGGATGCAGATGCCTTTATTAAGGCTCTGAAGGACGCTATTCTGGCAGAACACAGCAAGGGCGGCAAGTCTGTTGAGCAGTCTGAAAAGGAACTCAAGGAGGCTCGTAAGCAACAGGAGAAGGAGTTAGCCGAAAAGCAGAAGGCAGATGCCGCCAATAAGATTGACGAGGATCGCAATGCCGAGCTGCTTCAGGTTATTCAGAACAAGTTCCCTGATGCAGATGCCGCAACCAAGAAGTCTGTTAAGGAAATCATGAAGGAACATGATATTCCTAATTTCAAGAATGCAGATGATATTCCTACTGCTATTTTGGAGCAGATTGTTAAGGTGCTGAATCAGGAGTAAACCATTGGAGGAAATCAGTTATGGCGAGAAGTTGCAAATGTGCAATTACTGGCGAAGTCGGCACAACTGATACCTTTGTAAAAATTGGTTCCAAATATTATAAGAGCCAAGAAATATATGATGCAGATCAGCGTAAGAAACAGACTTACAAAGAACTGATTGATTATATTTGTAGAGAGTTTTTGGGGTATGGAAACGGGCAACCGTTTCCTCCCATTCTCCCTAAAAAGATTAAAGAATTGTCCTTTTACAGTAATGAGGTGATCTTGGAAACATTTAAAGAATGTGCCAACGACATTCATTATTGGTTGGAACATAAACAATTCTCTAATGAGTATGGCATGATCTCTTATATGTTTACCATTGTAAAAGGTAATATTGCCGATGTTGCCAAGAAAGAAAAGAGAATGGCTGCATCAAACGAACAAGTAAAAAATAACACGATTGAATGTGGCGATTTATCCGCTATCGGCTCAAAAAAGCAGGGTAAGGATATTAGTCGTTTTCTCATTGATGATGAATTATAAGGAGGTAACAATTTGAACTGGAAAGAGTATCCTGAAGATTTAATCAAAGGTCGAGAGAGCGCAGAGGCTACATTCATTTTTTGCCTTTGGAAGCAGCCTGAATTGTATGATGACTTTGCAAGAGTCAACACACAAGATGATGAAACTCTGAAAACAGAGGATGGTATTTTCTATTTCTCTTTGGGCAGACAAATGTTCAATCAGGGATTTAAGTCTTTTGATAATGTGACAATCTACACATTTTTAGAGAACAAACCCACTGTCAAAAAGCATTTCGATGAACTTGGCGGTTATCCAACGGTTAGCGAACTTTGTTCTTTGGTAAATGTCGAAAATATTGATGCTTACTATGACAAGATTGCAAAGATGAATACATTAATGACTTTGTATGATAAGGGCTTTAATGTAATTCCCAACATGGATCGCTTTGCAAAAATGACAAATCAGGAAGTCTATGATTACTATGACTATATCCTGAACAGTGTCAGTATTAAGAATACTCACGACATTGATATTGAAACACTTGAAATTGATGATAAGTTCCTCAGCGAATGCGATGATGGATCGGCACAGGGTATCAGCTATGGTAAAAATTGTCCTATCCTGAATTATCTGACACTTGGTACACCGCTTGGTGATATGTATATGTTTGCTGGACATTCTGGTGTTGGTAAAACCAGTTTCGTGTTTGAGAATATGATCATCCCTATGACGGACGATGGTGTAAAGTGCGCCGTCATCAGTAATGAGCAAAGATCAAAAGATTTTAAACAGCTTTTGCTTGTTCACATTCTTACGAATGATCTGGACTATTGGGGTCTGACTCGTAAAAAGCTGAAAATGGGTAAGTTTACAGATGAACAGTGGGAATATTTGCGTAAAGCAAAGCAAATTTCCAGAGAGAAGTATTCTAATATTCAGTTTATCAAGATGTTTGATAATGACATGAATAAGGTCAAACGCATCATTAAGAAACTGGCAAAGTTGGGATACCAGACAATCATGTTTGACACCATGAAATCTGAGGATGAAATTGACGAAGCTATGTGGCAGCAGTTACTTATTCATAGTCGTAAACTATTTCAGATTACCAGCCGTGAAAACATTTCCCTGATCTGTACTTATCAGCTTGCACTTCATACTCTGAATAAGCGATATTTGGATGCAAGCTGTCTGTCTAACGCAAAGCAGATTAAGGAAGTTTTCTCAGAGATGGTGTATTGCCGCCCTCTTTGGGATGATGAATTTCCCGGCGAAAAGTTTGATGTAAAACCGTATCAGTTAAAGAAAGATTCCAGCGGCAAATATTCCAATGTTCGTGAATCTGTGCAACTCGATAGAGATAAAAAATATATCATCGCATTCTTGGATAAAACAAGAAATGACGATGATAAAATTCAGGTTCTTTATGAGTTTAATGGACGCTATAACCGCTGGCGTGAAAAGGGCTACTGCTCAGTATTCAATGAACATAAATAAAGAGAGTGATAATAATGGAACAATTAACATTAGATCAGCAAAGGATTGTTTCTGAAAATCACAACTTGATTTATAGCTTGGCAAATAAAAAAAACATTAATCTGGATGAATATTATGATGTTTTGGCAATTGGATTATGTAAGGCAGCTATTGCTTTTGATAACACAAAGGGGAAATTTTCAACTTTGGCTTATACTGTCATGCTGAATGAGTATAAACAAGAATTGAGGAAACAACAGAACGAGAGAACAATTCCACAAGATAAGTTGCTTTCATTTGATGTTCCAATTCAGACAGATCAAGATAGCCAATTTGCAAGTTTTGCAGATGTGATTCCAGATAATAATGTTCAAGTAGAGCAAGAAGCAATTCATGCACTTACATATAAATCATTGTCAAGTAAACTGAAACCTGATGAACAAGTGATTTTTGCCATGTTGTTGGATGATAAGAATCAAAGTGAAATTGCCAGCGAATTAGGTGTCAGTAGGCAGTGGATTAGTGTAAAAATCAAAAGAATTCGCAGTTTATTAAGTTAGAAAGAAGGAAAAGCAATGAAACATTGGAAGTCCATTTTGATTGTAGCTGCGGCAGTAATTGCCGTTATTGTATTGGCTGTATTTTCTTTTCAGGGAACGCAGAATAAAGCAATCTCCCTTGAGGAACAAATTAGCACCGCTCAGTCTGAGATTAAGGTGCAGGAAAAGCGCAGAGCAGACCTGATTCCTAATCTGGTTGATTGTGTGCAAGCCTATGATGAACATGAATATCAGACTTTGATGGATGTTGTCAATGCTCGTGGCAGTGCTACCGATGAAAGTGTTCAGGAAATTCAGACGATGATTCAGGCTGTTGCAGAGGCATATCCAGAACTGAAAAGCAGTGAAAATTATCGTGAGTTGATGAACGAACTGGCAACAACCGAGAATTTGATTGCTAATTATAGAAGTAACTTTAACACTTGGGTTAAAAGTTATAACCAGTATGTCCGAAAGTTCCCCAATAAGCAGATTCTTGGTTTCCTTGGTTATGAGGTTATCAATTACGAGTATTTGAATTATGATGTTTCCTCTGATGCTCCTACTAACCTGTTTGATTGATAGGTACATAGTATGAGGATCACGAAAAGAGAAGTGATTTTCAGTGTGGTTATTGTTTGCCTGATGCTTGTATTCGGCATTATGATTTCAGGAAAGATCAATGATAGCTTGATGAACAAGTATCAGGAATATAATACCGCATTGCAAATCAACAACGATTCCAGTCTGTTTGAGTATGGTATGCGTACAAATATCGGTAATGCTTTTGTGTATGGTGAATTAGCTGCCGTGGATTCTGTTACATATCCAGAAATCGGTGGAGAATACGCCTCTGCAACAAAAGTCACTGAGCGTTATACGAAACATACAAGAACAGTGACAAAAACAAAAACGGTTAATGGTAAAACTCAGACATACACAGAGGTCGAAACCTACTGGACATGGGATGAAATTGATCGTGATCACATCCATGTTGAAATGATTACTTTTCTTGGGAAAGAATTTCCCTATGGAACAATTAATCACTTTCCAGAACATTATATTGACACTCTGAAAGCAGGGTATCATTTAAGAGATGTTTATTATGGATCGGATATTTTACACGAAGGGACTCTGTATGCAGTCTTGGCAGACAATACAATTTCAGAAACATCATTTTATTGCGATACAACCATTGATGAAACAATTGAGTATCTGGAAACAGAATGGCAGCTTGTGTTGTTTTGGATTTTCTGGATTGCATTGACTGGTTTCGCCGTATATGGGTTTTACTATATAGATAACAGATGGCTTGAATAATATATGAAAAATAGAAACGGAGGGAGATACTTATCGTAAATGCGTTATCATTGACAAATTATTTATCAAACAATGTAGATGCGTGTATCTCCCTCCTTGAAAGCATGGAATATACGCAGATCACATACCGACAGCAAAAGAATGAACTGCGTTTTAGCCGAGAAGAAGGCTTAAATCCAACAGCAATGCGTTTGAAATTAGATACCTTGAAGTTTGATGGTTTTTCAATTAATCTTCATGGAAATCTCTTTTCTCTGGTCATGCAAACACAAAAGCTGTCGTTCCCTAAAGCACTGCATTATATTGCCAATCAATTGGGTTTAGAGAAAAGTCAATTTAGTGGTAAAATCCGCTATCCGTTTTCTGGTTTCTATAAAGGTCTTATGAAAGAGATTAATGAACCAGAATACGCAATGAAAACTTATGACGAATCTGAAATTGATGAATATCTTGGCAAATACAACACAATGTTTTTCAAAGATGGTATCAACTTTCAGACGCAGGAGTTTTTTAAAGTAGGATTTGATTTGGAAAGCTGCCGAATTACTGTTCCTGAATATACTTTGGATGGTAAATTGTGCGGTGTTATGGGTAGATTGAATGATACGAAATGTTCCAAGGATGAACGGTGGTTGCCGATCATTCCTTGTTCTCGCAGTTTAACATTATACGGTTATCATCACAATTATGATTTCATTCAACAGAAAAATATTGTTGTTGTAGGAGAATCAGAAAAGTTTGTCCAGCAGCTTCATTCAATGGGGAGCAGGATCGGACTTGCAACTTGTGGTTGTGACATAAGTGATGTTCAGGCTAAATACTTAAAGTCGCTCATGACGAAAAAGATTGTCCTTGCTTATGATGAAGGTCTGGAAGAGGACAATGTAAGAATGCAAGCTGAAAAGCTGGTATTAAATAATGCAGTGTTTAAAAACAGAGTCGGTTACATCTATGATAAGAATAATCTGATCTTACCGAAAGGAAGTAAAGCAAGTCCATCCGATTTAGGTAAAGACGCATTCTTAGAATTGATGAAAAACCACATTGTTTGGTTGGAATAACAAGAAATACAAGGTGAATGAAATGGAATTTTTCAAGGGAATTCGATTGTATCTCAAAGATAAAGAAACAGGTTTACTTGCAATGAAATTTGTTTGCTGTAAATGTGGAAAGGAAATAGATGATCCAGCATCATTTTGGATGCCATGTTCTTCTGGTCATGTTCCATTAATCCATCAAACTGAATTTCTTTGCAAAGAATGTCATAACGGAGGAAGCAATAATGGCAAAGCGAGATAAAGACCCACGCTTACAAGAGTTATTTAAGTCTGGAAAAGCGGTATATAGTATTTCCAAATGTAATACAATTGAGGAATGTTTGTTCGAGGCATATAACACCTATATTCTTCATAAGAAAGGCACAAATGGAATTTACGGCGTTCTTGGTACAAAGATTCATGATAAGTTGCAGGAGATCATTGAAGGTACTGCAACAGAAGCAGAGCTGCCAGATGTTCTTAATCAAGAACTCTTAGATTTGGAAATGCTTGGTATTGAGTTCCCCAAGGATTTCAAGGGTAATGATACAATTCGAAATAATTGGGTAGCTGATATGAAACATTTCTGCCAGACATTTAAAGCACCATCTGGCAAGTTTACTACTGAGGAATTAGTCATCTATCCTCTTTCTGAAGATCGTTATGTTCAGGGTTATATTGACTTGATCCGTCATAATCCTGATGGAACAATTTCTATTTACGACTGGAAAACATCTACTGATTTTAAGGCTGCGGACTTACTCCATCATGGCAGACAGTTAATCTTTTATGCGCTGGCAAAAGAGCATGATGGATTTAAGGTTCGTGATGTTTCTTGGATTATGCTAAAATATTGCGAAGTTACATTTATGGGTAAGAAACGAGCCAATTCAAAAGAGAAATCTAAAATTACAAAGGTCATTAGTCGTGGCAAGCTGATCAGTGAACTTCGTAACCATATCGAATATGATTTGACAGAGTTGGGTTATGACGAATTGGATATTGAGTTCATGATCAAGACTGCGTTGGATAATAATTCTTTTGATAGTCTGCCTGAAGAAATCCAAAAGAAATATGTAGTTAAACCTTATGTGAGAAAGTATGATTTGACAGATGAACTCAAGGCAGAGGCGGTAAATTATCTGAATGATATGGCAGATAAGTTTGAAGCACTCGATCCAGATGATGAATCTCAGTGGCCTCCACGCTCTTTTGTCAAGATTAATAGTAAGGGTAATGAGTCTGAGGATACATTCTTCTGTAACAACCTTTGTAATTTCCGAAACAGTTGTGTTCACATTAAGCGTTTCAATGAGCAGCGTATGCTTGCGAAGCAGGAAAAAGACGAGGACGAAAATTTATTTTAACAAATAACAAGAAATACAAGGTGAGATATATGAAGTATTGTTTGCAAGTAAGTTTCATCATGGATGATACAAATGATGATCAGAATGAATTAATTGAGGAAATTAGAAACGAAGTTTCTGACATTATTTTCAATTATTCAGATACATGGAAACCAAATATTAAAATTTGGGAAGAAAAATAAGGGAGGTGAATAAATGCAGAATTATCATAGACATACATCATATAGTAACATCTATGTTGCCGATTCTGCTGCCGTTAATGAAGATTATGCAAAAAGAGCAGTAGAACTTGGTCATAAGGTCATTTCCAGTGTAGAACATGGCTGGCAAGGATACTATTTTGAAACCTATGAATTAGCAAAAAAGTATGATTTGAAATTTATTTTTGGCGCAGAAGCCTATTGGGTTAAAAACCGCTTTGAAAAAGATCGTACAAACGGTCACATTATCATGCTTGCTAAGAATGAGAATGGGCGTAGAGCAATCAATAGTATTCTTTCCACAGCAAACGAAGATGGATATTATTTTCGTCCACGTGTCGATGTTGAATTACTGTTAAGCCTTCCTGCCGATGATGTAATGATCACAACGGCTTGTATTGCATTTTGGCACTACGATGATATTGAAGATATTCTGGTGCAGTTACATAACCATTTTAAGAAAAATCTGTTTCTTGAAATTCAGTATCATGATACAGAATCTCAAGTAAAGCTGAATCAGCGTATTCTTGCTTTGTCTGAAAAATACGGTATTGAAATGATTGTTGGCATGGACAGTCATTACATTTATCCAGATCAATCCAAAGAGCGAGATTATATTCTTGCTGCTAAGAATATCCATTATGAAGATGAAGATGGATGGTTCATGGATTATCCCGATGACGAAACTACTATGAATCGTTTCTTGAAGCAAGGCGTATTTATCAAAGATCAAATTCAGAGAGCAATGGATAATACGGATTTGCTTTTGGAGTTTGAGGATTATGCAATTAACAACCGCATTTTCTCCAAAGATATTAAGTTGCCTTCTCTTTATGACGGTCAGCACACAATTGACGGCGTTTTGCTCCCTAAATTAGATCAGGAGCAAAGAAATAAGGAATATAGCAAGCTGATTTCTAAGCTGTTTAAGGTATATGTCAAAGATGTAGATGAATCTCAGTATGACGAATATTTTGAAGGTGTTAAGAACGAGGTTCAAGTCATCAAGGATACGAATATGTCTGATTACTTCCTGATTGACTATTACATGGTTAAGAGAGCATTGGAAAAGGGTGGTGTTCTAACAGACTCAGGGCGTGGCAGCTCTGTTGGTTATTTTACAAATACACTGCTTGGTTTCTCAAAAGTTGACCGTTTCCAAAGTCCTATTAAGCTGTATCCTGAGCGTTTTATCAGTAAGAGCCGTATTCTTGAAACAAAGAGCCTTCCTGATATTGACTTGAATTGGGGTACACCAGACATTGCAGCCGAAGCGCAAGAAGAAATTCTTGGCAAAGATCATGCTTATCCTATGATTGCGTTCGGCACTTGTAAGAAAAAGAGTGCGTTTAAGTTATATGCCAGATCACAGAATATGGATTTTGATTTAGCAAATACCATTTCTGGTCAGATTGAAAAATATGATGAAGCTCTAAAATATGCAGACGATGACGAAAAGGACGATATTAACATCTATGATTATGTGGATGAAGAATATCATTCCTATATTGATGCAAGCAAAAAGTATCAGGGCATCATCATGGATAAGAAGAAAGCCCCCTGTGCTTATCTGCTTTATGATGGCAGTATCCGTGAGGAAATCGGTCTGATTAAATGTAAGAGTGAAACTACCAAAAAAGAGTATATGACCGCCGTAATTGACGGCGCAATCGCTGAAAACTATAAGTTCTTGAAAAACGATATTCTGAAGGTTGATGTTGTCTTGCTGATTGATCTTATTTATAAGCGCATTGGTCTGAAGCATCATACTGTGAATGAGTTGATGGAACTGGTTAAAAATGATCAGGCAGTTTGGGACATTTACGCCAATGGTTATACAATGGGTGTTAATCAGGTTGAAAAGGCATCCACCACCAGAAAGTCCATGAAGTATAAACCTCGAAATGTATCTGAGTTGTCGGCGTTCATCGCAGCTATTCGTCCTGCATTTAAGTCAATGTATTCGAAACTTGAAAACAGAGAGGACTTTTCTTATGGTATCCCTGCTTTTGATAAGATTTTGCAGACAGAAGAACTTCCACAGAGTTTCATTCTGTATCAGGAGCAGACCATGAATACACTGAACTATGCTGGATTCCCTATTGATGAATGTTATGGCATTATCAAGGCAATTGCAAAGAAACATCCAGAAAAGGTTAAACCTTTGAAGGAGCGTTTCATTACTGGATTCAAGGATAAAATCATGCAGGATGATGGAATTCCAGCAGATAAAGCAGAGGAAGATAGCGCACGAGTATGGCAGATCATTTCCGACTCTTGTGGTTACGGATTTAACTCCGCTCATGCGTATTGTATGGCACTGGATAGTTTGTATAACGCATATCTGAAAGCACATTATCCTTATGAGTTCTATGAGGTTCTGCTTCAGACTTACTCTGATAAGGGCAAAAAGGATAAGGTTGCAGAACTCAAGCAGGAAATGAGCAAAGCATTTGGCATCAAAGAGGGCGAATATAAGTTTGGTCTGGATAATCGTAAATTCAAAGCCGATCCAGATAATCAGACAATTTATCCTTCACTTCTGTCTATTAAAGGATTGAGTCAAGGTTGTGCAAATGACCTGTATGCAATGGGACAAAAGAAATACGAGAATTTCTATGAATTGTGGAAGGATATGAAAAAGAAAAAGAATCTCAATAGCGGCAAGGTAAACACTCTGATTGAGATCGGTTACTTTGATGATTTCGGCACTATTGGTAAGATTAAGCGATTCATTGATATTCTGGATCAACTTTATGACCGTTCTCAGTTCAGCAAGTCTAATCCTCCTGTTGAATTTCTGCCAATTATCCGAAAGTATTCTGAGGAAACTGACAAACAATATCGTAAGTTTGATTACGATGCAGCTCTGACAGAGATTTGGGAGAATCTTGAGGATATTGATATTCCTTTCAACGAGAGATTGAAATATGAATTGCAGAACATTGGGTATGTCAAAACGCTGGTTCCTGATATGTCCCCGGATTATGCTTTCGTACAGGAATTTGAATGCAAATATAAAAATCCAAAACTGACACTTTATCGTCTGTGCGATGGCACGACTGAAGTTGTCAAAGTCAGACGCAAGAAGTATGACGAGGCTCCTATTAATGTCGGTGATATTATCAAGACTATTGAATGCTCTGAGGAAGGCCGTTGGTCTAAAGACCAGAATGGTGATTGGCAACAGGATAATTCCGATAAGGAAAGTATTCTGAAAAAATGGAGTTTTGTCCGTGATGATGCGGGAGAGGAACAAGATATATGAATCTGACAAAATACGAACAAGAAACGATCATTAATTATAATAACGAGGAAAAGACAGCTTCCGTTTTTACATATGATAAATCATTGATCCGCAAATTGGATAAGCGTCTTGCCGAATCATCAGACATTAAACTCATTCGCAGAGGCGAAGATTTTGCGGAATATAGTTTGCCAAAGAAATGGATTAAGGTTTCATTCCCAAGACAATACTCTGATGAACAGAGGGCAGAAATGGCAGAACGCATGAGAGCTGCGAGGACAATGAACAATGAGGACTAAAGACGAATTATTTTTGCTTGGAGATATTGGAATTATGCTTCAATATCTTTACATGGATGATAATCATCGAATTACTTTTAACAACGGTGTTACTGATTTGCAAATCAGAATGGATGAAAACTTTAATATCTTATGTAGAAATTTAAGTTTTCCCGATGTTCCAGAGTCATATTTCAGTTCAGAATTAGTTCCTGCTTATTGTCTTGGTGTAATTCAGCTTTTGCAGAATATGCCGCCAGAAGAACATCCAAAGCATTTCAAGAATAGATGGGAAGAGATTAAAGATATTACTATGATTAATCTTTCTCTGAATAGGAAGTGATAAAATGATTTACACAACATATTTTGCCAAATTGAAATCATTATCGAAGGATATTGTACCAATTAGTATCTGTGGTAAGGCTCCGATTTGGTATAGTGGAATTCAATATAAAAAACTTGCCCCTAAATATGATTTCTTTATGCAATGGAAAGAGAATCATGACAATGATTATTATATTAGTTGTTTTAATAATCAAGTTCTTTCCGAATTGAATCCAGTACAGGTTGTTAATGATCTTATTGCTATGGCTGCTGGTCGGGATATTGCATTAGTTTGTTATGAAAAACCAGAAGATTTTTGTCATAGACATTTAGTTGCTGATTGGCTTCGAAAATATGGCTATAATATTAAAGAATGGAATAAGAGGTGATTACAATTTTATCTCTATACAAATACACTGATAAAGAACTTGAGCAGCTTGTTAAATCAATTGTAATTTTGGTAGATACCAGAGAGAAACAAAATACTCATATTATCGACTGGTTGGATAAAAAGAAAATTCCACATAAGTCAAAGGCATTGCCCAACGGCGATTACAGTTTCTATATTCCTGCCAATCCTGATTTAAACATTGATCGTAATCTCTATTTCGATCATGAAATTATGATTGAACGCAAAGGCTCACTGGAAGAACTTAGCGGAAACTTTTCTCAGAATCGAGCAAGATTTGAGGAAGAAATGGCTACATACAGTGGCTTGAAATATTTACTCGTGGAGAATGCGAACTATCAGGATATAGTTGATGGCAAGTACGATACTAAATTTTCCAACAAAGCATATCTTGCCAGTCTGCATACTTTCAATCAGCGATATGGACTTCAACTTATGTTTATGCCTGATCCTCATTATTCCGGGTGGTTTATGTACGGCGTATTCACATACTATTTAAAGCATAAATTGCGTTGAAACCCTTGACAATAACAAGAAATACAAGTATAATGTAAAAGGGCGTAGAAGTAAGCCTATATTTCGCAAAGAATAACAATAAATACAAGAAAGGAATTATTGCCTATGGGCGAAAAAGTAAAGAGAATTCATGAACTTGTAAAGCTGCTCAATGAATATCGTGATGCTTATTATAATCGAGCAGAATCACTTGTATTGGATTCGGAGTATGATCGTCTATTTGACGAACTTAAAGCACTGGAAAATGATACAGGCATTATTCTTGTCAATTCTCCCACTACAACTGTTGGTTATGATGTTAAGAGTAAACTGTCTAAGGTAACACATAAAATCCCACTGCTTTCACTGGATAAAACAAAAGAAGTTGACCAGATTGTTAAGTTTATGGATAACCGAGAATGCTTGTTGATGTATAAGTATGATGGTTTGACTATCGAACTTATTTATGAGAATGGCAAACTGATTCAGGCTTCTACTCGTGGTGATGGATATATTGGTGAGGACATTACTCATAATGCTAAAACATTTAAAAATATTCCCATGACTATTCCTTATAATGGTTTTCTGCGTGTAGTTGGCGAGGCGATTATTTATAAGGGAGATTTTCAGAAAATTAATGATAACCTTCCTGTTGGTGAAAAGCCTTATGCCAATGTTCGTAATCTGGCTGCTGGCTCTGTCCGTCAGCTTGATAGCGAAATTTGCAATGCAAGAAATGTGAACTTTATGCTGTGGGATGTTCTGGAAGGTCTTGATGATTTGGCATCCAATCCTGATAGTCGTATGAGTAAATTCCTTGTCTGTGAGAATTTGGGATTTGAGTTACCTGATTTGCTGACTAAGATTCCTATTCCCGCCGTCCCTTCTGCAATTAAACATATGAAGAATCAAGCTTCTGAAAAGGGGATTCCTATTGATGGTCTGGTTATGAAGTATGACAGCATTTCTTATTCTAAGCAAAAGGGTGGAACATCCCATCATAATAATGATGGCATTGCATTTAAATTTGAGGATGAAACTGCTGAAACAATTCTTCGTGAGATTGAATGGTCTATGGGAAGAACGGGGCAGCTTACACCTGTTGCAATATTTGACCCTATTGATCTGGATGGAACTGTTGTCACCAGAGCAAGTGTTCATAATCTGAGTTATATCAAGGAATATGACCTTCATATTGGAGATCGTATTAAGGTCTACAAAGCAAATATGATTATTCCACAGATTCTTGCCAATCTTTCCGCAGAAGATCGCAATCCGATTGGTGTTCATTATCCTGAAGTTTGTCCTGTCTGCGGCGGCAGCATTCGTGTGGAGCAAGTAAACGATACTGAGTCTGTCTACTGTGATAATCCTCATTGTTCAGGAAAGAAACTTGGTAAATTTGTCCACTATGTAAGTAAGCCAGCTATGAACATTGATGGCTTATCTGAAGCTACTTTAGAGAAATTTATCAATAATGGTTGGCTAACTGATTTTACTGATTTGTATCATCTTGATCGTTTCTCCAAAGAAATCATGCGAATGGACGGCTTTGGTAAGCGTTCTTATGAAAAACTGATGAATGCCATTGAAGTATCCAGAACTACTACTTTGGTACGGCTATTAATTTCACTTGGCATTCCTTATATCGGCAAGACTGCATCTAAGGCAATTTCCAGTTATTGCGGCAGTGATCCATCTAAGTTTATGGAATTAGTTAATACCAATTTCAACTGGACACAGCTTGAAGATTTTGGTGATGTAATGTCAAATAGCCTGAAAAATTGGTTTGATGACGATGATAATTTCAAACTGTTCCATTGTATCTTGGGTCATTTGGATATTCAGATTGAAACTAACTCTGCACTTCCTATTGTAGATAATCCTTTCAATGGAAAGATTGTTGTTGCTACGGGCAGTTTGCAGAATTTTACCAGAGATGGAATTGGTAAGAAGCTGGAAGAGTTGGGTGCAAAAGTTGCCAGTTCTGTATCTAAGAAAACAGATTATGTAATTGCTGGTGAGAAGGCTGGCTCTAAGCTGGCAAAAGCAAATGAACTTGGAATCACTGTCCTTACGGAAGCTGATTTTATGCAAATGATTGGTATGTAAGCCTAAATAAAATAGGCTGCCAATATCGACAGCCTATTTTATATCTTATTCTATTGTGATACCGAGTTTTGCTGCAATTTCTTCGTTGGTCATTCCAGATTCTTTTGCTTTATTGAGCAATTCTTTCAACTGACCAGCTTTAGAAACACGAGGAACAGGATTGAGAATAGATTGCTTTTTGGCTTCGAGAGCAACAATCTTTTCTTCTTGTTTTGCGATAGTTGCTTTACAGATTGCTATTTTAGAATCAATTTCAGCAACTCGTTCTTCAGCAGAGCGGCGCACGATCTTACGCTTTTCAGTATCAGCCATAATAATCACTCCTATTCAAAATGGATACAGTAATTATAGCACAAGTTATGATTCGAGTAAACAAGAAAGAGTAAAACTTTGAAAGAGGAAACTAATGAAAAGAACAATGAAACTGATTTTCCCTATATTTGTAGTAACAATAATAACAATGGTCACAACTGCAATTGCTTGGGATAATAGCATTAATCAAATACATCACACAATACAAGAAACACCCAATACTACAAATTTTGCAACTTATTCGATCCCCCCGGTTACTACCTATTTATCTGAGCCTGAACCTGAACTTGAATTTGAACCAGCAGCTTATCAAGAGATTGCAAACACGATTACAGAAGAAGAAATCGAAACCCTTGCTCGTTTGCTCTTTTTGGAGGCTGGAAATCAGTCTGTTGATGGGCAACGAGCCGTAATTGAAGTTGTATTTAATCGTGTTTTGAGTGATGAATTTCCAAACACAATAAATGATGTTGTGTATGCAAAAAATCAGTTTTCTCCTGCTCACTTAATCCCCAGCACTACTCCCACAGAAGAACAATATGAGGTTATTCAAATTGTACTTACTAATTCTGAAACTGTATTAGATCGTGGTGTAGTATTTTTCTCCCGTGGACAATATAATGATTACCTTTTTGATAAAATTGGAGATCATTATTTTTGTTATTCAACTAAATCTTATGAAAATAAAATGAAAGGAACAATTGAACCATGAAGCGAAATTATTATCCGAACTACAAGAACTGGATGGAGAACCCTAATTCTGAATCAAGCAAGAAGCGCAACGAACAGCGTATGAAAGATGCTGGAAATAGAATTTGTTGTGTTGAATGTAGTTCCAGTAATGGCACACTCCACAAGATTAAGCGCAGTAATGGCAGCAAGGTATATGTGTGTGACTATTGTTTCCAGTCTATGCAGGATGACGATTAATCGCAAATAACAAGAAATACAAGTATTGCAAGGAGGTTTGCTAATGAAGGTAGTTAGCCCAAGTTTTGAAATCTTAACACCTATTGATGCAGATGAAGCCCTGAAACTGATTGAGAATGTTGGTCGTACTTGTTACAAGAGCGAGGACAAGATTACGGATGAATCTTCTGTCCCTTTTGTTTCTGGCATCATCAAGCGAGGGCATGAAGCAGTCATTGAACATTACTCATTCATTTTTGAATTAAATGGGGAGAGTTATGCAAGGCTGAAGAACAAAATCAATATTTTAGAGGATTATGGATTTAACAGTTTTATCAGAATTACATATGAGGATCGTCCTATTGTTTCAGGCAATGTTCGAGCATGGAGAGAGTTTATTAAGACTTGCTTAGAGGCCAAAGTAGAAATTCCTGAATTCATGCACGATTTTATTACTTGTAATCCTATTCTGTTCCCTGAATTTCAGGATTTGACATTTGGGAAACCCGATAATAGTTGCCTGTTTAAACAGTTGACTATTTATGATCTGCGTGAAGGCGTAGAGCAGCTTACTCATATTGATATGACTGTTCGACTGATCAATGATCGTGGTGTTTCCCATGAGGAAGTTCGTCACCGTGTAGCCAGTTTTGCACAAGAATCTACTCGTTATTGTAACTACTCTAAGGATAAATTTGGCGGTGAAGTTACATATATCGACATTAAGGGTGGCATGGAATACGACAGTAAGGTTCATAATCTTCCTGCCGAAATTCAGCAGCAAATTTATGACGAGTGGATTCAGGCTTGTATTGATGCAGAGCGTCATTATAATCGCCTGATTGAACTTGGTGCAACCCCGCAGATTGCTCGTTCTGTACTGAACAATTCTACTAAAACTGAGATTTGTATTACTATGAATCTTGCTGAGTGGAGGCATTTCTTTAAGCTGCGTTGCGCTCCTACTGCACATCCTCAGATGCGTGAAATTGCAATTATGCTGTTAAAAGCATTTAAGATGCTCATTCCTCATGTTTTTGAAGATATTGAGGTGGCGGCATGAAAGTAATTTGTATTTCTGGTAAGGCTCGTCATGGTAAAGATACCTTCGCTGGAATGCTCAATGAACAGCTTACCGCAAAAGGTTATCGTGTTCTTACAACACATTTTGGCGATTTGGTTAAGTATATCTGCGAAAAATTCTTTAATTGGGATGGAGCAAAAGATGAAAAGGGACGCACTTTACTTCAATATGTCGGTACTGATGTAGTTCGCAAGCAGCGTCCAAGCTATTGGACTGATTTTATAGTAAGCGTTTTAGAACTGTTTCCGAATGAATGGGATTATGTATTGATTCCTGATTGTCGTTTCCCCAATGAAGTTGAATGCTTTATTGAACATGGCATGGATACGACTCTAATTCGTATTAATCGTCCGAATTTTGTATCTAATTTGACTCCTGAGCAGTTGAAGCACCCATCAGAAACCGCAATGGATGATTATCCTCCGAATCTTTATGTGATTAATGATGGTACTTTGGAGGACTTATCTGATTCTATAAAGGACATTTTGGCGTTTATTGGAGGATAATATGAATCAGGAAAAGAAAATTATTCTCTGTGACGCAGATGACACAATTGAAAACCTGATTGATTGCTGGGTTTCGGCAATCAATCAGGAACATGGCACGAATGTTAGTCCATCTGATGTTACTGATTGGGATGTAAGTTTATTTTTCCCGACTCTGACAAAAGCACAAGTCTATGCCCCAATTATGGGAAAGGAAATTTGGAACAATCTGGAACGCATTCCCGGTTGTTTTGAAGTTCTAAAAGAAATCAATGATAAGCATATTCTGCGCATTGTAACTGCAACACATTACAATACTTGCGATAAAAAGATTGAACGCATTCTGGAACTCTTTCCGTTCTTGAATTGGAATCAATTTGTTATTACAGCGCACAAACAGCTTATTCATGGTGATTATCTTATTGATGACGGAACACATAATGTCACTGGTGGAGATTATCAAGGTATTTTATTCAGCCGTCCTCATAATAAAACCTTTGATGCTCAAGCGGCTGGTGTGATCCGTGTATCAGAATGGAGTGAAATCCGTTCCATTATTTTAAATTAAGGAGGGAAGTATTATGAACAAGATAATTCTTTATTCTACTGGATGCCCATCTTGCAATGTTTTAAAAAAGAAGCTGGCAGCAAAAGGTATCCAGTTTGAGGAAAACAATGATCAGGAATTGATGCGAAGCATGAACTTTGTTCGTGTACCTGTTCTTGATGTGGACGGCAATCAGATGGATTTTGCAGAGGCAAATAAATGGATCAATGAACAGGAGAGTGCGCAGTGAATATTAATATTGAACTGAAGAAGAATTTTATTAACGCATACAACAAAATGCAAAATGACTACGGTGAGGAAATGGCTAAAATTAATGGCTTTTCCGCTGGTCAGTTAAGTTACACAGATTTTATTGACAACTTTATCGACTCCGATACTGTTGCTGATGCCTCCGTAGATGGTAACGCTAATGTTGGGCAGAAAGACATTGTTACTCTGATTAATGAAATGCCTAAGCCCCATCAAAAATTACTGGCATTCAACAAAATTCATTACGAGATCAATAAGAAATATGGATTTAAAACAGCAAATGATTGGCTGCGTAATGAGTGGGATGGACACCTGTATCTGCATGATGCAAATACCTCTACTTTTGTTCACTATTGTTTTGCTTATGATTTAAAAGACTTAGCTGAAAGAGGATTGTTCTTCATTGAAAACTTCAATGCTGAACCTCCCCAGCATCTTGAAACTTTTGTGGACTTTGTTAAGGAATTTGTTAGTTGGACTTGTAACCGCAGTTCTGGTGCTGTTGGTTTGCCCAATCTTATTCCTTATATGTATTATTTCTGGAAGAAGGATTGCGCCGAAAATCTGTATGTAGATAATGATCGTGCAGCTCGTCAGCAGATTCAGCGTTTGATTTATGCCTTGAATCAGCCATTCCTTCGTGGCGGTATTCAGTCTGCTTTTACCAATACAAGTATTTTTGATAGACCATATCTTGAGGCTTTGTTTGGTGGTGCTGAATTCCCCGATGGTTCTTTTATGATTGATGAAATCGAAGGTATCATGGAATTCCAGAAAGTATTTCTTGAAACGATGGCAAAAATCCGTTCCAAGAATATGATGACATTCCCCGTCAATTCTATTTCTCTGCTTCGTGTTAATGGAAAGTTTATGGACGAGGAATTTGCACGATATGCTTGTAAACACAATATGGAGTGGAACGACAGTAATTTGTTTATTGATGATTCTGTCACCAGTTTGTCTAACTGCTGCCGCTTGAAGAGTAATATTGAAGATTTGGGATATTTTAACTCCATCGGTGGTACTGCTCTCAAGGTTGGTTCTGTCAAGGTTAGTACCATTAATTTGGCTCGTTTGGCTCTTGAAAATAAGACCGAGGATGAATATCTGGCAGCTCTCAAGGAAATGGTTATTCTGAATCTGAAGGCACTTGATTGTGTGCGTAGTATTATCAAGCGTAATGTCGATAAAGGTTTGCTTCGCAATTTTTCTCTTGGCATTGTAGATTTCGAGCATCTTTATAATACGATTGGATTCATTGGCATTTATGAAACAATGAAAACTTTTGGGTATATTCGTAAGGACGAGTTTGGTAATACATATTACACTGAGAATGCAGAGTCTTTCGGTAAGAAGATTTTTGAAGTCATTCATAGCACAAAGGCTGAGTTTGCTAAAACTGTTGATTATCAAATCAACTGTGAACAAATCCCCGGTGAAACCGCAGCCGCAAAGCTGATGAAGAAAGACTTGTTCTTCTATCCTGATGACGCTGTGACCGATCTGCCTCTGTATGGTAATCAGTTTATCCCTCTTGGTATTAAGACTACTATGCAGGAGCGCATTCGCATTGCATCTATGTTTGATAATTTCTGTAATGGTGGTAGTATCCTTCATGTCAATATTGAAGCACCGTTCAATACTTTTGAACAGGCTTGGGATATGCTGAATTATATTGCAGATCAGGGCGTAACTTATTTTGCGTTTAATACTAAGATTCAGGCTTGCAAAAATAATCACGCATTCTTTGGCAAAATTTGTCCTGAATGCGGAGAACCTGTCCATACAGAATATACTCGTATCGTTGGATTTTATACTCCGATTAAGACTTATTCTAAGGAACGCAAAGCAGAATATCAAATGAGGGAGTGGGCGAAAGTTGCTGATTAAAGGATTGGTTGACGAGGATTTTATCAATTATAAAAAACCATCCATGTTCGTCATCTTTCCTTTTTGCTCTTTCAAATGCGAGAATGAGGCTAAGGTTCACTGTTGTCAAAACAGTGACCTTGCCCGTTCTCCAATGATTGAAATCAGTATAGAAGAAATTATTCAGCGGTATGTTTCTAATTCAATCTCAAAATCTATGGTTTGTGGCGGTTTAGAACCGCTGGATAGTTTCGATGATTTGTTACGATTATTATATAATTTTCGTGACAAATGTAATGATGACTTTGTAATCTATACAGGATATACAAAAATGGAATGTGAACAAAATGGATGGATCGAAAAATTATCTAACTTTTCAAATGTTATCGTCAAATTTGGGCGTTACATTCCAAATTCTACTTCTCATTATGATGATGTTCTTGGAGTAACTTTGAATTCTGAAGGGCAATTTGCTGAAAAAATTTCCTGAAAGGAGCAAGAAAATGTTACAGACAGATAAAGACAATTATGCTGCAACAAGCAGTGTAATAAGTACAACAGTTGCACAATATAAAGAATATTGTTTGCAACTGACGGAATCTCAAGTTGAAAATTTGATTGAATTCTTTGAATTTCAATTTATTCCTATGATTCGAAATGATGAAGGAATCGACAATATAAATTATATTGCTGACATGATGCAGATTTTTACAAAGCTGCGTATTTGCGAACAAGAAATTAAAGAATTCAAAGATCAAATGAATTGTGAAAAAACTTCTGTTGATGACGGATGCGCTACAACCGCCGTTTATCGAGACACAGAAGTTGTTGGCGGCTTTATTAACGACAGAGGTTAGCTATGAAAATTATTAAGAATCCAGATCAAGAATTAGTTCGGGAAATTGAACAACGAAAAAAGGAAAACGATGGTTATTGCCCTTGTTTTTTAGTTAAAACTCCTGATACAAAATGTATGTGTAAAGAATTCCGAGAAATGCCTGAAGGGATGTGCCATTGCGGACTTTACATTAAGGTGGTGGAATAAATGCTTGTTGTAAATTTGTTTGGCGCACCGGGCGCAGGGAAGTCTACTGGTGCATCTTATATTTTCTCTCAATTAAAAATGATGGGTGTAAATGCCGAACTTGTTACTGAATTTGCAAAAGATAAAGTTTGGGAGGGCAGCGAAGCTGTTTTTAAAAATCAAGCATATATCTTTGGCAAACAGTATTTTCGTATTAGCCGCCTTCAGGATAAAGTTGATGTAGTTATCACAGATTCTCCAATTTTACTTTCAGCATTCTATGCTAATGATCCTGTGCTTGGAGATGAATTTGATAAACTGGTCACAAAAGTATTCAACTCTTACAATTCTATGAATGTTTTTATCAACAGAGTAAAACCTTATAATCCTTCTGGTCGATTCCAAAATGAAGCTGAAAGCGATGAATTGTCTAATAAGCTGCTTCGGTTTGTTACTGAGCATGGAATTGCTTGTCGGCATTACAATGGTGATCTCAACGGTTATGATGTTCTGATTAATGACATTATTTATCTGTTGAATAAAAAGGAGAGCGTATGATTTTCAAAAAAGAAAAATGCCCAATCTGCGATTACTATCTGAATTATTGTCAATGCCGATTTGGAGGCTCTGCACATCCAGATAGAAGCAAAAGACGAGAAGTAGTTTTAGATCATTTACATCTGCTTTCTAAGCGTCAAATCAAACATATTGTTAAATTGCAAAGATATTGGCAAGTTAGTTATGGAGATGAAGAAAGAACAAAAATCCTTGCAGATTTGCAAAATTCAAAGGAGCGATCAAATGAATAAATTTGAATTAATTTCCGTCAAGGAATATGAAAAGACTGTTGCTGAGGAATTTAAGGCAAAGAATGGAGTTTTGAGTTATCAGAGTTATGACGAACTAAAAGTGCCTTGTCGGGCAACACAGGGAAGTGCTGGCTATGATTTCTTTTCTCCCATTTCTTTTAAACTGAAGGCGGGACAGACAATCAAGGTTCCCACTTGCATCAAGTGTAGTTTGAGCCGTGGTAATGTTCTTATGCTGTTCCCTCGTAGCAGCTATGGATTTAAGTATCGTATGCAACTCGACAATACTGTTGGTGTTGTTGATCAGGACTATTACAATAATGAATCCAATGAAGGTCATATCTTTATCAAGATCACAAACGACAGTAAGAACGATAAGGTTCTGACCGTCAATAAGGGCGATGCTTTTGCTCAAGGAATTATCATGCCTTTTGTCATTACTGATGACGATGATGTAACTACCCTCCGAACTGGTGGAATTGGTTCCACATCAAAGAGTTGATTGAAATTTTCAACTGAGAAAGGGCAGATATAATGATTTGTGTAAATAACAATATATATGTAAGTGTTGATGACGATGAAATTCGCATTAATGATAAAAGAGTACCTGATTTGCCACATAAATCATCTTCTATAAACATCACTACAATTAATAATAGAGTGTTTGTTAATGGATATGAATATAAAGACGGCAAATGGAAACGAACTTTAGCTGCTCTATGGTATTTGTTCTTTTAATTACGATTGGAGAATTTAAATGAAATACAGAGTATACGACACTAAAAGAAAAAAGTATGTCACGGACTTTCCATATTGGATGCTGAAGCCAAATGGAGAACTTGTTGAAAATGATTATGGAGATGAAATTGGTCATCCTGAGTGTATTGTTGAATTTTCATCAGGTATTCCAGATCAGAACGGTGTTGAGATTTACGATGGTGATATTGTAAAAATCAATCCTGATGTTGAAGAAGTGTTCCGAGTTAAAAGCGGCAAAGTTTATTACCAAGGCGGTGCATTCTTTGTCGGCACTGCTGATTCTATTTTAAATTCAATTCATACACTGGTTGATTTCAATTATATTTTGCGAGGCAGTGTAGTTGGCAATATTCATGATAATAAAAAGAAAGATTGCTCCACATAACAACAAATACAAGAACGCCATTTCGCAAAATGGTATCCGTAAAAAATAAGCGATAGGGCGATTAAAGCCTTATCGCTTTTCTTTATAAGGAGTGAAATAATGGAAAAGATGAAACTCCCATACAATCAAAGATTGTGCATTTCAATTGAAGAAGCTGCGGAATATTCAATGATTGGTGAAAATCGTCTGCGCACGATTATCGACAACGACAAATATGATAAAAAACTTGATTGGGTATTACATACAGGTAATTGGATTCGTATCAAAAGACCTTTGTTTGAAAAGTGGGTTTTGCAGCAAGATTATTTATGAAAAATGCAAAAGTAAGTTTTTAGTAAGTTAATGATTATTTTGAATTTATGCGGTTGACATTAGATGCCGCAATCTTTATAATTTAAATGTATACTTGTATTGCGGTTTCTTTTGTCGGAAAGGAAATTACGATGGCTAAAGAACGGCGTGATACAAAAAATCGACTGTTGATGAAAGGGGAATATCAAAACGCTGATGGCAGATATATGTATCGCTACATTGATGCCAAAGGTACACCAAGATTCGTTTATAGCTGGACTTTGACGCAATCTGATAGAACTCCAAAAGGTAAGCAACCGGGAATTTGTTTGCGTGAACTGGAAAAAGATATTGCAAAAGATTTGCAAGATGAAATTGATACCTACAACGCAAAGAAAACTACGCTGAATGCTTTTTGGGAAGATTATATTGCGAATAAACAAGAATTGAAAAAATCCACACGAAGCAACTATAAGTATATGTACGATAAGTATGTTCGGAACGAAATTGGTGACAAGAGACTGGTAGACATTAAGTACAGCACGATTAAGAAGTATTACAACTCTCTAATTGAACATGGTTTCAAACCTAACTCTATGGAAATCATTCATACGATTCTCCATCCCATTTTCACCATTGCAGTTCGTGATGGTTATATCCGTACCAATCCGACTGATGGTGTAATGGCTGAGATCAAGAAAAGCCATGATTGGGAGAAACCAAAACGCCATGCCTTGACAGAAGAACAGCAGGAACGCTTTGTAGATTATGTACGAGAGCATAAGACCTATCATCATTGGCTTCCTATTTTTACTTTTCTGCTTGGTACTGGATGCAGAGTTGGAGAGGCAGTTGGACTTCGCTGGGAGGATTGTGATTTTCAGAATAATATTATCTCAATCAACCATAGTCTAATTTATCGACCTGACGAAGATACCCGTAAGGTCATGTACCACATTACAACGCCAAAGACAAAATCAGGTATCCGAGAAGTTCCCATGTTTACGGCAGTAAAAAAGATGCTGTTAGAAGAACGGTTGCGTCAGATGAAGGATGGTTTTAATCAAACAGAAATTGATGGCTATTCGGGCTTCATCTTTTCAAACCGTTTTGGCAGCGTACTCACACCTCATAACATCAACAGAGCGATTGATCGTATCATCAGAGATCACAACATCGAAGAAACTGAACTGGCAAAGAAAGAGAAACGAACTCCATTGTTATTACCTCATTTTTCGGTGCATAATCTAAGGCATACATTCTGTACCCGTTTCTGTGAAAATGAAACGAATCTGAAGATTATTCAGGAGATTATGGGACACGCCGACATTAGTACAACAATGGACATTTACAACGAAGCAACCAGAGAGAAGAAAAAGGAATCTTTTGTGAACTTAGAAGGCAAGGTTAAGATTTGCTAAGGCGTACTAAAAATCGTACTAAAATTGCCGAGCCTTTTCTAAGAAAAACCGAGAACTTTTAAGAACTTTCTGGAACGAACAAAGAATGAGGGACTAAATAATGTGCAAAAATTACTTGAAAAACACAACATCTTGTGCTAAAACTAAGTATGTTTTAGACAGTATGTTAATCCCCACCATGAAACCTTTGAGTGAATAAAACACAATATGTAGGTTATTTCCGCATAGAGAACACTATAAAATGTAGATTTGCTCAATCTCAATCATTACCTTACTAAAAATTTACTAAAAGTGACTTGCAGACAATCGCATACAAGTATAGATTGTTTTGAAAGGGGCTGTCCGATTAATTTCGGCAGCTCCTTTCTGTTTGCTTTTAATAAGCCGCCAGAAGCCGCATAACGAGTTTTAGAAGCATCAGCGGGTAAATCTTCACATATAATCAAATGCCGCTTAAAACGGCTTAAATAGGCTTTTATGGCATTCAACAATAATCCGTAAAAAATAGGGAGCAGATCGCTCTACTCCCTAAATTTATCAATTACGATTTTCCATATCCACGAATGTCCTCAATGAATGTATGATTAAGTAAATGTTGCTCATACGACTCCTTGATAATTTGATAAGCTATATCAATCTCGCCGTTGGTCATTTCATGTTCCTCAAGGAACTTTTCATATTTGGCATATACCTTAAAAATTCTATTGAATTCTTCTCGTGATACCATAACATTCTCATTGCTTGTCTTTGTAGCAAAATCAATGATTCTATCTCTACTACTCTGAATAAACATTTCTTCAGTTAGCTTAGTATTATCTTTTAATGCTTGGGTAACATCAGATAAATTTTTACTAATTTCAACGATAGAATCATCGTATGCTTTTAATCGTTCATCGACTCCCTGCATCCATTCATTGCGCATTGCAATATTATCAGCAGAATAATGACAATTCACTTCGTTTAATAGCTGTTTGACTTCTTTCAATGTTTGGGCAGCTTCAGCTTTTTCTTTTTTTCTACGAGCAAAATATTTGCGAATTTTGAGACATTCAGGTACTACTTTCCCTTTAAACTCAAGAAATTCTCCAATAACTTGCATTACAAAAAAGATAGCAGCAAGGATAAGCGCAATTTGCAATGGAATGCCTAAATACTCAATATAATTCAACATGGGTATTATTCACCCGCTTTCTCAGCGGGAGAATTGACAACTTTGCTCATATCACACATACTATCAATCATTTTGCTAATCGTATCCATGTCAACTTCATATTTTACAGTGTCAGCAGATGCCTTGACCATTGCCATAACCCATTCTTTTCTATCTGCGCCATTTTCAAACATTGTTTCTGCCCGTTCCATATATCCCATTACCAAACTAATTAATTCAGGCCATCTTTTTTCTTTAATAGACTGGCGAACATATTTCACCAACTGATAAACAAGAGTGATAATGGCTACAATACCCGGTAAGGCAGAAATAATTAATTTCAAAAGTTCCATGTTCATATACACCCCTCCTTTTTAGATTAAATTGCTGGACTGTTTATATCTTCAACAACGCTAAAGTTATTCGCTTTAGCAGTTGCATATTTAATGCCATCTCCATCGGCACTTGTATTTTCAACTTCGCTCTTATGTACGATCTTGCTAAGTACAATACTGCAAGCTGTACCAATAGGAGTAAACACAACTGTCCAACACATTAATGCGCCAGTATATCCAGTTACAATACTCCTGAGAGCAAGATAAAAGCCGCCGACCAAGCCAGCAGCTAAAAACAATAAGATGTAAATCGCCAAGCGATTTGTAAATCCCAAGGAGGCAAGATGTTTCATAATCACATTTAAGATTTTGGTCAGCAGATTTTGTTTTTTCTGTAACCTCCGTCCTTTTTGGCTTGCACGAGCCATCTGCATCACCCCCTATAAGTGATTACGCCTTACCCATCATCTGAGCAAAACGATAAAGAACAGTTACAAACTGCTCTCTTGTCAATAAATCGCCCCACATACAATTAGGCTCACCATTGATAGTAGTACCATTACCAGCGATCAAACCATTACTGGTTGCCCACTGACGAGCCTCTGCACTATATGTACCAGCATCATTGTCTTGCAGACTTTTACGCATTTCGAGCCATAATTCCTCAAATCTTTTCACATCCATATCATCATCCTCCGTTCCTGAATTTGGTGTGTTAATCTTTTCGATATAAGCAAGAGATACCCAGCCAACGCCAGTATAACCCCAACCATTTTTTTCTTTCATAATAGAAACAATAGTACCTTGCGGGTATGTCATAATAACATCACCACTAATAGGTTCAGTTCTACAATTCAATACACTTTTTGCAGTAACCATACCTTGATAATTTACTGTTGTTTCTGAAACAAAACCACCATTCAAAATAGTTTCAACTTCCTGTCGTAAAGCAGCCATACTCTTACCGTGTTTTGGCAACCATTGTCCCATATCAGAATGATTAGAACCATATCCAGCACGATAACTTTCTGCATGATCCGAAATATCATTAATGTCATAACCGAATTTTTGCACCAGATATACATTCCATGCCACAAGCATTTTCCACATACGATCAAAATAGACTTGGTTTTTTGCCACATCATAAGCAATCATTGTACCACCAGCATAAGTATGACCAGCGGGTTCACAAACTTCCCATTGAACTTTAGTATTATTCCAAGAGCCTTTGCTTCCTGAGCCACAACCCCACGGACGGGCATTTAATGGTAAACATACTAAAATACGCCCATCTCCTTTATGGAAATCGCCAAGAATTGCGTTTACACCCCATCCAGCAGATGATTTGTTCATTAAATTAAAAAATACATCAACAGAAGGTTGTGCGCAGCCGACAGAATGATTCACACATCCTTGCGGATTGATCTTTCTGCCAGCCTGATACGCTCCATTGGATGTTGCGTATTTGACTTCCATATGGGATTCAACCCAAGCAATACATTCACTTACTGTCATTTGCGTTCTCCTTTCATTGTGAAATTAATCAACATATTCTCTACCCCAATAGGTATCTTCTTTCAGAACGGCATAAAATGCTCTGCCGCCATCTTTACGAAATGCGGGATTAATTGTTTTTGCACAAAAACCAAAATCTCCATCGTCCTCAGATAAATTTGCTCGACAAAGAGATTTATCGCATTCCGTGTTCTTCTGCGGGTCACATTCATAGAACAATACTTTTTCACCTGTATTTGCATCTACGAGATAACCATTTCGTGCAACAATATTTTCAATATTCATTTTGCTACCTCATTCTTTCTCAATTTACATATGAGCAAAACGATGTAAAACCGTTACCATTTGCTCTCTTGTGATGAAATCTTGCCACATATAATTTGGTTCACCATTTTCCAATGTTCCACCACCGACAATTAATCCATTAGCAGTAGCCCAATTTCTTGCCACAAGACTATACTCACTACAATTATTGTTTCTTAATCCATTACGCAATTCTGTAAATAACTTAGCGAAATCATCACTATTAGGTTCAATTTGTTGATTAGCAAATTGATCATAATATTTCTGACCAAAAGCACATCTCTTTTGCTGAACGCTTTCATCTTGATTTGCTGGGCGTTCAAAACGGAATAAAACTTCATTCGATGCCTCAAGAACAGAATTAGCATTGCGAAGCGTATTTAAAACACCAGTATATCCTTCAGACAACTCTTTCATTAAAAAATCGAGTTGCATATTTAAATCACCGATAGACTTTTCTCTGCTTTTAGCAAAAAGAAAAAGAGCCTGTTTACGGCTCCAAAAAGTCCATTGTGCAATTCCATAGCCAGCAGAATCTTTTACAAAATTTGTATAGATTCCATGATCGACTGCATCAGTATAAGAATCATCATCGTAACCAAGTTTTCTTTCATAAGTCTGTTGTAAATTTTTTGGATTCAAACCAGATTCGGCATAAAGATTGCCCATCAAACCAGCAACGCCATAATCACTTAAACCTTTTTGTTTTAAGTAATCCCAAATGATTTTTTCGTTTGACATATACATCCCCTCCTTACAGGATTTTGTAATGAGGTTTTTCTTCGCCAAACAGCCAATATCGCAAATAATCATCTACAACAATCGCAACGCCTGAAAGCAATGTCCATGCAAAACTGAATGGCAAACAAATTTGCCCCATAAAATTAAAGGGGAGGTTTGAGTAATCCCAAACCTCCAACCCAAGCCATACATTTACAACAATACCGACAATCAATTCGAGTATAGTAACAATACCAGCACCAATTAACATCTGCCAAACAAACCCAAGTTCCCACGGTAAAAATTCATTGATACCACCGAGCAGCACAAAACAAAACGCACCAAGAATAAACATAGAAATATGACTATATCCTCTCCATGCTAATTCAATTAATACATAGGTTATACCACCAATAAGAGCCAAAATACATAACTTCAAAATTTGTTTTAGCTGCATAATTGTCACCGCCTTATTCGCTCAAACTATTCAACTTAGTAATAATAGCATTCATCTGAGCCTGAGCAACAGCTAACTTTTCATTCATTTCTGTCAAATAAGGATCAGGTAAAGTCATACCATACTGAACAGCGGCAATATCTTCAGCAGTTTCCAAACTCTGAACATACATCTTCAATTCATTGTGATATGTGGTCTGAGATGTAATCATTGTTTGAGCTGCAACATAAATCTGCGCAATTTCAGCGGCAGTATAGATGCGGCAAACACCACCATCAGACTGATAAGGGAATTCAGTACCACCAAGTTCCACGACACGGAACAAGTTGGCAATATTACTCTGATCCTCAATACTTAAATTGAAATGAACTGTACCCTCAGTTAATTCAAGATCAATACCAGCAATAATCATACTATTGCAAGCCTCAGAAATCTCTTTAAGTTTTGCAGCTCTTACAACAGGAAGAGAATCTTCGCCACCAATAATTTCAACAGCATCTTCCAGAGTAATCCATTTTTTTGAAACTGCCTTCAAAAGACCATCGGCAGAAATTGCGGGTTCAATACCAGCTTTGCCGTTTTCATACATTTCTCTCAATTTATTCTTCATATCTTAGCCCTCCAAAACAGTCTGGATTAAACCTTCAATCGCAGTCTGATGACTTTTGATTTCATATCCACCATCAATCTTAGATACAACAACCGTATCAGCTTCTTCAATTTCATTATGACCTACCAAATTATAAGCCACGCTATTAAATGCAACACCAACTGCATCTTCGGCGGTAGCATTAGTAAAACAGCCATTCTCTGAAATCTTAATATAATTTACAGAATCAGTAACACCTAACTCCGTACCATCAATTTTGATAATTCGATACATTTTATGCGACCTCCTTTGCATCAATTAATTTTGCGATATGACGAAGCATATCAATTTCTGCGTTATAGAAATCATAATTCCACAACCAATGATCATCGTACTCTTCTCGCTTATATTTCAGACAAGTTGCATCATTCCAAACCTTATCCCATCTTTCGTTGTAAGATTCAATACTCTGCTTAGAACGATTCAGTGCGTTAAAAATGCTGTCAATGAGTTGTCTGCGCAACTCTGCACATCCATCATCATTTTGCGAAAAGAAATCATAAGCGTCTTGACTTGTAACTCCACAAATAATTCCTTTTTCACAATAAATTGCTCCGTCTTTCGCAAAACACTTCGTTCCAAACGGAAGATTCAAATCACCACAAAGAGCCTTTTTCTTAAATCTCTTTGTTACAACATACTGATTGAAATATTTCATGAATTATATTCTCTCCTTACATAGATAAAGTTTTAAGAAAACAGATCATTTACTCAACTGGCAAATAAAAATTCTCACGCAATTCTCTTAAAGTAGAAAATGCTTCAGCACTCTTACTTCTTTGTTTTATACGCCAATCCCACCGATCACAAAGCGGTACGAAGCCGTTCATATACCTCTCATATCGTGTACAATCTAATTCATCAAGAATAGCTTTATATTCCTTCATAGAAGTAAAGTAAATCCAGCCCACCTCATAATTCCATCTTGCATCAAGTGTGCATTTGAATTTATTATTTCTCTCTGCCAACTCATTTTGAAATAGCTTAACAAAATAGCAATCCATAGCGTGAAGTGTCTGATAACTATCACATCTTTGTGCATGAGAACGCCATGACTGGTAAGAAGTAAAGGTATCCTCTGCTGAGAATTTTCCTTCATCTACCCAAATTCTAAATATTTGTAATTTGCGCCGAATAGCCTTAATACTGTTGCGACTAAGTTTCATCACAACTTTACCAGACGGTTCTAATCGAATACGCATTTTCAGAAAACGAAAACTATGACTTTCAAATGGCGTAATAATATTTTTCTTTTCATTCATTTCCAATCCAAGTGATTTTGCATACTCAATAAGAAAATCACGAATTTCCTCCAATTGTTTCAAAGAATTACTAATTACATAGCCATCATCCATATATCTGGCATAGCCTTTAATGCGACAAACATCTTTTATGTAATGGTCAATCGGACTTGCGAAATCTAACGCAATATTCTGAGATACTTGACTACCTAATCCAACTCCGTGTGGATTATCTATATCTTGTTCTACGCCGCCAAGCGTCATAAAATCATCAATTAACTGACAACCAATTTCCTGCAATTTCTTGTCATGAATATGTTTACACAAACGCTCTTTAGCTTTGTCATGAGGAATGGATGCAAAGTAACCATGAAAGTCAAATTGATATATTCCACCCTCAATTCCGTATTTATGATAATGATGGATCAAATGATGTTTAAGACGCTCCAAAGTCAAATCCATACCTTTTCCCGGTAGACTTGCACTATTATCATAAATAAAACTTCTGGAATAAGCCTCTGTCATTAAAGCATCGCAGTAACATTTTTGAATAGTTCGATCATGAATATCCAAAGCATTAATATCACGCTCTTTGCCATGTTCGATTGTTTTAAAGTGCTTAAAACCTTGAAACCGATATTCATCATTTAATATGCGTTCTTGCAAATTATCAGCTTGAGTAATTAGCATAGTCTCAAAATTGATTGTAGATGTTTTCCATCTTACACCAGTACAACAAGACTTAGATGCGTCCACCATATTTTCATAAGTGAACACATCCTCAAAAGTCTTGCCGCAGATTTTCTCTGCCTTTTGCTTTCTTTTCCTCTGTCTGTTTTCGTACCTTTTCTGTTTTCTTTCTTCACTCGTCATAATAAATAAAAGGTTCCTTTCTGTATAACTTCATCATCCACTGGTCAAATACGCATACGCATCAATCGTATTTGGTGGTCAGCTTCCGATCCTGATTTACTAAGTTACTTAACGGCACATCTATGAAATCTGACCAAATCAGAAAAGTCATCAGACCATGCAAGCAGCGTCCAGATGCCCGTATCAGATAAAGCAGTATCATACCTTTCAACTAATACTGCAAGGTATTTAAGGTATGCCAAACGGCAAGAACCAAGGCTTACATCCTCCTTCTGATTAACGGATATTGTGTTCGCTTTCGCTACTAAGTCCAATCCAAGTTTGTGTACTATAAATCAAAATTTTGATGCTTCACAAACAGTACCAAGAATCCGGGGCGAACCCATTCGAATTGTTAGCGTTGTTGTTGTTCGCACTCCCCGAAGTGTTGACATTGCAGAAGTTGTTCGAGTTGTCCGCATTAACAGAGCGCAACCACCAGTTCGCAGGGTCTTTATCAGGATGTAACCTATAAAAACGGAGATCAATCCTCCGATTC